TAGGAGGCCGTATGGCTATTCATTGTTTAGACCGTGATGAACATTCAACTGTAGTTGCACAACGTATTGCTGGACACAGTTTATCTACAATTGCGAAAGATCTTAAAGTGTCACCGGACACAATTTCACGTTTACTACGTGAAGCCGGCGGAATGTTGAACATTTTTACCAAAGACGGTGATGTTTACACAATGCCAGACCGAACAATCCGGGTTGACGGGTCTTTGATGGCACAACGTATTGTGACTACTGGCAAAATTGAAGATGGTATTATTGTATGCAATGATGTTTTCTTAATGACGGATTCAATTCCAGATCCGAAATTTCTGGTGTTTGATTATACTGTTGAAGAAAATGACCTTGTGGCGAGCGGCGAATTAAAAGTAGGTTTTGTAATTCAAAATGAAAATGAATGGGTGGCAGGGCGTGCCGATCCAATGCTATATGACCCGACATTACATGCCGTTACAACTCTGGAGGAAATTGCTCCTGGATATGGTGTATATAATGCAGTAGTAAGTTTTATTAGCAACGTTGAAAGTGCAGAGCAATTTGTGAACGAAGGTTTGGATGACCCTGAGCCAGCAGCACCTGGTCCCGAACCAGTATGGTCGGCGACTTCCAAATTCATTTCTATTACGGTTGGTCGCGAGTCATATAGTGCAAATAATGAACATCCAATGTTTAAATCAGCTCTACATGAACTTGCTGCCGGTAACGTGCATAAAGCATTGGATATGATTTCAGTTAAACATGCAATCACAAAGTACACCAGTAAATCGGGTCATATTAAGATCGATGGCGGAAAACTATACTATTGTGATATTGAAATTAAATCAAGTGTAGTTACTCGCATTTTAACTCACATGGAAAAAGGTGAAGATTTTGAATTCTTTATTCCGTTCCTTGAAAAGTTAATGGCCAATCCATCCCGTACCGTAGTCAAGCGTATTTTTGACTTCCTTGAAGCAAACGATATTGAAATCTTAGCAGATGGCAATTTCGTAGCGTGGAAAAAAGTGCGTAACAATTATAAAGACATCCACTCGGGGACATTTGACAACTCGCCAGGTCAAACGGTTATGATGATGCGTAATCAGGTTGATGAAGATGATGAAGTAACATGCTCATCAGGCCTACATGTTTGCTCTAAATCATACTTGCCATCATTTGGTCGAAGTTCTGGCAATCGTGTGGTGTCCGTACATGTCAATCCAGCTGACGTTGTATCAGTGCCGGTTGATTACAATAATGCTAAAATGCGTACATGCAAATACGTTGTACACGCTGACGTTACACACTTATTCTAATAAAGGGGCGCAAGCCCCTTTCTCGTTTGGGAGTTACCATGTTACAAACCAATCCAGGGTTCCTGAGATTGGCCGAATTTGAAAAATTTAATATGCGAAAGGCTGATCTAACTACCGAAAGTATAGAAAAGATTAAGGACACTGTTCGTTATACAATGACCCGTGACCCAGATCAGAACTTAACAGACGTATTAAAACGATGTATGATCGCGCAAATGGCAGAGCAAAAAGTTGCAGAGCATGTAGAGGGCCACTTCGGGACACTTAATGCGGTCTATGATGATCCATATACATGGGCTTATGATGTATTATCGCATATAAAATATAGTGGCATTCGCATTGAGGTTAAAACGCATCAAAGTGGCTCTAAATGGATTCAAGTGAATACCCGTAATAAACCACCGTACCCAGCTGCGTCCGGAATTAATATCGGGCCAATGCTTGAATATGGTGTTGCGGATTTATTAATTATTTTTGATGTATCTGAAAATAATGATGTTTATACGTTTACACCTGTTTTGCTTTGCGATAAAATAGCTCTTACAAACACAGATCTGATTAAGAAATCAAACTTTCAGGGTTATTATATTAATAACCGAATGTCAGATGCTGCCATTGAAAATGAAACATTAACCTTTTATAAGGACTGAATATGAAGCGAAATAACATGTACACTAGCGCTTTGGTAAAAGCCAAGGCCATCAATGTCGGGCAATTTGATGCATTAAATGAAGTAGGCCAATTGGTTAGCGAGTTGACCCCTGATGAATTAGCAGCACCTGGTTTCTATTTCTTTAGTCACCGGGGTAAAGGGATTGTAGTTGCGCGATTCTATATTGGTCGACAACGTTCTAAAACAGGTCTTCGCAACATTGCATCACAAATCCGTACTCGTCGTTCGAATGTTGGCAATCGTATCATGGACAGTGCAACGGTGTACGACATCTTCTTTATCCCTGTGGATAAAATGAAAACGTTGACAACCGCATTTGGTAAAGGTAAGCTTGGTACTTTACTTTCACGTGCACACGTGACACAATACCAAAACCTTGAAGAAATGAATCGTATGTTGAACGATCATTTTAAATTTTACTCGCAAAATTATTGAGGTCGTATGATCAATCCAAATATTAAAAAGACCATCATTGCCATGGCCTTTATTGTGTCAATTTTTGATCTTTATCAAGGCCCAGCCGACCAGTTTAGTTTATATTTGGACTGGTCTGTAATTTTAATTACTCTTATTTGGGTTGCTCTTGGAGGGTGGAATGAAAAATAAAGTGATTATGATGTTACTATTGGCCAGTTACGCAATAGTTATCAGTTTGATGCCAATCATACGCACAGAGTTTGGGGATTCGGCATACGTACTATCCATGCTTGTTTCAAGTGTATGTGTATTTTTTATTTTGTGCTTAACTAAAGAGGATAAAAAAATTGGAAAATAATCAACGTCTATTGACGGACATTATTAATGGGGAAGCTCGTGATTTTGCATTGTATACCGTTGAAAATCGTGCCATTCCAAACCTTATGGATGGGTTAAAACCCGTACAACGATTTGTCCTGCATCGGGCTATTCAATTATGTAAATCCAAACCCGACGATTATCATAAATTAGCGGGTGTTGCTGGAGCTGCTGCATCATTGGGGTATCACCATGGCGAAGTATCAGCACAAGATGCTGGGGCATTAATGGCCAATACATGGAATAACAACTGCCCAATCCTGGATGGGAAAGGTAACTTTGGTTCTCGTCTAGTGCAAAAAGCAGCAGCATCTCGTTATATCGAATGCCGCGTACATGATAACTTTCGTAAGTATTTCAAAGACACTGAAGTTGCTCCTGCGCATAAAGATGATGACCATATCCCACCGGCGTATTATTTGCCAATTATTCCAATGGTATTAATCAATGGTGTGCAAGGTATCGGCACCGGATTCGCAACTAATATTTTGCCTCACTCCGAAGCAAGTATCATTGAATGCACAAAATTGGCACTCCAAGGCAAACTTGACAAAGAACCACAAGTGCAGTTCCCGCAATTTAAAGGTACCGTAGTATGTAATGATGAAAATAAGTATTCATTATTCGGCTCATATAAGCTGATTGGGAAAACTCAAATTGAAATCACTGAAATTCCATACAAATATGACCGAGCCGACTACGTAGAAAATTGCCTGGATATATTGGAATCAGATGGCTTAATTGTTTCATATGATGATAACTGTGGCAAGCACGGATTTGGGTTTAAAGTCAAACTGGCCAAAGCATTTAATCTTCCAGAAGACGAAGCAAAGCGACACGCTTACATTGTCGATAAGTTCAAACTGAAGCAAGACATTACACAATTCATTTACACAATTGATGAGGTTGGTGCTCTACGCGGATTTCCGAACGCGTCGTCACTTATTCATCACTTCGTTGAAGTGCGTAAGCAGTTTGTGCAGGCTCGGATTGACAAAAAGACTGAGGAAGCCCGACGCAATTTGCAATTGGCCATCGCCAAGGCGTTCTTCATTCGTAAAGTATTGGACGGAACAATTGTAATCAAAGGGAAGAAACGACAAGAGCTAAAAGATGAAATTGTTGCGTTAGGTGAACCATTTGCGTCTAATGTTGATGCTCTGTTAAGTTTAAATGTGTATCATATGGCTGAAGATGAAGCAGTTAAACTTCTTGAACGTGCACAAGAGGCAAAAAGTGAGTTAGAATACTGGACATCAACTGATGCAGTAACAGAGTATATGAAGGATTTAGGATGAATAATGTTTCTTGTGTTGCCCGTGTAACCGGTTTAAATGAAGTTCTATCAAAAGAAATATTACGTTTAGTTAATCTCAATAAAACGTTCTTTGCTCGAGATGAAGTGAATTGCCCAGATGATTTAATTATCGAAGAAATTATGGAATTCAGCAGTGATAAACTGATTTTTACGGACAAAGCTGATGATCTGATGGAAGAAGCTTTAACTTTATTCATCGCTGAGAATAACTTAGTTTCTAATACGGGTGGCACAAGAAAAGCTGTTGGTGTGAATTCCGCTCAGGAAGAGTTCAAAGATTATACACTTGAACGTGTGAGTAAGTTTTTTGAAGTAAAAGATGTTATAATCGATCGAAGCAATTACTTAGTGCGTCTTAAAAAACGTACTAAGGGTGTTCGTCAATTTGAGTGTATGCATAAAGGAGATTTCCGTATCTTTGCATACCAAGTCCCAGAAAATATGCACCGCGCTTTAATTAAAGCAGGTATGACCTTCAAACGAGGGGCATCAAATAATGCGTATTATGACATCAAATGTACGAATGAAAATTATTTTTAAAATTGTAAATGTGGTTAATGAGGTTTAATATGTACGAAGTTCTAGCTGAAGTTATTGCGGTTGCGTCAATCCTAATCAAATTTGGGTATGATGAAATTCTTGAAAATAAAGTCCTGTTTGTGGCGTTTTTAAATGAACTTAAAATTAAGTCTCATACGGGTGCACCAATTACAGTGCATACTTTGACAACTATGTCGGAAAACATTACGACTCGTGAACAACGCCAGCTCATTGATGAGTTTAACATTGGTCACGAGCCATTATATCGCCGTCTTGAAATGTGCTTGAATACTTCAAAAACTATCTAGACCTCCCTAAAGTACGAGCGGCTTGTCCACATATTGCGGCAAGCCGCTTTTTTTCTATCTTTACTTCATCATACCAATATAACGCTACTGTCCCAGAGTACACGTTATCCAAATTAAATACTGGACATGAATACATGTATTTAATTTCAACTGTTTTTTGTCTAGAAGGTAAAAATACGAATTCATCACTCGTTTCAAATTCTTTACCGGATAAGTGAGTTTGATATTCTAAACTAGTTTTATCTACCGGATATCCTCCTAAGTTCCTTTCGTCTACTGTACTAGGCAGCTTTCCTTCATATGCAACCAGATCCACGAAATAGTTTAAATTCCTTGGTCTGAATGAATATACCGCTGAGAAATTTGAACCACTTGAAACGTGTGCAATCTGCAGTTGTTCCAATGAGCTAGACTCAAATTTCTGATCTTTGTTTTTCTGTACAATTTCCGAATATGTTTCATACCGTGATTCTTTATACACCGTCATCAACTGTTCACCTTTAACCCATACAAAGGCCAATATGAACAGCACAACAACCGTTGCAACGCGTGAGGCCAATACTTTACCTGTCGCATTATCCTTGAACAACCGATCGAGTAATCCAAAGATAACATCAGTGATCGGCAAACCAGAGGTCTGGTTTTGTTGGGGTTTATTTTCTTTTTCCATATGTCTATTTATGAAAAAACCCGATCAAAGTGATTTGATCGGGTTTTATTTTAGGCGATTCTATCTTTAACCACGATAGATACATATGGACAGTTATTTGCTAGAGCGTCTGTGTTATTCTCAATAACGTTCCATATAACAACTTGCTCTTCGACAATAGAAGTAGGTACAATCACAGCATAAGATGAATGTTGTAATGGGTAATCCAATCCACTTTGTGTTCCACTAAACCAGTTGTTGCTTGTAGATGTAGCTGAAACCAAAGGGGCTTTCATAACAAATTTTTCATCACATTTTAAACGGACTAAGAATCTAGTATTGCCAATATGACCGCCCCATTTATCAATTTTACATCCATAAGATTCATAAGTTAATGCATGCCAAAAATAGTTGGTTGCAACAGTTATTCCGTGATTTGGCTGATTAGCAATAACATCAATAACTTGTTTTCCGGCATTTACGTCGGTAGTTGACATAATAACAGGATTAATGAATTTGGCATTGACTCCATCCCCCCAACCAGTCAACATGTGGATTTGTGATACACCGTTTACAATATACATTGAACCACTTTGAATATTTATTCTAAACGATAAAGTATTTGCATCAACAGGAGTCACAACAACGTTTGTTTGGTCTGGTCTATTCCAAGCACCAATCCAATACATTTTTTCATCAAGACCTGTGCGGTTTCTAACAGTTTTACCTTGTATTCCTCCTTCTACCAATACATCATTGCGCACAATTAAACCATTATGGATCTGCAAATTACCCGATATTGTACCGCCAGTTAATGGTAATTTAGTGCTATCCGCAATAGTGATATTTGCTGTACCATTAAATGATACGCCATTGATCATACGAGCGGTAGCTAAGCTAGACGCAGTAGTAGCATTACCTGACAAAGCACCACTAAATGTAGGAGCAGTTACAGTGCCTGAGCTGAGAATACTTGTGGCTGTTATTGCGCCTGCTGCAGAGATTGATGCAACGTTACCTCCTGCACCGTTTCCTGATTTGAATATCCATCCTCGGTTTGTCGCTCCGCCCATTGTGAAGTATGTTGCCCAATCACCACCTACACCTCCATGTGTACCAAAGGTTGCTGTACCTGAGAACGCAAGACCGTACTCAGGCATTCCTGCACTCGAACCACCGTAAAGCGAAAGACCTAAACCGCCTATTGACGCTGTGTTGTTTACACCCAAAGCGTTCGCATTCAAGTTACCTGTAATTGTACCGCCAGTTAATGGTAATTTAGTATTATCTGCAATGGTAATGTTGGCGCTACCATCGAACGAAACGCCATTGATCGTGCGAGCCGTTTGGAGTTTAGTTGCGGTGGCAGCATTACCGTTAAAACCACCTATAGCGGATAACACGCCATTTGAGTCTAGACTCATTACTTGGGTGTAACTACTTTCGGTTCCATTCCACCAATCAAACCCGCCTGGGCCACCACCTCTATTATTAATAAAGTCAGTTTTACCCGATCCAACATTTCTATTCCATGAAAGGTATGCACCCTGACCTGATGGGGAATAATCACCCGCACCAGTAGCATTAAGTGTAATAGTTTTTATACTACCAGTAGCCGTAAGATTGGGTGCAGTCAAACCGCCAGTTAATGTACCGCCAGTTAATGGTAATTTAGTGCTATCCGCAATCACAATATTAGCTGTACCATTAAATGCTACGCCATTAATAGTTCTTGCAGTTACAAGAGAATTTGCTTTGTCGACAGTAAGTGAATTTAACGCATCTTCAAAGACGACCTTTCTCCAATTCGACCAAGGAGCTGAAGCAGTATCTCTTTTATTACGAATAAATGTATCTGCTACACCTCCATCAGCACCAGACCATCCGAGTAAAACTTCATTTTGTCCAGTTCCACCAACTTGAAGGACGTTACCATAGGGTGCAGGGTATCCGTTGCTATATGCACGGACAACTCTAAAACCATCCGGTGGTAGTTGAGTACCCTCTAATGCAGTAGTGTTCCCTTGAACAGTTATACTAGTTGCCGACCCAGTAATATTTTGAGAACCTGTAATTGTTAATTTTCCGGCGGTATCAGATGTAACTGTTACAGTTCCTGCACCTGTCACTTGTGTTGATGTTCCTACGGTAGTTACAGCAGATCCAATAGTTTCAACAATGTTCAAATATGTATTTGTATTTGATGTTGCAGCATTAGTTGTTCCAGAAGCTGCAGTTGATGTAACTAAACCTGTAATAACATCACTACCTGCTGTTACTCGTCCTTTTGTATCAACAGTTACTGATTTATAAGTACCAGCAGTTACACCTGAGTTAGCTAATGTCAAAGCAGCTGATACGTTTGCAGAACCATTGAATGATAATGATCCTGTAGCATCGCCTGTCCATGATAAAGTTCTAGTGTTTTGCAATTTTGTTGCAGAGTCAGCATTACCAGTTAAAGGCCCTTCCAACTTAGTGGCTTTAATAGTACCGGATGTGGTAATATTACCAGTTTGTGTAATGTCACCATTAACTTCGCCGCCTTTAGCAAAGCCTAAATCGACAATAGCAGTACCTGTACTTGTATATAAAGTTCGATCAGCGAGGTTAATAGCTAGTTCGCCTTCATCTAGGTCAGCTGTTGTCGGCTTACGCCCAGCGGTTTTTGATCGAAGAAATTTGATTCTTCCAATGTTTGGATCTAAAGCCATAATAATTTCCTTAAAATTCGCCGTAATCTAGAACTGTGCCGCGTACCACGACTTGACTTAAACGTGCAGCTTGATTTGGATTTGCTGCTTCAGCGTTCAAGTACACAGCAGGAACTGTTAGGTTACCTGTCATAGTATCACCGCTTCTAAGTACACGTGAGTTAGCGTTGTTTGTAGTAGTATTTATTAAACCATCAACATAATCCTTTCGTGTGAGATGATTAGGATAAATGGGTGTAACATTTGATGCTACCCATGAAGCAAATGTTGCACTACCCGTTGACGATACATTTCCTGTTCGTGTATCAATAGCAAGGGTTCGACCAGCTGAGCCTTGAGAACTTTTGAAGCCTACACCGTACCATGATACCAAATCTATGTTGCACATTGTAAGTGTGCCGCCATCGCCATTACCTAGTTGTAAACCACCTGTTCTGTATGAAGGGCCGTTGGCGATATTTATTGATGACTCCACATGTAAAGGTGCCGCATACGTACCGCCGCTTGCTTTAGACACAAAATCGTTATCTGCGGCTTGGGGTTTATCATTTTCAGTATAGACTTTAAATGTTTTGTATAGGAGAGTGTTGCCAGTCGGAAATAGAGGGAATGTTCCCTGAGTCCATACTGGTGTGCCTCCGACTGTTGTTCCGGCTTTTAAATCCGCCATTTTGAATCCTCCTAATTTATAAGTATTTATAAAATGAAAAAGGGACCTAGGTCCCTTTAATATGTAAGTGGTAATTCATGTACGTCATTAAGTGACACGAAATTACGGGGGGTTGTAGTAGAGTCAGGCAAATTCATTATGCGTTTACTAGACTCTGTTCCTTGAATAAAATTACTCGTTTTGATCCCGTTTACCCCAATCGCAGCGTCGGTTGATAACTCGTCTGGCCCGGACACTAAATTAAATACCAGACTTCGTACAGCGGCGCGAGCGGCAATAGCATTATTTCGAGGGTACCTTGAGACAACAATGGTAAATCCATTTGCATTCAATGGTACCTTTACATACTCGTCAAACTTTATCCATTTATCAGGGGTCAAGGCATTAACTTCAAATGACTTAGCATCAACTAAAGTAGAACCATTATACCATCTCAAGTTCAAGCGTGTTGTCATCCCAGCTTGGATTAATGACTGAGATGCAAATAGTTCACACGACAATAACATGTTTGTACCTGGAACAATTCCATACTCATTAAATGGGCTGATCAATACATTGTCAACTGGATATCGTTTCAGTTCGTATAAAGATTCTGATGAATATTCCGTCGGGTCATAGATGGCTTTATAAGCGAATCCAGTCGCTCCGATATCAGACAATGAATCATACACAGTTTCAATGGTAGCCCGGCCTTTATCCGTGCCATCATCGCATAAATTAGCTTCCATTACAATTCGCTTACTTGCACCAGAATATGTAGCGACATAAGCAACATCATAATTATTACAAATAAACGCACCTGGCCAAGCAATAGAATAACTTTGACTAAACCATGCATCAATAGCAGGTGATGCTTTCATATTAGGGCCAGACGAAATAATGGCAATGCCTGTAATGGCATTCATATAAGATACAAATGCCGAGTTAACAGTACCATCCACATTAGTAGTTTGAAATTCCTTTCTATCTAGTATAGTGTTATTTGCGCCCAGGACTCGCACATTGATTCCATTACCAAAGGTTTGTACACCTAAGGGGGTGTCGTTTAACATCACATACGGGACCTGAGGTGAGCTGTGGCGGGTGACCCCGGCAACGTTCAGTTTGAACGCCACCGAGTTACTTTCAGAAACAGTTTGAACTTGAACCCGCTCATCGTTCAAACTGGCCATTAGATGTTGGGCCATTTTATCTCCTAGTCAATCCAGTCAAATTTAACTGAACGTGATGCTACATCAGGGTATATACGCAAGTTGCCAATTTGAATCCAATCACGAATACGCAAGTTATTCAGTGCAGATCCATCATTGCTTATCGCGCCAATATCAGCAGCTGTTGGTGGTAAATTGCTTGAATACATGCGACCAAAGCCGTCCCACGCATTTTTAGCAACATTGAACTGTCGAATCCACATGGTATTTGCAGTATGCAAATCCGTTGTTACGGTTGGCCGTGGTTGCCAGATCTGATAAGTCGTTTTAAGATCTGTACCAAATTGAGATAATGTACCAGAAGACTTAAACTCATCATAACGGGCAACGTATGGTAATCCTGTATCAGGATGATTTTCATATACAGGAACGAGATACCCGTTCAGCTGGTTATATATTAGAGGCGAAGTTATTTCAACCGACCACATACCAATTGAAGCAGCTGTAGGGTTTTGGTTAATATTGGCTTGTGTCACTCCAGTGAATTTGGCTGCCACTGGTGCGGATACATCCAATCTACCTGACATTGAATCACCTGTCTTATTCACATAAATCGGATTAAGGATAGTGTTCATATTTTTTTCTGTCAACACTTTATATGACGAAGAAGCGTCGCCAGCAATAATATTACCCGCATCATTACTAGTTAAATTCAGCTTTCGTCCTGTAGTCCCAACAGTCAGTTCCGTTGTTCCAACTTTTGTTATTGCTGCATTACCGTCGATAAAATAACCGGTCGATGTTGTGTTAACAGTTCCATTTGTTACCACCCCACCCTTAACTAAAACTGTTTTGTCCGCAACTACAGCGTCTTTGAACGTGAATACGCCAGTCGGGCCATCGATTTCGTAAATCGGTTTAGTTACAACATTATCTAATGCAGATGAATAGCCAAATTTGAAAATTGCTTCAGTGATTGTATCGTAAGACGAAACCACAAATTTAGTATTTCGATTACCTTGCTTAATAATTAAGTTTGGATAATCAACATCAGTACCAGCGCCCGCACCCCGTCCAATAGTAACTAAACCAGTAATATCAGCCGAGCTATTAAATTGAGTGTGTTTTGTTAACGTTAACGAGCCATTGACGGTTTGATCAATATCACGACGGACAAACTGAGTAGAATCAAGTCCATCCAATTTATCAGAATCAACCGCTTTAGCTTTTAATGGCATAAAATTAGACAATGTTTTATTCAGTTCATATGGTGAAATTGCATAACCTGTTTTTTGGTACAACTCAAGATCTTGCGTACTTCCAGCAGTGTCGTTACCAACAAATGTCAAAGCACCTTCGGTCATCTTCACCGTACCACGAACGGTTGTTTGAGCTTCCCAAGTTTTTTCAACCTGAATAGCATTCTTCAAGTTCACCGGACACACTGCAGTAATCGCTGAAACCCCTGCGTTAGTTTCAGCTGCGTTTGCAATTCTAACAATACCTTCCGCCGTCGTAGTCGCTTTTTTAGCCTGCAATTTCTTAGGAGTGATAATTGTGTTATCACTAACACCTTGATCTGTAATAGCTTGTGTAGCAACAAGTAAAGTTCCCCGTTGGTTCTCTGTTGCTTCAAGAATATCAAGTGTATAATGGTCCCATACGGTCCCTGCCCCTGTTAGTCCACTTACGGCCTGGGTAGATAATCTATTACCACTAAAATAAGTTTTAATTTTTAATGGAGTAGATATTACATTATCTAATACACCGGCATCAAATTCAGGTTGCGTAGCAATGCGTGAAACGCCCGTCTGATTTTCCTTTGCAATACGTCCTGCCAACTTTTTCGGTGTTACAAAACGAAGATCATCCGCACCAGCATCGGTTTCAGCCTGAGTTGCAATTTCAGCAAGCCCGATTCGACTTTCTGTTGCCGTCTTTTTATGTAACATTGCAGGAGTAACAAATAATGGGCCCTGCACAGGGTCTGCTGTTCCTGCAATAACCTCAGATTCTAATGCAATAAATCCAGCACCAATCTGGTTTGGCGTTGCTTTAAACTCACCCAAAACCAATGGAGTTACAATTTTTCCATGATCCTCAGTATCAAATAACCCAGTCCCTTTACCGGTACGAATCGTTGCAGGGGCACCCGCTTTTGTCACAACAAAAGCTACACCAGTTAAGCCTTCGGTGGCACGACGAGAATCCAGCTTCTTCGGAGTTACAATATGTGTGTCGTTTGAGTTATCTTTCATCTCAGGCTCTGACACAATCTCCGCCAGGCCTCGCATATCTTCCGTAGCTACACGTTCGTTAAGTTTCTTAGGTGTAACTATAACATCGTCCAAATATGTTGCAGTGGACGCCTGGTTGACTTCTGGTGTGGTTGCAATACGTGCAATACCGCGGCGAGTTTCGAGAGCAACACGAGCAGCTAAAGTCTCAGGTGTGATAGCAACTTCACGGGCCAAGGCATTTAATGTATCGCTGATCTGTTCTTTATCTAAATCAGCCTGCAATTGAGTAGCAAGCGCAATAACACCTAGGCGACCACGGGTTGCATTGGTTGTTGGATCAACACGCTCAAGTTGAGGCACGTTTTCAACAACCATCCATTGACTAATTGGGCCCATCGGAATGTAGGCAAATGTAATAATTGGCGGATACGAAGTAGAACCATTGAATTCTAATTCTAGTGTGTTCAACCAGTTGCCATTTGGTGGATATGATGAACGTTTAGGGAACTGCATCATATTTTGAGTAGTTAGAATTTTATCTGTTCCACCCGCAGCAATCTTAACCGTTTGACCTTTACGCATATAGTTCAAAGCCACAGTGATTTGATCACCTGGTTGAACGTTTGTAGGCAAAGTGAGTTTAATGGTTTGGACTGTTGTGTTATCCTGACCAACTACAGATACGGTTTCACCTGGAAATAAATTAGTATCAGCAGAGACAGTACGTAAACGGTCGGCCACATTACCATCATATAAGCCCCATGTTTGGGTTTCAGAGTTGAAAATAAAGTAGCCGTTTAAAGCATATTTAACTTCAAGTGTTTTCTGACCTGGGCTGTAAACCGAAGTATTGGTGTCAAAAGTATTAATAATACAGTGATAATATGGTACATTCGGATGGTCCATGCCCGTGAATTGAATAATGTCACCGTGATTCGCATATTTTGGTAATCGAATTGTAATTGGGCTTAATTGCAAGTATTGGCGCAAAATGGATTGACCTGATTGTGCGTCAAATGGTGTTGCAGTTGTAGCCGTTGAAACGTACTCTTCCGGGGCTTGTACAAATAGGTTCCACAAACGATTATTATAAACCAAAACCATTTCTGAATATGGAACAGTCATTTGGAAATCACGTACCGAAACCCCTTTATGGCGGATACTTTGACTTGATGCCGCAACCGTTACTGAATTGTAACCTACTCGACCTCCGACATCTCGAATAACAATAGTGTCGCCATCAATTGCATCAGTAGGAAGGGTAAACGCAATTGGAGTGTTTAATGCCGAATCTACAGTAAGATATTCACCTGATCGGAGCGGACGTGTACCGCCTTGAATAAGTACCCATTTTGGGTCTACTCGAATTGGCGACCATTTGCCTTCTGTAAATGGTCCAGCTGGCTCTGCAATATCAACCTGGCTAACCCAAATTTTATTGTTATGAATAACAGCAAAGCCCTTTATATAAGCGCGATCTGGTTTATATTCTTGAATGGTGTTTTCTTGGAAGAAATATTCAACGTTTACACCATCAGTTAAAACTGCGCGGTCGGCTGTTGCAACATTAATTAATTTTTCGCCTGCCGCGTCAAGACCTGAAGTCGCGCGAAAACTCTTTTTGATAGTGTCCAACATAGGACCCTCCACATAGTTGTCATTTGCATATATTTATTTAGCTATAATCATTTCACAAGGAGAACATTATGTCGTTAGATTTTCTAGTTCAAATGAATCATGAGCCGAAAAAACCTGGTGTTGCACTTATTGATATTTCCCAACTTGCTATTGCTACCGCAGTTCAAAACTTCAGCGGTAAAGAATACGAGACCTTCAATATCGGAATGATGCGACATCTAATATTGTCAACGTTAAAATCAAATGTAGTACGAGCCCGCAAAGAAGGTTACCCAACCATTGTTGTTACAGTGGATAACACTCATATGCACGGTTATACTCGCCGCGATATTGCCGATTATTACAAACGTAATCGCCAAAAAATGCGAGAAGATTCAAAATTTGATTTTGACGGTTTTTTTGAACACTTCCCTACTGTGCTTCAAGAAATTCAGGATAATATGCCTTACATCGTTTTAAGTATTCCACGTATTGAAGCGGATGATCATATTGGAGTCATTACAAACTATTGTTTGGTGCGAAATATTCCAGTGTTGATTATGTCGTCAGATGGCGATTTCACTCAGTTACATAAAGGTGATATGGTTAAGCAATGGAGTCCAACTCTTAAAAAGTTTGTAAAACCAAAATTTGGTTCATCTCATATGGACTTGATGGTTAAAATTGTAAAGGGTGATAAAAAAGATGGGGTTTCACCTATCCAAACTCGCAATGATTTTTATGTTAATCCATTAGAAGGCCAGCGAGCTCCGCCTGCAGCTACTAAATGGATTGAATCAATTGCTGATTGCACTACTGATGAGCAAATTGAAAAATTATTAAATGATGGGACACTTTGGAAACGCTTCAAAGAAAACCGTGATTTAATAGACTTATCCCGAATCCCTGATGTATATCAGGAGCAAATTCGAGAAATGTATGAAAATGCTGTGCCTGCGTCAAAAGGCAAAATGTATAAGTATTTCATACGTTCTGGACTTTCAAAATTACTTAAAGACATCGACCAATTCTAAGGAGCTTATCATGGCTAAGAAAGAAAAAATTGAATTCAATGAAGCAGTTCACGGTGCACGTTTACGTGAACTTATTAGCCAAGCGTCTGGATTAAAATTCCAGGTTGAATCAGCAAATGATTCCATTAAGGACTTGCGCACTTTGGCCAAAGATGAACTTGGATTGACACCAAAGATGTTTAATAAAGTGTTATCTATTCACCATAAAGGCGAACGCGATAAAGTCGAAGCGGAAAATGAAGAAGTAATTGGGGTATATGATGCAGTGTTCAACAAACGAAGTGCATAAAGTATTGCATGACGCGACTTCCAAACAAGAAGCGTCAGAAAAAATTGAACGCGAAGTGGCTGAGACTGGGTGTTTATACCTGGAAGCAGCCACCAAGTGGCTCGAGGAAAGTGGATTTACTGAAGCGCAATATCAGCGTTATCTGCCTACATCCATTATTGAAGCGATCAAGCTGGAAGCTATTGAAGAACGCTTGGTGGCCCCATCAATGGTGAATTATCACCAATCAGCTACACTGGACTTTATTCTAAATGCTTGATATTCAATTGCCACAAAACAATGCCCGGCGCATTGATGGCAAGAGTGTCTTTAAGTTGTACTTGCAGTTAAAAGGTCATTTTAATGGCAAGTATGACGTCGTGAAATATAATTGGTCAATGAAGCTTTCCGATGCTGCGTATAATAAGCGTCGTGACAAAATGTTTTTCGAAAGACTCTCCTCCCGTCATACGCTTAAGGATTTATGTTTAATATTCATAAGTAATTTGGTTGCAAACCAAGACGCTTGGATCGGTGAGATTTCGGACGCTGATGCTTTGATTTTTTATAGAGAATATCTGGGAAGATTGACTCAAGTTCAAACCCGTTATCAAGAAGATATTCGCAGTATTTATTATTTTTCTGAAAAGATTGGTATTAAAGCGCTTCGAGATATTTTCGTGTATAATGAAAACATATCAACGTCTTATGTGTTCAAGCTCCTGCAGAATGACATCATCTCATTTGAGACTTTCATTTTGTTGGACAGTTTTTTGGACATTATAAATAATATGGATAAGCACGACGACATTGTTTGGGAGTCATATTCCAAACGTCTGAATGGGTATCGCAAAATTTTAACCGTAGACTCTGCAAAAGCTAAACAACTTTTTGTAGAAACAATCAAATCATGTAAACAATAGGAAACTACTATGTTATTCAAACGTAAAGACCCTGCAGCACTTCAAGCCCAACTTACTTCAATGAAAGGTGGTTATAATAATAATGATGACAAACTATGGAAACCAACTCCTGATGCAAACGGAAATGCTTCAGCAGTTATTCGTATTTTGCCACACCCGGATGATGAGCTACCGTTCACCAAATTGATTAATCACTCGTTTAAAAACAATGGTAAATCTTACTTTGCGAACTGTACATCAACTCATGGTGATTACGATTCATGTCCAGTATGTGCCTTCATTAAAGAACAAGATCTTTATGATAGCAACAAACCGCTATGGGACAAAGTGAAACGTAAAACCAATTACTGGGTGAATATCTTGGTTCTTAAAGATCCAGGCTGCCCAGAAAATGAAGGCAAGGTCATGAAATACCGTTTCGGTGTTAAGATCATGGAAAAAATTCAAGCGCAGTCTATTGTGGACGAATCATTAGGCCAAGTCCCAGTTGACGTAACTTGTGTATACGGTGGGGCAAACTTGTTGCTTAAAGTTAAGCAATCAGGCGGTTTCCCGAACTACGACGATTCGCAATTCATGACACCAGGTCCAATTCCAGGTATTGATACCCCAGAAATGCAAGCTAAGATTTCTGAAGGAATGAGTGATCTAAGCGAAATTGTTGCACCGAGCAAGTTCGATTCTCTTGAAAAGAACACCGAAAAATTCCATAAAGTTATGGGAACTGCGGCAATGGGTGGTGCAGTAGCAACGGCTGCAAAACAAGCGGCTAGCATGGAAGATGAGCTTAATGCGTTTGGTAATGATATGGACGCATTCAATGCTGCGCCATCAGGTGCTCCGGCTGTTGATCTTGAAGCTGAATTGGATGCAGCAATGGCCTCAACTCCAGGCGCTGATACAAATGCGGAATTCGAAGACTTAATGAAAGGTCTAGATGTTTAAAAATTTGGGAACCTAAGGGTTCCCTTTTTTGTTTTTATATGATAGTATATGGCTTTCATGGAGAAAAATATGATTAAATCAAAATTCCAAAGAGTCCGCACTTTACCGGCTATTATTAATGATGTGCCAGTGGAAATTTTAATACCTGCTGAAGTAGAGTCCAAGTTTCGGCTAACTATTAGCCAACGTGGCGACATATTAGTTTGGCCTGTTGCAATATCTAACGAACACGAGATTAAGCAAAACCGCTTCCAAGGTACTCATTTTAGTGATACACAAGTGCCTATTGTAGTTGCGGAGCTAACAAATAAAAATGTCCCAAATTGGGAAAATTTGATTTTTCATGTAAACCTGGAATATGTTAAAAATGACCCTCTCATTGTATACTTAGAGCAGTCACTCCGTGTATGTACTCTTGAATTGCCTATACCATTGACAGCAAATGGTCCAGAAAAAATTGGGTTCTATTACGATACTGGGAAATTACAAGTTTGCTCACTTGAAAAACCTCGAGAGGGACACCCGGCTCATTTACATATCCGATGGGGAACCCTAATTCAAATGGGGCTTTTATTTAATTCAAAAGATGCCGTTATTAATCATCATAACTCAATTTGTGGAGCACATCATGAAAATTAATTTTAACCCCACTAGTCTTTTTTCTACTCCGTATGGATGGTAAAGATCATACCATTTATACCCCTCACCAATATCCATTTTATGTGATGATTAGTAAAAAGGGAGTTGTGATCACGGTTGAAAAACGATGTCCTACTGTTAAGCCATTTATCGCAAATTCTAAATGGGAAGTGGGCGGAACTCCTGAACTTGCTCGTGTGGCAGAAACTGAAACCCCTATTAAAGAATGGGAAACACTACACGAAATTCATCATTCTGGACAACGACTAACTGTGACTGTCCCATCGAAGACGGCTGAACTTAAATGTGAAATTCCAGTGCCGTTACCAAATGATACTGAATCTAGCGCAGCATATAAACCAGTTCTGGATGGTAATCATGATCCAGTGGTAATAACACGAAGTCATTTGTTATGGGATTACCTACTTAAGCATGGCATGTTATTCCGTACAAAAGAAGAGGCTGCGTTAGCGCAATATGGAATTCATTCTGCTCTCATTCGCTTAAATGAACCACATTAATATAACATTTTTAAGGAGCTCATATGAAAAGTTATTTAGATTTGATGCGTAATGTATTGGATAATGGCGAAGACGTTGATGATGAACGTACTGGTGTTGGAACAATTGCTTTATTTGGTGAGCAACTGAAAATTGATCTTCGCAAAGGATTTCCTGCGGTGACCACAAAGCGTTTGGCCTTTAAATCAGTTACGGCTGAAATGTTGTGGTTCCTGCGTGGGTCAAATGATTTATTTGAATTACGTGCAATCACGCATGGGGAATCCGCGCGATATGATGCGGATAAGAAAACAATTTGGGACGCGAATTACTACCAACAAGCGGAAAAAGAGCTCGGTTATACAGCGGGTTATATGGGCCCAGTCTATGGTAATGTTTGGCGCGAATTTGGACAAGGCACAATTCGAATTGAACGGGGTGACACTAAAGTCGAATCATACGATGAGTATGAAGTAACCGGGTTTGACCAGATTAAAGCGGTGCTCAATGAAGCAATTAAAAACCCAGGATCACGCCGTTTGCTGACTCTTGCCTGGGATCCCAAATCAGTTTGGGGCCATGATGACAAATATGTAAAGCAGGACAAACCTACTTTGCCGCCATGCCATTACGGGTTTCAGATCAATATCAATAACGGCCATATTGACTTGCTATTCCTAATGAGGTCAGTTGACGTTTTCTTGGGGAAACCCTTTGATATCGCTTCTTATGCCGAGCTGTGTCACGTATTCGGTCGAATCCTAGGTAAAACACCTCGTTACCTAATTGGTCAGTTTGGCAATGTTCACATTTATAAAAACCATATTGATCAATGCCTGGAGCAGTTATCAAGAGAACCCAAAAAGTTACCTACTCTTTGGATTAATCCTGAGTTAAAAACATTAGACGACTTCGAGAAGGCCACCGTGGATGACTTTAAATTAATTGGATACGAAAGTCATCCAAATATTAAAGCTGACATGGCCGTATAATAAAGTACTCATCATACTTTTTATTCTGAGAGAGGCACCGGTGTCTGATTGTACTTCGTTTAATACCGGTGCCTCTCTCAGCCGAATCTAGGCCATTGTATATTTTACCCGATATGGAGTATTGCAAACGATTTACAGGATTATTACCTAGGTTAGCATTACCAATTTTACGTTTAGTTTCATTAGAATGATTCTTCCCGTAAAATGGGTTTTTATCGCCTATTCTGGTTTTAGCTATGTCTGATAATATCTGTTTGGTCTGATCTGAACGTAGTTTACCCTTACTGTATTCATTTCCAGTATTGGCTTGGCTTATACGTTCTTTAGTCGAGTCGGTATGTTTTCGACCGTACATTCCATTATCAGGCCCATGCCGACCAAATTTAAGTTTACGCTGCTCAGTGGTCATTGATTGCATATTACGTATGGAGGTGGCCTTTATTCTGGATATAATATCCAATCTATTTGGGTGATGAGTTAGTTGGTCCCCAAAGGATGCATCGGCAATATTATACCCGTTTTGTTTGGAGTTTAATTGAGATATCCAATAATCTTCTCTCTGAATTATTATCGTTCTTTCGTATGGTAATTCTTCAATAACTTCAAACTCAAATGCATCAATGCCATGCTTATTATAGGATCGTTGCAATTTGATACTTGAATGTTTTTGGTTCTGCAAGTTTGAAAGATGTTGTTTCCAACGAGATTCAAAATTTTTCGTACTACCAACGTAACATTTGTTAGTGCATTTATTGTGTATTTTATATATTCCTGCTGACATAATAGTAGGTATCCCGTTTAACATTATTTCTATTTATGAGGAAAATAAATGAAATCATTATCTCATAAAAAAATCCCTTTGGATAAAGTACAATACAGAACAGGCGACCCGGTAGAAATACCGGCTATCACTTTGAATGCAAGCGCCTCAATCGGACAAGTTAGTCTTATCCAGGGCACCAAGCATATTGTTATGTCTGAACATCAGGCCAATGAACTACTGGCGCAGTTAAAGGAAATCTTAGAATGACAAAAATATACAGTGTGGGTCAAATTTATCGCCTTACCCCAAAATGGTCGGATGCATATACAAACCGATCATTAACGGCTGCATACAAGTGTTTACAAGAAGGTGAGGTGTTTGAAGTCCTGGAGGTAGGTCCACGTAATCAGAAGGTTACAAAGGCAAAACATAAATCAACGGGTACTGTTATTACGCATGATATGCTATTTGCGGCAAGTGATCTAGATGAATATCGCCTTGAGTTGATGATTGAAACTTTAGACCTTAGTGGAGTCCCTATGGTTGAACCTGGCCTTACATGCATTGCCAAGGCCCCGTCTACGGATGTTGCCATTAATGCAAGTAAAGAACTGCAAACAATTGCTTTGGAACAGGATGGTAAAATCATCACTCTCGCAGGTGTTCAAATTACCCAGCTTAAATCAATACTAGATCGTATGGTGGAAAAATGATTCAATTAGTATTTGCTCATTCAGGTTCTGCATTTGGTGCAGCTGACGGTATGCCTTGGCCTCACATCAGCCAGGACTTTAAAAACTTCAAAGCTCGTACGAAAGGCACCGTACTTGTAATGGGCGCCAAAACGTTCGCCAGTCTTCCATGTAAGCTTCCTGGTCGTCAGCATGTAGTTTTCCTTAACCCTGAACGCTCTGCTCCATGTGCAAAGAATGGTGATCAACCAGACGTATGGTTTAATATATCTGCTGCCAAAGAGTGCTTAAAAACAATGGCTGAAGATCGTGACAATATGTACTCGGTCATCGGAGGTAAAGAAATTCTTGAACTGGCTCTACCGTTTGCAGATAAAGTTTTTAAAACCTGTATCGTTGCCCCGTTAGATAAACCAGTTACACAACGTCTGGACATGGCATTTTTAAATAAAATTGTTATGTTGAATGCGATCAATAATGCGGTGTATCGCGATGGTACTACGTGTGTTATTGAAGAAGAATATCATCAATGGCCATAGATCCTAGTGTTAGACTTTGGCGATCCGATGAAGTATGTCGGGTCGTCAACAAGTACAGGCACGAATACGACATAAATATCCAGCGCGGAACAATATGGGGCAACCCATACACTGTGGAAGAGCATGGGGATCAAGCGATCCCCTTATTTAATTCGTACTGGATACAATTAATCAAAGATAAGAAAATAACCCTGGAACATCTGGAAGTATTGCGAGGTGCTAGATTAGGGTGCACTTGCTATCCGCATCAGTGCCATGGCGATATAATTGCTAAAACAGTCAATCGCGTGTTTAAAGATAAAGTCAACATATTAGAGGAATTCTATGAAAGTAATTAAATCTAGTGGAATCGCCCAGGATTTTGATCCTGCCAAAATTATCCAGGTTCTAGAATGGTCATGTGAAGGTACACAGATCAACCCGTACGAACTATATGAACGAGCTCAACCTTTCATTAAAGACCAAATGACTACCGCGGAAATTCAGCGGGCTATAGTCAAAGTGGCTGCAGACTCTATCACAGTTGAAGAATCCGATTATCAATTTGTTGCATCTAATTTGGCAATGTTTGGGCTACGTAAAGAGGTGTATGGACAATTTGACCCTCCTCATTTGTTAGCTCAAGTTAAAGCAAAAACAGACCTGGGCGTATATGACCCTGAAATTGTGCAAAAATATAGCGCGGAAGAGTTTGAAGAGCTTAACCGTTATATTAACCACGATCGTGATTTTAATTTCACGTACGCTGGCACCATGCAGATGAAGGATAAGTATCTTGTAAAAGATCGATCTAACGGTGCAATTCATGAAACTCCTCAGTTCACATTCATGCTTATTGGTATGTGTCTGCACCAGGAAGACGAAAAAAGCAAACGTTTACAATATGTTAAAGACTTTTATGACGCAGTTTCATTAAAGCAAATCAGTCTACCCACTCCAATCATGGCCGGAGTACGTACACCAACACGTCAATTTAGTTCTTGTGTACTGATTGAATCTGGTGATAGCTTGGACTCGATTAATGAAACATCATCTGCTATTATTTCGTACGTGTCAAAACGAGCGGGCATTGGGGTTTCAGGTGGAGCAATCCGTGCAGAAGGTTCAAAGATTGGGCCTGGTGAAGTTAAGCATACTGGCGTGACCCCGTTCTGGAAGCATTTTAATACTGGAGTACATTCATGCTCTCAAGGTGGTATTCGTAAAGGCTCAGCTACATGTTACTGGCCTGGCTGGCACTTAGAATGTGAAAACCTGATTGTTCTCAAGAACAACAAAGGCATTGAAGAAAACCGTATCCGTCATATGGACTATGGTATTCAGTTGAACAATTTAATGATTGAACGTTATTTAAACAACGATTACATCACATTGTTCAGCCCCGAAATTAATGGGGGTCAACTACGCGATGCATTTTATGCGGATGAAGAATTATTCCGCACAATGTATGAACAACTGGAAGCAACCCCAGCAGTACGTAAAAAACGCATCAAAGCAACAGAATATTTCCAAAGTCTGTTTATGCCAGAACGCGCAAATACTGCTCGTATCTACCCACAACATGTTGACAATGCAAATAACTTTGGGCCGTGGATTCGTTCAATCGCTCCAGTTAAAATGTCAAATCTATGTGCGGAAATCGCACTACACACAATGCCATTGGCTACTTATGCAGACCGGATTATTGCGGTTCCGGAAGGATCACTGATTGCATTTGTTGAAAAATATGGTACCAAAAAAGCAGTGTTGCCTACTGTTGAAAATGAATTCCGACGCATTGGTCGTGTTGAAGATTTAAAAGAAGGGGAAATTTCTTTAAATGTCCAGGAAGACTTAGGTGAAATTGCATTATGTACACTGTCGGCGTGGGTGCTTGATAATTTTGATTGGAAGAATCAAGACGAAGTAAATCGTATCGGCAAAGTGATGGTTCGTGCTTTGGATAATCTTTTGGATTACCAAGACTACCCGCACCAAAACGCATTGAAGGCCAAAGAATATCGTTCTTTAGGTATTGGGGTTACAAACTATGCTGGATGGCTTGCGGCCAATGCTTCTTCTTATGAAGACGACCATGAAACATCGCATGAGTTGTTTGAACGTTTACAATACGCATTGGTTAATGCGTCAATTGACTTGGCTGAAGAAAAAGGCCCAAGCCCAATGTTGTACAAAACCAAATATGGTCAAGGACTACTTCCGATCGATTGGTATTGTAAAAATGTAGACGACTTGGTTGCACCAAATTATGTAATGGATTGGGAAGACACTCGTGCTCGCCTGATTAAGTTTGGTATGCGTAACGTAACACTGTCAGCCCAAATGCCATGCGAAACATCAAGCCAAGTATCAAATTCGACTAATGGTGTTGAACGCGCATTAAAACCTGTTTCGTATAAGCAATCAAAAGATGGGTCATTTAACCAGATTGTTCCGAATTACGATATTAACAGTGTGTTCTATGAATTTGCATGGGAATCTGCTGCTAAGTTCGGCAATAAAGGATACCTGACCAAAATGGCAATTATGCAAAAATTCTGGGACCAGTCAATTTCCTTGAATACGTATTATGTGCCAGCTAGTTATTCCAATGGCAAAGTCCCAATGTCAGTAATGATGGATGATATGTTGTTCTGTTTCTATTACGGAAATAAGAACATGTATTATCACAATACAGATGATGGTTCAGGCGCAGATGATTCTTCTGAAGCGGCATGTGAAGGTTGTTCAATTTAACGATAAAATGGGGTCTTAGCCGGCCCCACAAGGAATAATATGCAAACTATTTTTAATCAAAACGAATTTAATATTGATCAACCCATGTTCTTTGGTGATGACACTGGTGTTGCTCGGTATGAAATTGTCAAACACGAAAAATTTGAAGAACTAACTACTAAGCAACTTTCGTTTTTTTGGCGTCCTGAGGAAGTCAATCTAACGACTGACAAAGCACAGTTTGATAAGCTCTGGGAAACCAATCGTGGACATCTTCAGACAATTTTCACTGACAACCTGGGTTACCAAATTCTGATGGACTCTGTGCAGGGTCGAGCACCGGCGATTGTTCTAGCTTCAATTTGCTCTGATGTGGCGTTAGAAACCTGGATTATGACTTGGACTTTCTCTGAGACAATTCACTCTCGTTCTTACACCCATATTATCCGCAACTTATATTCGGATCCTTCAAAAATCTTTGATGGTGTATTGGCCAATAAAGAAATTATGGCTCGTGCAACGAGTATTTGTGAACGATATGATTTATTGCATAAATTAATCATTTTATACCAGGCCGACAAAATCCGCGGTGTTGCAACGCCTGGGCAATTGCGTGAAGTTAAAAAAGCGCTTTACTTATGTTTACATGCGATTAATGCTTTGGAAGCAATTCGTTTCTATGTGTCATTCATTTCTACCTGGAATTTCTTCGAAAATATGAAGATCATGGAAGGTAATATGAAGATCATGCAATTCATTGCACGTGACGAAAATCTACATCATCAAGGCACGCGTTATATTCTTCAACAAATGAACAAAGGCATCGACGGTACAGAATGGCGCGAAATTGCTCTTGACTGTAAAGAAGAAGCTGAAGCAATGTTCCTTGAAGTACGCGCACAAGAACGTGCATGGGCAACATACGTTTATCGTAATGGTCACCCTGATGGATTAACTACTGATTTGGTACACGAGTTCATTGATTATCAATTAGTTCCAGCGATGAAAAATGTTGGCCTTAATTGCCCAATTGAACGACCTAAACGTCATCCGTTGCCATGGGTAAATAAATATCTAATGGCGTCATCGGTTCAGGTGGCAAAACAAGAAGCAGAATTGAGTTCATACTTAATTTCTCAAATCGATCAAGACGTGGATGACAATATTATTGCCCAATTCCGCGAAAAATATTTACCGAAAAAAGGATAATCATGTTTACTGTATACAGCGCACCTAATTGTGGCCAATGCCTACAAGCTAAAAAATATTTGGAAATTAAACAGATTGCTCATGAAATTAAAACCATCGGCGAAGACTTCACTAAAGACGACTTGCAAAAGATCGCACCCGGTCGAGCAGCATTTCCTGTGATTACATATGGGGATACATTGATTGGCGGCTACATTGAACTGCGTAAATTCTTGAAATAAAGTTAGGGTCCTTCGGGACCCTTTTTGCTTTGAAAAATTGTCTTAAAATCATACCAAATCCAGGAGCAAATTATGCAAATTTATGATGAATTAATGGCGTTATGCGCAGATGATCAAAACTTGTTCTATTTCAAAGACCAAACTACTGCAATGGGCATGAATGTCCGTATTTTCAATTATCACTTCGTTTCATATACGGATTGGCTGAAACCTTCTGCACTTGAATGCCGAGGTATTATGTTCAAGATGGTTGATGGGGTTGCAACTGAAATTTTGACCCGTCCCATGTCCAAATTTTTTAATTTAACCGAATTAAAAACACCTGATGAATTCGCACAAATTTTAATATCACAAGGATTACTAAGCCAGGAAGTTTATGATAAAGCCAAAAATCCACCCTCGTTTACTTAATAAGTCGGGTTCAATTAATACATATGTTTATAAACCCGATTATATAGTTAAGCATAATTTACAATCTGCTATTGATGACCTTATGTCGTTTTGTCCTTGGTCAAAATCAATAACTGAGGCTATATATTGCATTAATAATAACGTAACTTCATGTCCAATTTGTTATTGTGGACATGAAGTTACGTTTGAACGGTTTAAAAAGGGCTACCATTTATATTGCTCTCCTAAATGTCGAGCAAGTTGCGCCAATTGGCAAAATCAAGTAAAGGCCACCAACGTTAAAAAATACGGCGTTGAATACATTGCACAGAAACAAACTGAACGTTTAAAACGATCAATCGAAATGTCCACCCGTGACAGATCAAAAGTGGACTATACAAAATCCAGGCAAAAAGCCATAAAAACAATACGTGCTAGGTATGGTGATAACGTCAATACTGGGTGGTTGGGAAATGGCCGACAACGACGTATTGATAATGGTCATATATCATTTGATAAAAAATCGTACGCTCGTTATCAAAAGGATGTTAGACTGTTATCAAATAAAAATGATTTGACACAATTACCATTTTATGAGCGGCGTGATAATCATTGCAGAAATCATAATGCTTATCACTTGGATCATATCGTGTCCATCATAGATGGGTTTAATAATGGAATACACCCCGAAATAATAGCGTGTATTCATAATTTAAGATTTATACCATGGCGCGACAATTTAGCCAAACACGGCAAATCTGAAATGTCAATACCTGAATTATTGGAGAAATATCATGGCAAAATTTGATGACTATGTGATTGAACATGGACTAGACTCGCTATATTCAAACTTTAAAGACGTTATATTACCGGACATGAATGAGATTGAATTCTTCATGGACAAAGCGGATGGGTCTTTAGTCTCTACGTATTTGGACAATGGTCGAGTGCGCATGAAATCAAAAGCCTCAATCCATAGTGATCAGGCAATCTGGGCGAACCAATATATGGATGATTGGTCCCATGAAGCACTACGTTTTCGCGTACAAGAATTAGCAGAAGATGGTTTCACATGTAACTTTGAATACGTTGCACCACATAATCGAGTCGTATTGGGCTATCAAGATACCCGCATGATTTTGTTAAATGTGCGTGAAAATGAATCTGGTAATTACGTTCCGTACAACGAACTTAAGTCGGATCCTGTACTGCGCAAGTACCTAGTGCCAGGTTATGTTATTGAAGAAGGACAAGATCCATCCGCATTTGTAGAAGGCGTGTATCAAATGCAAAACATTGAAGGCTACGTGTTCAAAATGCAATCTGGGTTGTTCTTCAAAGTGAAAACTGATTGGTATAGTGAACTGCATAATGTTAAAGCGTCACTGAACAATAACAAGGCTCTGATGATGTTGGCCCGACTAGGGGTCCTAGATGATGTACGCGCTCTGTTCAGTGATGAATATTCATTAACTAAAATCAATAAGTTTGAGAAGACATTCCTGGACTTTTTAATGGACAGTTTAAAAGTTATCCGTGAATTACACAAAAAATACCACGGTTTGTCACGTAAAGATTATGCTATCGGGTCTCAAACGGAATTAACTAAATTGAACAAACCGTACTTGTTTGGTCTGTTCATGTCCTTATTCAATGGAATGATTACAACCGAAGCATTAGTAGAATCCATCAGTGAAGTATTCACTAAAAATGTAGATCTGTTTATCCCGGAGGAGTATCGTGATCCAATTAAAACCTAGTGCAATTATTGCCATCATTGTGGCCGTTGCATTTCTTATTTTAGGCGGTATGTGGAAGATCCAGGACTATCGAAATGATATCCTGGAGACCAAGCTTAAAGAAATGAATGTCAATGTACAAGTGGCAAATGAAAATGTCGTCAAGATTCAATCTCAGCTTGCTGATATTCAGCGAGTCCAAGTTGAAATGCAATCCAATCGTATTGAGCATACCAATAACACGGTGCAAATTAAAGAAGTCGTGAAGGTGGTGGAAAAGACCAATAACAAGGAAGCGGAATTAATCTTGAATCAAGCATTCAATAACATAGCGAGTAAGATCAATGAAAGCTAGTATATTATTGTTGGCTCTGGTGCTCACCGGTTGCACCACATCGCCTGTAAAGGTAGAACCTGTAAAAGTGTCTTGGCCTGACCCTATTGTTCCATATGAAGCAAACTGGCGCGTTTCGGGTGATGTTAACAAGCAGGTTCAAATGCCATTGACCGAGTTCCAGGACTTTGTTATTTGGCAGTCTGATGTGCTTCGGTATATCAAGGACTTAAAGACGATGGTCTGTTTTCATCAACCAGATGAAATAAAATGCAAAAGTAGTGTACAACCTTAATAAACCTGTGCAATATAGTCCTCATTGAGCAATCCTTGAGGACTTTTTTATGCATTACACTTTAGAAAAATTAACCCACCAAAAACTTCAGGAATTATTTCCAGGCACACCCAATTGGTGTGGCATTAATATCAAAGGCAAGCATCGTACTTATGCCGAACTTCGTGCCGAAGTTATGAAAGAACAAGAACGCAAAGGCACTTCCAAGTTGCGTAAGTCCAATCATATCGAAGAAATGAAGCGAGTTCTAGAAATGGAATTCCCCAAGGCGGATGTTTTTATCAATAAAACTCAACCAAACGTTCACATTAATGGTTGCAAGTGTTATATTATTTGTACCTCTGCGGCAACGTACCGTTTAGGTATTATGCATAAAGAAACGTCATTTGATGATATGCAAACTATTGCGGAAATGCAAGGGGTTCCATCGGCGTCAAAGCGTCACATTTTATTCAACTACATTGATCAAGAAACCTTGATTAAACTGATTAAACTCTTATGTCACTAAAAACCGTCGGTTATATTTTATTAATTGCGTATCTTTACAATACATTGTATAGTAAAATTGACCGACAAAACTCGGTTATCTTCTACCAACAGGCGGAGATTTCCGATTTAAAATATAAGTTGTCAAAGTTCGAAGAACCTCCAGTAAAGGTAATAAATGTAGAGCCCATTTATTTGAAACTATTTGGCAACCTAGATGAAGGAAATGAAAATGAATCAAAAGGCACTAGATGATCTGTATACTCTTTTTCACACGACACGTAATGGCATTAATAAAACATTCGCATCGTTTGTCCAGCAACAAATGCGATACCATGGCTATCTGTTTGAAGGCGGAGTACCAAAAGAAATTTGTGAAACTAATAATGCTGAAGTAGCATATAATTGGTTCAAGGGTAAGCTGGAAGATGACTTCAAAATGAAGTTTACTTTTTATGGTCTTTTTGGAAAGCCTCCTTATCACACTGTTGAATTCAGTACGTTCAAGGAAGCGTATGACTGGGCTTATAAGTGGGAGCTTGACGCCGGATATGGTAAAACTCCTCACTTGTATCGTGTCACCGGAAACTTTAATGTGTTGCATTGGCGGGATATTTGGGAAGTCTTAACTGATGGTTTAGAATCTGTACAAAACAAACATGTTGCGTACATTCAAAATGCGGAAGACCAATTGAATTTGATGCATCTCCGTTATAGTGAGCTGGTTAAGATGGAATGTGAATCATGCACTTTTTAGACAGTTTGTTCTGGTTCTTTCCGGAGTTAATAGATTTTCTATTTTTCCGTTGTAAACACAAATACCACACTGTTGATGTGGTTGATGTATGTCGGTATGGAACCACTCACCGGGTGTACGTTAACCGGTGTGAGTTCTGCGGAAAACTTAAAAAGGTGAAACTGAAATGAAAGGTATTAAGTACACGGATCAAGGAAAAACGAATTATCGTAAAATCTTAGAAGTGATTAGTTCACATCCTGCGGGTGATGCGGTTCATTATCAAGTGCGTGTCCAAACATTAGGTGTAGTTCGTCTTGAAGTTTGCCGATATACGGGCTGTGCTATTTTAAAATGGCCAGGCCATTACATTCACTGTACGGTTATCCGCACAAAATTATGGGCTGTAGTTTTAAATTCAATTTGGGGGTAATATGGAAATTAACATTAAGTTACCAAGCCCAGATGAAATTAAATCAGGCATTGGCGAAACATATCGCATTGAAAATATTGTAGATTGTTATTTTGCATCAGTTTCATTTGAAAAGGGCCGTGTACTTTCTATCAATGGTATGGCACATTATACATGGACTCAAACTGACTATGCGGAACCCGTTGAATATCGTACAGTTGCACATTGGTCATATTTTCCGGATACTGATGATTGGTGGGTCATGCAAGAGGCGGAATATGTAACTGGGCCATCTAACGAAGAATGTGTTAAGTTTGATGTCAAAAATGTAGTAGATTATAAGGATCTGAAATGAAAAAAGTTATTTTAACAGTTGGTGCACCTGGTTCTGGTAAAAGCACATGGGCTAAAGAGCAAGCAGCTACTTCAAAAGGTGGCGCTCGTGTAGTTGTCCTGAATCGTGACAATTTACGCAGCATGTTGGCTGGTGAAAATGTGTACAAATATTCTCGTGCGAATGAGAAAACTGTAACTCAAATGATGCGTGACACTCTGACCACACTATTGTTGGATCAATCAGTGTCAACAATTATCATTGCAGATACAAACCTAAATGAATCAACTCGTAAAGATTATGCTGCTTATGTAGACGATTATATCCAGGCCACAGGCACGCAAGTATTGTTTATTGAAAAACCGTTCCAAGAAACCTGGATTACTCTGGAAAAGCGTAATTTAAAACGTGGTGATAAAGCGGTTCCAAAACCCGTGTTACGTGATATGTATTTAAAAATGCAGAAGTACATGGGCGATCATAAGCAGTACACTCCATCGGGCGATTTACAAAAAGCCGTAATCTTTGACCTGGATGGTACTTTGGCCAATAATGATCACCGTGGTGCTTTTGCATACGAACACCTGGGCAAAGATACACCAATCGAGTTTGTTGTCAACCTGGCCCGCATGTACAAGCAGAACGAATACGAAATTATCTGTGTATCAGGTCGTAATGCAGGTGATGCAGAGCAACATGATAAGCACTGGCATGCTACTGCACAATGGCTTAGCGATCACAAAATTCCTTGGGATGTCTTGTTCATGCGTGGGTGGAATGATAATCGTGCTGACGATATTGTCAAGGAAGAAATCTTCTGGAACAAAATTTCACACCTGTGGGATGTAGAATTGGCCGTGGACGATCGCGACCGGGTGTGTGAAATGTGGCGTCGTATTGGCGTCAATTGTGCCCAAGTAAATTTTGGGGAGTTCTAATGGGAACGTCACCGTTACAACAGTACCTGTCCAATATTGGTTTCCCGTGGTACGGTGGAACCATTGGGAAAAGTGAACTTGAAAACATCCAGCGCGAACTGGTTCCGTTCATTGAACGCATGTTCAAAGATTCGATTAAACCGGTCCCTAAGTATGATTACATCCTGGTATCAGCATTTGATTCTTGGATGTACATGGAGCCGGTTACTCGTGGGTATACATTTGGTAGCCCACACTTTATTGATGGTACTCGAGTCGATCAAACAATTGATTCTGGCAAACTCATTGAATCGCCCGGGATTTACTTATGCCAATCCGGGGATGAAACCGTACTGGTCCTTGGTTATGTACAACTTAAAAATGGAAAACACGTATGACTAATGCGCATGATATGTTTCTTGTAGCAACTCAAGCCAAACTTGACGCCCTCCCCGTAAATGTAGTACAACGTGATTACAATGAATTGATGGAGTGCATTAATGAAGCGGCTTTAAATGGTGAATTCTTTGTACACTTCAATGGTTGGACGTCAAACTTTAACCGTTATAGTGTACCTGGTTATATGTGGTCCTTCAATGAGAAACTGGCCCATCCTATACAAGCGGTTAAAGACCGACAGGATCTTTTGCGGAGCTCCATGGTTAGCCTACTACAAAAGAATGGCTTTGTGGTAAATAACGCCATTGGTGATACAGGCAGTACAATTACAATTAGCTGGGAAAAAGGATGAGTTTTGCCCGTGAAATGAGAAACCTTGCCCAAGGCAAGTGGTTAGATGGCTTCAAAGTAACAGTTAAAAACAGTTTTAATATGACAATTGAATGGTGGCAAGAATGAAACAATCGGCATGTGTATTAATGGCCCAGCCGTATAAAGATACTTATCGCTTTCTTAGTGTGTCTCGCAAACACGATCACAATGACTGGGGATTACCTGGCGGGAAACTGGACCTGGGTGAAACAATCGCAGAATGTGCATATCGTGAATGTCTTGAAGAAACAGGCATGAAGTTAAGTATTGATATGGGCAACCCGTTTGTCCAAGTTGAAGGGGGTTGGGAAGTTACTACCTATCATGCAACTGACTTGATTGGGGTCGATAACGCGTATCCAAAAGAAGACGAAGCGGGCAAAGTCGGGTGGCGCTCAATGGAAGACTTGATCCGAGGTAGTTTCGGTGCATATAATGCCGATATGTTCTGTCATTTTGGGTATTTGAAAAAGTTCCTGATTTATTACACTGGGTACAGTAAAAGCTTACCTGATGTTGTGTATGCGAAAAATGCAGTTGAAGCTAGCAAGCAATTCATCCGTAATACTAAAGGCATCGCAAATATTGTTAAATGTGAGGAAGTACAATGTTAAGAACTAAATTACTAACTTTAATGGACAACGTTAAGTCCCTAGGCCAAGACGATTTAGAAGTGCAACTTGAAATTGCACACGCTGTTGAAATTGCAAATATTAAAAAGATTATGCAATTCCATGAGTGTGATGCGTTCCTGATTATTCGGCCGAGTGAATATGGGTTAGGTGGATATATCTTATTTGACTCCCGAAATCGGTTCCCATCCGGGTCAGGTGTCACAATTTCTCCTGTACAAAGCCTTAAAGTTGCAGCAGATTCTAAATTTATTGTGTTACAAACAAGAAATACTCGTTATTTGGCGTTAGGGTAGTTTACATTTCAGTTTAATACGTGCATAATAAACTCATACCAAAACATTTGAGACCATTATGATTTCATTAGCTACTCGTTTAGAACAAGCTCAAAATAAAGTAAACTTGGATGTTCTTATGGAAGATCCGCATTACTTAGTGCGAGTAGAAGTTGCTAGACAAGGCCATGCCTTGGATGTGATGATGTATGATTCAAATGAACTTGTCCGTGCGGCATGTGTTAATCATGGATATCGTTTGGATCATTTTATTACAGATCCTACGCCATTAGTTCGTGCACAGGTCGCTGGGAAAAAATATGGCCTAGACATTTTGCAACATGACGCGGATAAAAATGTCCGCAATGTAGCAATTCGAAAATTGAAGGAATTAACATGAAATTTTTAGACAAACCAGTACGAACAACGCCTTTATTGGCAGTATGTAGTATAATTCTTGGACTCGGCCTTATTGTAAATAGTGCAAACGATTACTTTGTTCGATCTAATCACCAGGCTGCTATTATGCAGTTGGCCAAGGAAGTTTCACATAAACAACCTGTGATTGATAAAGCGACAATTGAAAGTCTTACTGCTCAAGTAGATAGCCTTCAATCACAAGTTAATGAGTTGAACATTAATGCAATCCAATTGAACCAAGACGCCGCAAAGGTCCGTAATGAAGAGGAAAAGGTAAAGCGCACAAATGTGCGTCCTGAGTATGAAACCGATGCTGCGGGACGCCGTGTGCGCAATAGTGACACATATGAACAAGCAATGAAGAATTGTGACGCTGAAGCAAACCTGGTCAACTTTATGACTTATGGTGAGCCACATCCATCTTGTCGATAGGAGTTACCCATGGGAATGTATACAGGATTTCGCATTGTAATTAAGTTGCCCTCAGAATTATTGGATCGAGCAATTGCGCTAGGTAAATTGGATCGATCAGATTTATCAAAAATGGATGCTGCATTATGGGATTTGAGCCCGGATAATTATACCCAGGCTGGTATTGATAAAGTTGCCACCCCGGAAGAACCTCGGTTTGTTGCTTTGGATGACGGTTATGTACAGATCACATCCGGTATAAATTCAAAACGGTATGGTAATCTAGTTCGTTATTTATTTGCAGCAGGCCTTGACTTTGCACTGTGTGCAGTACAGGATTCATATTTTGACATCATTGACTTAGAAGAACTAGTTACGAATAACCCTTTACTTGCTCAAAAATATTGGGATATGATTGGTGATCCAATGTATTCATCTAGCGATATTAACAAACCCGGTCATTATGATATGCAGTATGAGCCCGGTTGTGGTTGGGCGGGTACAAATGAATCTTATTATTTCAATTATCGTGAGCACAAAAATGAAGTCTAGTACATTCATGCAAATTGCGTATTTAGTTTCACAAGAATCAAAATGCGTATCGTGGAAAGTCGGTGCAGTAATTGCAAAAAATGGTCGTATTATTTCGACTGGTTATAACGGCTCGCCAGCCGGAGGAGTAAATTGCTGTGATCATGCGTCAGAACAAAACTGGACAACTGGACAGTACGACCCAGCTCCTCCACACATTAATCGGGTCACACTCAAAACCGAATGTCGGGACTTACACAGTAAATGGTCCGCGCATAATGAAATTCATGCGGAACTTAATGCGATCTTATATGCAGCTCGTAACGGAACCGCCATTGAAGGTGCGACCCTGTACGTTACTCTTAGCCCATGTGCAGATTGCGCAAAAGCTATTGCCCAGTCAGGTATCAAACAACTGGTATACTCTGAGACCTATGACCGTATTACGCCGGGTTGGGAAAAAATCCTCACAGAAGCAGGGATTGAAGTACACCAGATTGGCAAGCAGAAGCTTCATCAACTAAATTGGGGAACCATTGTTAATTTCGGAGGCCAACATGGCAATTAAGATCGAGGATTTTCCTCAAGCATTACAGCATTTAAAAACTATTTTTGCTGCAGGTGTTCACACGATCGTATTCACTAAAACGAATGGTGATGAGCGTACGTTAAAGGGTACTCGTGATCCAAATGTGATTGGGTTAGATGAATTCGAAAAACAAATGAATCCACCCCCTAAAAAGGATGGTACTACCCGTGTCGTGTCCAATACTTCAATTGCGCTATATGACGTTGAAGCCAAAGGATGGCGTGCATGCAAGCTAGATAAAATCATTAGCTTAAATGGAATCGATATAAATAATATTTTACCAACCAATCAAGGGTGAGTCATGTCAAAGTCAATTAATGCAGTCGGCGAATATGTAATCGTAGTTTCTACTCCACGCCAGCAAGGCGATGAAATTCTATCGGAAACGGGTCTTTTTTTAGGCCAAGTAGAGCAAAGTGAACTGCCCGAATATTTGACAGTTTATTCGATCGGACCAGACGTGCCTCCTGGTGTATTACAAATTGGTGATCTTACTGCAATTCCACCAGGTACCGGTAATATGCGTAATGTCCCACACCCTGATGTAATTGAAGGCCGTAAAGAACCAAAAGAAATTCGTGAAAAATACACGAGTATCCATTGGAAAGCATTTTCAACCGTATATCGAGACCAATAATGTCAGCATATCTCCTTGACCAACTAAATGAAAGCATACAAGCTCGCAAAGACCTACAGCCCATTGTAGATAAGTATGCTTCTAAAAATGATTATGCTAAAAATGAAGTTCTCCAGGTTTTCGAAAAAACTAATGGAACATTAGTTACGACAAGCGAACTAATGGAACAAATCATGAACAAAAACTATCGTACGCGTATTCTTATTGTTAAGAATGGCGCAATTACAGGTGAAATTCCATTTGATAAAATTCCAGGCAAAGGTTGGGATTATAACAAAGCCACAGAAGTCGCAAGCGAGTGTAAATAAAGGTCCTTCGGGACCTTTTTCATTTCCATAAATACTCTTGTGCATCAGGAGGCCAATAATGGAAATCAAAGATATATTAAACATACAACGAGAAGCGTGGCGAAAAGGACATGATAATTACGGTACAGACTTGGATGTCCTAGCTGCAATATATCATTTCCTGAAACGATTCAACCATTTAAACCCGGCTCAAAAAAAAGCATTGGAGTCCCTTGAAAAAGTAGATAACATTAAATATGCAAAACGTTTATGTTCTCGTGCTAATAAAGCCGCTCGACATTTAGTGGTGACTCTTAAATGAAGACATTCCGTGAACTACACGAAGACGCTCAGCATGCTGGGTATAAAGAGTATAAAAGTACGCCTCGTAAATTAGGTCCGAAAGACCAGAAATTTTTTGATCTTAATAAAGATAAATCAGTGGGTGACGAAATCCAATTGTTCAATGGACAACCACTTAAGGGCTCTAAAATTTTACAAGTAAATAAAAACATATTACAATACTCACATATTGAAGAAAACGAACTGCATATTGAATCTGTAGAGATGAAAGAAGGTCGTTGGAACTCATTACATCTCCCAGCTAATGCCGGGCCACTTATCAAGGAAACAAAATGAAAACTTTTACCCAAATCCATGAAGAAGTAAATTCAGGTAAAGTGTATGTGTTAATTCAACGTAAAGGCAAAGACGGCAAGACTGAAGTCCAAATGCGCGATGAATCATTTACATCAGCACAGTTTGCTCGGCTTAAAAAACAAATTGAATCTGACCCGTATGAAAAGTCACAATACGCTTCAATTGAAGTTAAGGGTTACAAAACATTTAAGTCATGGCGCACGGATGCTCTAAACGCTAAATCTAAGGGATATTTCAGCCATGCGCATGGTGTAGAAATTGCATCAAATGAAAACTGGTTTGTGCCATACTAAGGAAAACAAAATGAAAACATTTACACAAATAAGCCAAGAAGTGGGTTACTCATTAACTGAAACTGCCTCAACTCGAGTAAAATCCAAAACCGGTGAGTGGAAAATTCAGTCATTCAAAGAAACTGATTATGCTACTCTTATTGGCACAAATGAAAAAGTAGACGCTGAAATTCGAATTAAAATTTCATTTTCAAAATTTATAGTGGATGCAACTATCAAAGACAAAGAAGGTAATGTTGTCGGTCGCTTAAGCATCAGCGATTTGCGACAGTATAAAAAATTCCCTCCAAAATGGAAAAAAGAGGTTGGGCATTTAATTAAAGCGCCGTCTGATTCATTGATGTTTGATGCTCTAACTAAAATCCACAGCGTTAATGCAAAGAACTCTTTCCATGAATATAATATGGTGAACTAAAATTAAACCTCCTTCGGGAGGTTTTTTCATTATTAGTGTACGTTCATCATAAAATGTGTATAATAAAGGAATTCAATCGGAGAACGCTATGGAATTAGATATTCATAGTTCAATGCCTGGTGATGCAGGTATTTTGTCAAACCTTTATATGAAGCCGTTCCTTATGGAAGGTGTGTTCTACGGTTCCTTAGAGGGCTTCTTGCAGAGCTTACGCTATCAATATGAATGCGAATCTGTAAAGATTGCCATGATGTGTGGAGTTGAAGCCAAGATGGCAGGTAAAGCGCGCCAAATTAAAAATGACACATTATACTATATGGGTGAGCCATTTAATCGGCACAGTGTGTGGTATAAAAAATTGCTCGAACGCGCATTTACGTCATGCTTTGCACAAAATGAAAGTTTTCAACGAGCAATTTACAATACACGTGAAATGAAGTTAATTCATTCAATTGGAAAAGATGATCCGTCTGAAACTATCCTAACAAATAGTGAGTTTATTGGACTACTTGAACGTCTGCGCCCAACAAGTGAATTTATTTTCAAAAAGAGTCCACTTCTATGAAAAGCCAACATCAACAGCTAGTCGAGTTGCTAGCCAAGCTTCGCAATGAACTGAATTATAGCCACATTACTGTATGCAAAATTAAATATACTGGTCCTATTGGTTGAGAGATATGAATCCTACTGTTTTAATTGATATTGATGGTGTATGCGTGCAATGGCAATCAGGCCTCCCGTATTTCATGGCTAAACATAGTTTACCTACTGGACCTGCCTTGGCGTCATTGCTAAATGAAAAATTTGTCTCTGCTGAAGAGCTTTTTGGAATGGACAACGAATTGTCAATGTTGTATCTCAAAGAATACAATAAATCCAAGTTTATCAAATACTTGGCGCCGTATTCGGATGCTTTGGAATTTGTTAACACTATGAAACGCAAATGGAATTTCGTAGCTGTGACCGCTCTAGGCACGGATAAAGAAACCGTGATGAATCGAGTATTCAATTTGAACTCATTGTTTCCTGGTGCGTTTAAAGATATTTTTGTATGCGGTGCAGGTGAAAGTAAAGATGAAATCTTAAGTCGGGCTAAAGATAAGTACCCTGATATTATCATGTTTATCGATGACTTGGCCGAAAACCTGGAATCCGCAGCCCGGGTTATTCCAGAAGTCCCGCGATATCATATGGTCCGAGGTGAACGAGCTACTCCCAAATGTCATCACATTAAATTGCAGGATTTAAAAACTTTGATTAAATATGAAAAATAATTGTACTTATTTTCAACCCCAGGTTATAATGAATCACAACTTAAAATGGATGGCGTTATTTAATGTATCTACAGATTCTAAATCAAATTGAAATCACAGATTCCACAAATGCAAAGTTAGCTTTATTGAAAGCCAACGCTGGTAATGAATTGCTCAAGCGCATTTATCACCTTACGTATTCTCGCCGTTTACAGTATGGAATTAAAAAGATTCCTATTGTGGAGCCTCGCATTGAATCTGTGACTCTTGAAGAAGGGCTAAATTTTCTTGAATATGATTTGGCTGAACGACAAGTAACTGGCAATGCTGCAATCGAACGACTGCAAGAAATTATGGCCTGTATGTCTGAAGACTCTCGTGAAGTGCTCCGTCGTGTATTACTACGTGACTTAGAATGCGGCGCATCTCGTACAATGGCCAATAAAGTATGGAAAGGTTTAGTTCCAGAACAGCCACAAATGTTGGCAAGCCCATATTCAGAAAAGACAATTAAATCAATTACTTTCCCCGCCTATGCACAATTAAAGGCTGATGGTGCACGCTGCTTTGCTGAAATTCGTGGTACTGATGTATCTGATGTCAAATTGGTATCTCGCGCTGGTAATGAATATCAAGGGTTAGACTCACTTAAACGCCAATTAATTGATGCAGCCGCTGAAGAATTATTGAAACACCCAGGCGGAATCTATATTGATGGGGAGTTGGTTTGTATGGCGGCGCCTACTGATGGAATCGGATTCCTTTTAGGTGAAGAACCTGAATCAGTTTCCGTTCGATCGGAATCAAATGGCATTGCAAATAAATCCCTCAAAGGCACAATCATTCCAGAAGAAGCTGAACGCATGTCATATCAAGTATGGGATATGATTCCACTTGATGTTGTGTATAGTGAAGGAACCTTGAAATCAGACCCGTACAATGAACGTTTTCATCAATTGACTTGGATGTTTGACACGAATCATTCTAAAATTATTGTCATTGAAAACACTATCGTTAATAGCTTAGAAGAAGCACGTCTGGTGTATCAAAACTATGTTGATCAAGGTCTTGAAGGTATTATCCTCAAAAACATTAAAATGCTTTGGGAAAATAAACGTTCAAAAAATCAAATTAAGTTTAAGGAGATTATTGATGCCGATCTGGAAATAGTTGGATATTACCCACACTCGAAAGATCCAAATAAAATTGGGGGCTTTGAGTTCCGCTCAAAATGCGGCAAAATTACTGTCAATGGTGGTTCAGGTCTAACCGATACAACTCAACGCAAAGATGACAATGATGAATGGCAACCTATTCCATTGAGTGAGCGTGATGAGTTAGACCGCGAATTGTTAATGACAAAAGGCGATGCGCTCATTGGTATGATTGTCGAATGCCAATGTAATGGCTGGCTCAAGTCAAAACAGCGTAAAGACGGTACAGTCGGTTTATTTTTACCGATCATTAAAAAGATTCGTATTGACAAATCTGAACCACAAACATTCGAGGAAATCTTTGGGTATTCTTTTGATAAAACTGGTGTAAAATAAAGAAAAGGGAGCTTATGCTCCCTTTTTTTTATTGGAATTTTTTGGATAGATTCCCAAACCCGACTAATGAAACGAGTGTATCCTCGGCGGTGGTATCCACCAATTGGGATTCTGACAGTTGATGCAGTGCACTAAATGAGAATCGTGGATTGATTTTCTCAATTTTACCTTCTTGTAGCATCAGATCACCGTTAAACACTTCACTGGACTCATCCAATTGGTTAGGGTTAACTAGGTCCAAATATAATAGAGCTCTTTGTTGTACCCCATGTGTATCATCGGCCTCAGTTTCAGCCATGGCTTTAGTGACTTTGAACAATAAGCCACGAGGTAAAATAACTTCAGCCTCATGTGGAAATTCCGACTCACTACCGGGAATAATTACCTTTACCTTATCAGTGCCGGATATAATGATACCGACCTTTGTATTGGTAGAAGGAGAACTCGTGCCGGTATACAAATTGGAGCTATCCGGTTCATCACGGCCTGTTATGTCTTCCGCATTTGGATTAAGAACGTCAAGATTATCTTGATAACCGTTATAGATGTTAGGCAATAATGAGGTGGAGACAAAATTGTGGAAGTAATAATACCCCTCGCGAACAATATCCGTAAATTGTCCCTTTGACACACCCATTCCACGAAACAGTAAAGTTCCTTTCTTTAATCGAACTCCTTTACTAAACGCCGAGTCCAGGTTTTCAACTAATTCAACAATAGATTCTGCCCGTTTACGAGTACCCATTAACATTGGATTGATTCTGTCATACTCACTACCTGTATATTCTCTAATAGCATCCCTTTCCGGCTCTGTCATAGCAGACCATTCAGGAGGCGTAGCCGCAACAGTCTGTTCAATATCACGAATTAGTGGAGCCATACCCATTAAGATACTATCTCCAATCATTCGGCGATCAAACTTGGATTTATTTCGTAACGCACCAGAGGCTAAGATATTTGCCAGATCAATGTAAAAATCTTGTAAATTATCGGTTTTAGCGCGATTCCATGCCGATTCAATATCACCAAGAACTGATTGCGCTTCATTAGGTGCCAAATATCCAGATAATGTTTTTTCTAAACTACTTGCAGCCGTAGCACCGTGTTTAGCCCAGACTGCTGCAGGTTGATTGCCTTCTGCAGTAAGAACTTGCGACATTTTAGTCACAGGTACAGAAGCATCCGCAATATGGACAGAGTTGTTATTTTCCATAAAGTGGTCGCGGTTTTCCGCTGATATTACAGTGTCTGACATATTTGCATATAGTGCAGCGGTGATCGCACGACGAGATACCTTTGTAATCGCAACGGCCTGTTGAGTAGTGTTTTTCTCTGCGGCGTCTACAATAGTTTGAGCGATCACTTCAGATTTAGTTACTGATTGCCCGTTCTCTTTATTAATAAATGTCTCACCTACTTTGGTATCTACTTTTTCAAACTTTTCAGGATCAATATTTGGAATGCCTGGGATATCAGATAGAACCTTGCCTTTGCGGTATAATAAAGCAAATGAAAACTTCTTAGACAAACCTTCAAGTTCGTTTAAAGTGGTGTACCGACCGCCCGAACGGGTCTTTGTCAAACGTTGGATAATCCGCTGCGCAACTTGATCCTTGCCCTTAAGCTTTGACTTTGGGAAACGGAAAAGAATTGACTCAATTCGATACTCTTTACATACAGTAACTACTGTATCAAAGATTGTATTGATAGCGCCAATTGGATCCGATCCAAGTCCGCCCTTGAAATCAGTGATATTACCTTTCGCAGACATACTAGTTAAAAATACTTGAACTGCTTTATCACCTGGTTTAACCGCCTTTACACGAGTTCCAATTGTATCCGAACTCGTTAGACGGACCACAATATCATTAGTCCCTGGGGCCTGTACATGCAGGATTTGCGGAACCTTTGCTTTAGGTGTTAAGTTTGTAACTGGGTAAATTTGATCTGAGTCAAACACTTCGTTTAATTGATCTAACATAAAATTCTCCTTTCCTATATTTATAGAAAAGACTCCGAAGAGTCCTATATTCTTGGGGCACTACCTAAATTAATAGGCTGCTCATTTGGGTTGATTCCACCACTAATCCAATTCATGGCTTCAGCTCGACTTACTTTTGACATTTGCATGGTCCGATAAGCGAACGTAACATCAAATGTAGAGAAAGTATTGTCAGACTCATAAGACAATTCTGGGGCAGATACTGATACCGGAATGCATCCTCCAATCATTGCGACTGTATGAGGTAATCCATCACGTCCATGTAAGTTAACTTGGATATCGGACTCCACATCAATAGGGAGCGCTTTAAGGCCCGTAACGGGATCTTCCACCGCATTAACCCAATCATGCATCGCAATGAAATTAAGCCCGTCATGGGCCATACGGAATGATACGACTAGTGTATCAAACTCACGGCCCGTCACCTTAATGTTTGGGGCGTTATGTGTCAAATCCATCTCATGAGCTAAGCGGTTTTCAGGCAATTTAACCGCGAATACACTTAACCCAGATTCTTGGGTCTTATTCATACCAAAGAACTCTAGTAGGTGCTTGCCGACAGTATATCGGCCGACCAGAGTTTGCATAACACGTTCAGTCATTGCGCCGATGATATATTTAAGTGAAGTTTGGACACTAGAGTCTGTTTGCATGCGCGGCAAGGATGGGTGTGAGTTATCACGTGTCCATCCAAAATCCCCAGTCAATACTGCATCAGGTTCAGTAGCATTATACTTACGCATTAGTTCATCGGCTCGACTCAATGGAGTGGTTGCAAACATAACACTGAAAAGGTTAGTACGCTGAAAATCTGTACGTACCTGGCTTGCAAAAGATTCAATTCCTTTGTTCATAGCTCCTCTCCATAAATTGAGCCTCGGCTCAACGCAATAACTTCACGCATTGTGATTTCCAATACAAATGTCGAAGGCATGTTGGGAGCAATAGCCAATCCTTTAAAATGTCCTTCTGGCGCCTTATCAAAACGGATACTTTGAATCTGAGCGGGTCCAAATACATCAGGTCGACCATCAAACTTTGTAGATTTGCCAAAGTTACGCACAAACCAGATTGTTGGATTGGAAACCGTAATTACATTACTTAAAAATGATGTTACAGATTCCATTGCGGTGCCAGATTTATCCGAGCCTTCCGGAGTTAAATTATTGAGGAACGTCTTTTTATACCAATCATCAATATAAGCCTTTAATTCTTTTGCATAAGCACTTGTACCCGTCATACCATAAGAATAGTAATTGAAAATCTCGTAGATCTTCATAATTTCAACTAGGTCTTCCAATGTACGAGGAGTAAGTTCCCATGTATACACTTTAGAACGATTTTCAGCGCCATTATACATTGAGCGGGACGCATTGAAGATCTGCTCTCCCTTATCGGCCATCCATCCTTGGGTTACCGATTCAATGGTGCCGAAGACTGCAGTTGACGCAATATTGGACAAAATGCCAGTTGCCGTACCACCGCCACGTGTTATCAATGAATCCTGTACATCATTGAACTTATGAGAAACCACATCAGAATCCGACTTGGAACGTGGCAAAAGAATATTTGCGACCGGGTCTTTGACAATTTTCTTGTCTTGGCCTTGTGTAGAAGAACGTTTACCTGCATCAGCCAAACCGGATGAAATGCGAGTGTATAACGATCTGGCTTTATCTAATTCACCTTGACGTTGACGAGTCATGTCTGGGGTCGCCCGTGCTTTGTAATCATAAGCAGTAAAAAGCAATCCATTGCGATAAAGATCGCCATTGGACGTTTTTGTAGCGTCGTTACCAGCAGAACGTTCTGCTGGATATTGAGCACTAAAAGTTTGTTGAGTAGTATCCTGCTTAGTATAACCGGCAGAAATTTCCGTGCCGGCTTTTTTAATACTATCTACAATTTCTTCGTATTTCATTAATTAACTCCTGTACCATGGAATACACCCGGTGCATTAGTGCTCGTAACAGGGGCCTGTACGTGAACACTTTTGTTGTTCTTAACCATTGTAGTATTAACATTGGTGTTATTCGCTGCTTGTGCAACAGGGGCCTTGACTTCATTAGTTTTACGAGCAATCGAATTGGCTTGCGCCGCTTCTGGACTATTCGCAGCCGGTGCTGGTTTTGGGGCAGCTCGACCTGTTTTTGCTTGAAGCTTACCAAGTTGATTTTCAAGCTCTATCTTAACATCAGGCACATTCTTAAGATCAGGGTCTGAAATTGCGGTCTTAGCCTCTTTGTAAGCATTGTCGATCTTAGCTGCTTGATTTGGATCGTTTGGATCCAAACGTTCTACTTTATTTTCATAACGGTTCAAGGCAGCACGAGCTTCATTCATAGCGCCAATGGTATTTGTTTGATCCTCTTTATTTAATCCTTTAAGTTGGCTCATATTCTTTTTCTCAGCTTGTATCTGATCATATTCACCATCACTTAATGCACCAATGGCCTTGCGGAATTTGTCTGGTAAAAATGCAGTAATCCCTGTTTGTGTTGGAGTATAATCTTTATCCAACATCTTTTGTTGTTGCTTGGCCACTTTCTTCTGTTCTTCTGGTGTCAATGGAGTATTAGTCATGTTCTGCTTATTCTCTAATCCAATCGCTTCGATTGAGTCTGCAGTGTCATTAAAACCAAATTTACGTAATAATATAGATGCGAGTTTGGCAATACCGTTCTGAATCATTGCTCCTAAAGAGTTAAACGCTTCTTTCATAACGTTGCCGATCGCACCAGCTAATGCAGACCAATCACCTTTAGCAAAAACATTTCTGATATAATCAATAGCATCAAATAGCCCAGAGAACATAGGCATAATTGATTCCATCCAATTGCCAAACCTGTCAAAGTAACCCATTATAATTTCTTTTACAGCATCAAACTTAGCACTAAATTTTTCAGTCCAATACTTAAAATGAATCCGTACTAAGTCAATGGCAGCAATAATAAGGAAAATAATCCCGGCCATCTTAGCAGCTTCGATCGCAGCAGTTAATGCGCCCTTGAATAAAAATCCAGCAATCTTATCCCCCACACTTTTAACTGATTTAAATCCAGACTTAACTACGTTAAAGACTTTCATTGCCGGGTGACTGGCTTTGGTCGAGTCAGATTTAGCCTTTTGTTCTTTCGGTGTAGTTGCGCCACCTAGGTTGGGTTTCTTTGTTGCCTCAGGAAGAACAGCCGGTAATATCGCAGGCTCAGTCGATTCGGTTTTAGATTTTGATTTCTCCGCGAAATCTTTAATAATTTCTTCGGTTGTTTTATGTTCAACCACTTGCGGAGACTGTACTTGTCCACTAAATTTAGATTCCAATTGACTTGATAACTTTGACAAAGTAGCATTGGAATCAGTTGTACTTTTTTCGATCTGTTCCAGGTGCGTATTGGCTTCAACCGCTTCCTGCTGCAGTTCTCCGTCCTGTATAGGCTCAGGTTTCAACGATGCACGCCAGGCTTTAATTTCCTCCTTAGTACGACGCTTACGTTTTGGTTTGCGAACATCTTCTATACCAGGTAGACCCTTAATATCAGGATCATTGAGATTTAAAGGTGGTTTTGGTTTAGTTTCAGGGTCTGATTTCTTACTATCTGCATTGCGGTCGCGGAACGACGCAAGGTTGGACAAATTTTTGTCCCGAATATCATCACGCAAGCTTGACATCGAATAACTCCATTATATTACCTAATCCTTCAATTGGACCCTCTGGTCCATCAATAGAAATAGTGTTTAGTATTTTATCCGCCCATTCTAAAACAAAGGCCGGCATTTCCATAAAATCAGGAGTGTCAATTTTTTCACCTTTGAACTTCACCAATGTGCAGCAGGACTTTAACAATAAGTCAATTGGCATTACACATTCATCTGCATTTGGACTACGGAATTTAAAAAGGTATTCACCCATTTCAAATTTAAGTTTCTGGCTAATATAGACGTTATCTAAATTGTATTCAAATCCATCTTTGACTACGGCGCCTGACATTTTATCGTTGAACTCTAAAATATGAAGACTGATCAAATCGCGCTCGGCCTTTGACGCATTCTTTTTAATTGATTCAATCAATAATGTTAAGGCCTTTTCACCATCAGTCATGTCTCCAACCATACGATATTGTAGGAGACCAAACTTTGGGATTTCCACTGTTTTTGGACCATGGTATTCATACTTAACAACCTTAGTTGGGATTATAATATTCATTGTTTTACTCGGTAAATTGTATAAGGGAGATTAGAACCGCGTGTTGGTTGGATTTGATTTTGGATGAAGTCGGAAACCCACTTAACACCAGTCCATATTGCAACATGCCCGTATTTCTGACCCGCTTCTGTATTAGTACGACTGAATACGCAAATATCACCCTTTTGCCATGATGTAATATTGGACCCTACTGAAACCCATCCCATCTTCACTAGTCGAGAAGACATTTGATTGGCGTGGCCAAGCCCACCACTAAACATCTTTTTCTTTTGCGCCGATTCTAACGCAAGTCGTACGTATTTTGCACAATCACCTGTTGACTTACGACCCGCTGCATTCGCTAAAGCAGTTGTGCATAATCGATTTAGGTCCCACGATCCAGCGATTAGTTCTTTTCCATCTTCCACAAGAGGTTCCTCATTAATTATTGGTTGTTCAGCCAGACTTTGTGATTTAACTTTAACTAATTCGACCGGTTTTAGTTCTTTGCCATTAGTGAACATGTAGATATGTGTACGAGATGAGTTATTTGAAATTTCATGCACAACTTCGTCAATGTAGAAATCTGTTTTGAATTGCCGTTTAGGATCACTGAAATTCATTTTCATACCAGGCATAAATTCAAAGTTGCCATATGACTGACAAGTTGCATATCCATCGTATTGGGCCATAGTGCAAAGTCGTAGTGCTTCTTCATACCCATTACGATAAGTCATTTCAGAGTAACCGCCTGATCTACTGATGTACACACTGTTTTCTCCCGTACCGGTTGTAATACGGTCTAGCGCTTTATCGTTAAATGAGTGAGAAAAGAAGGTGGTATTTTCTAATGGGTTTCGAACAAATTGATTGGTTTTTGATAACCACTGAAATTTGAACACTAACGGGGAGTCAAGTTGATCCACATATTCGCCAATCATGTTTTCATCACCAACCACACACCCAATTGCAGGCTGATCAATAATAAACTGATAATCTTCAACATGAATTCCAGCAAAGTCTTCCCAGGTGAATACAAATTGTTCTTGTTCAACCGACATGCCAACATCGCGCACGTATTGCATATAATCTTTTAGATTTGAAACCCACGGGACACGCGGGACAAATGCATTTAATCCGTCAACATTTGGTGCAATTTGGTCTTTGTTCAGATAAATTACTCGAATCATTTCTTGAATTGATTCTGTTGCATTCTGGAAGAAAGTACGAGCAAATTTCTGATTAACTACATGGTGTATAGGTTCCAAATTAATGGCCAAAATGTTATCACCTTTAGAGTCTACAGAGACAGAGGTATTTTTGCTACCATAAATCCGAGTCAGTACGTTATCACTGTTTGAATTTGCCAGTGAAATTTGAATGATTTGTTCACCATTCATACGAGTATGTAAATTATAGGCATCAAAGAATTGCAGAATTCCTTCATTGCGACCATACAAACCATCCCGAAGAGTTAATGTTGTAAAGGTCGCAGCCAGTTCAATAAAACGGTTCTCGCCCCATGCCGTATAATCTTCATAGAGTTTAATACTGACGTTAGGGTATCCGGGACGTTGTACATCTTTCATGATAGGTCCTTATCCACAAGTGATAGCGCATAGCCACGTTCTGCTGGAATCATGTTCATAACAGCAGTTAAATCGTATCCATGTTTAGCTAATAAATGATTAATTTGATAATATGTAAAAATTTCGTCTGGGCTGATTAACAGTTTAAAAATTGATAATAAATTGTTGAACACCACTTCATGAATCTTTCCACAGTGTTTGCTTCGTAAAGTAAAATAAATGGGCTTTAGTCGACGGACAATCTGTTCAAATATTTTCATGTCAATAAGCGAAATAATTACGTCTTGCTGTTCCTTTGGAAGAGTATCCCAATTATATGTCTGCCCGTCGTTTTCAACTTCTTTAATGTTATCCAAGACCAAGCTAGTCAGATCATCGTAATCCTTATCCGGAAACTTAAATTTAAGCTTGACATTACTTACTTGAATAATAGGTTCTTCTAAATCATCTTGTTCAATTGTAAATACGGTTTGATGTTCTTCCCCGCAAATTGGACACGTAACAAGAATCGGAAATTTAGTTTTACCGATGCTAGCCAAGAATTTTCTAAGAAAGGCATAATGACGATACGATTCAGGTAGATCAAAATAATCCTGAGTAACTTCGTCCAAAATCTTAGCCTGTTCTTCAAGGTCATGTTCTTCAAGTTCTAAACGAATATAGATAAAATCTCTATAATCTGCCACAGTAAAGGGCTCAAATCTATGAACCCCATCTGGTAATATACATCTAATAGTTTTTGCCATAGTACACCTCTTTTTTATTTATAAATAACTTAATAGCGGAGGTATGTATGCATACAATTGAAATAAAAATTGGTCAAGAAACATTTAATTTAAAAGCAATTACTCTTGGTCAATACATGAACTTTCTGGCCTCAGTAGAGAACGCGACTTTTAAAGAGGGCGTCCTGGATATTTTAGGCTCTACTGCAGGTTTAAACTTAACCAAAGTCTCAAAAGAACAGCTCTTTGTAACACTATTAGCGAAAAGCACAACGATGCGCCCTAAAACGCAATACGTGTGCGAATGTGGAGCAAAACGCACTATTGAACTAAACTATACACATTTGCACCAAGTGATCCCACAGAGCGATACGGTGCATTCTGAGATGTATCAGTTAAAGGGGTTCAAAGTAAAATTAAAATATCCAACCAATATGTTCTGTGATGACAACATGTATGATCTTATTTTGTCATGCATTGATGGAATTTACACATCGAATGATGTTTTGCAACTAGATGACTTATCCGAATTGGAAATGGATAACTTTGTAGCAGCATTTTCAGTACAGGACGTATTAAACATCAAGGAATACCTTTTGGCCCCATATATTCAATTAGCTATACCAGTGAGTTGTGATTGTGGAAAGTCAGGGGTAAAACATATAAAGGGACTTGAGGAATGCATCGAGGTTCTATTATGAGTAATATAGACCAAATGTATACGGATTTAAATCCTGGAATGGAAATGAATTGGGATCGTGATTTGGCAAAATCTGTCGGGGCGCGTGCAGTAAAAAATTCAATTTTAGGTATTGTTACAACCCGCAAAGGTTCTAGACCATTTGATCCAGAATTTGGTTGTAATTTGTCCGATCAATTATTTGAAAACATGACTCCTCTTGTAGCAGATACAATGGAACGTGTTATAATGTCATCAATTCGAACATATGAACCACGTGTGGTTCAGCTTCGCGTATCAGTAACTCCGGAGTATGATAGAAATACCGTGATAGTCGAAGTTCGTTTCTCTATTCTGGACAACCCAGATACATTGGAACAAATTAAATTTAGATTAAATCAAGGGTAATCTATTTATGCTCATTCGCATTGGAAATTCAACGTTATAATAAAGCAACGCTTTGCCCCTCACCCCTATTACTTTGGCCGCCGGTAGATATACTCTACTTGCTTTAAATAATAGAATCATAATGGCGAAGCCGTGAGCTTGCGAACTAGGTATTAATATGACACTTGAAGATTTACAGGCTGAATTAAAGAAGGACCTTGTCCTTGATATGACTCAGTTACAAACAGAAGCCGCTGAAAATATTAACTTGTATTGTAAGTGGTCTACTAAATATTCTAATATACGTAAAAGCATTTTATCATTGGATGCACAACGTAAAAAACATACCAAAACCAAACTTGATTATTATTCAGGGCGTGGTGATGAAGTTTCGATGGATCGATATGAACGTTCAGAGATGAAAACAGTTTTATCTGGTGACGCTGATATTCTAACAGTTGAAACCAAGATTCAATACTTCACAATCATGCTTGAGTTCTGTGGTAATGCGATGGACGCCATTAAGTCTAGAGGGTTTGCCATTAAGAATATTATCGACTTAAGACAATTTGAGGCAGGAAAATAATGCAACAGACTATTTGTACGGTGTGCAAAACACCAATTGATGAAGCCCTGGTTGTTGAAACCGAGCACGGCCCAGTTCACCCTGGAGTATGTCTAAACCATGTCCAAGACATCCCAGTCACAGAAAATACAGCATCGGTACTTCAAGAAACTGAATTATTGATGTAAGGTCCTCGGACCTTTTTTCGTTTTAGGGTTTACTTTTTATTTCTATCGGTTTAATATTCTCTTATTCCAACCAACGTGAGAAATAAAATGGTCAGTCAATTTCAAGGTAATTATTCCTTTAATACTACTTACGCAACAATGTACGGTTCTCGGACAGACCTTTTAAAGGGTCTGAAAATGATCATTGATAAAGTTGAGCTACTTCGTGATAGTGATGTGGTGTTTAACATGCACCTTTGGTCAAGTTGCGTAATTGGCAAAGTTATTAATCAGGGTAATAATTGGGGTAATCATATTCAAAAAATATTAAATGAAGTGTTTGGCGCAGAATTGCATCAAAATCACACATTTAAACGCTCCCTGGATAATCCATTCTGTATTGAAACTGATGTTAAAATGAATCCTACCCAGCGTGAAGTTATTACGCTTTTTACCACAAAAGTAGGGCAACGAGTTACACCAGAACAGTGGCTTGACGCCGCATACAAAGTGTACAATTCAAATATGGGGATCAAATAATGCGTCTTTTAAAATCACGTTTAAACGTAAAAAGCTCAGAAGGTATGCGAATTAGCATCATAATCGATAATGAAGTTGGCTCAGTGTCATTTATCTACGGCGATGGATTATTACCAGTTTTTATTCGATTAAGCAAGTTAAGCCTTGAAGATCACTTGGTACGTTTCTTCCCATATAAAGATCGAGAGACTGTGCGCAAAATGATTCTCGATCATTGCCATCCATCATTAAGTAGTGTGTTACAGGGTGGAGATATTTAATGTCAATTCCAAATAGTGTTGAAATGCACACCATTGCATCCAAAACTAGCAAGGACCGTCTAATTGCGCAATGTAGTCAAGCAATAAATGACGCCGCATTAAAAGGTGAATTCTGGGCTTCGGTTGAATTGTTGCCTCAATTAACTAACCGCTCAGTGTATTCTCTGGTTATCAAAGATCTTAAAGAAAAGGGATACTCCATTTCAATTTGTGGTGATAGTAACGGTGTACAAAGTATATGCATCGGATGGAGCAATGTTTCTATAGTGAGTAAAGTATAATGCAATACCCAAATGAAAATCAATATGATTTAATTGCCGAAGCACTAGAGGGTTCTGAAGAAACTTATTCGAAGGCATTGGCCACTGAATTAAAGGCCCAGGTGTTAGATCCTGAACTGCAATATTCTCCGGTATTCCTGGACCACTTGGAAACTCGCGTTTTCTGTTGTGAACAGTGTGATCATTGGCGTGAAATTGGAATCCGTGTTTATAACGAGCTCGTTGATATGAAAATGTGCGAAGAATGTGATGACCAAATGAGGGACGAATGATGGGATGGCTTGCATTAATTGTAATAGTGGTTGTTGCATCAATGTTTCTGTATTTTTATACACGACCAAATGCAAAGGAGTCCAGACTTGAACGTGTGACAATCTACGTTCGAGAAGATGGATCTCTTGATGTATCGATTGATGGAGTATACATGCATAACATCCCATTTAAGCGGACTGAGCCGTCAAAAAGCATTGAATATTTTTTAATCTCTTATTATGGGCTGTATTTTGTGGACTTCTCAAATAGTCCAAAACCTGCAATTGTAAATCGTCATAACGTAACCAGATTATTCAAACTGCGTAAAAACTTACATGTTCGTATAGAAATACGATTCGCTGAAAATGATGATGTCGATGGATATCATCCGCTCGGATAAAACAAAAGGGACCTAGGTCCCTTTTTCTATAGCTTGAATTTCTTAGTTGTGTAGTTGAACTTTTCAGTGATGTAAATCTTGATTCGTTCTAATCCATGCTTCAATGCATAGTTGGCATTAGAACGACTTGATTTGCCGGTTGACTTGGACACTTTGACAGTTGAAAAATCATCAATGAAATCCCATACCTTAGCTACCGATTTTGAATCATGTTTACGTAACACACGTCCAATAGTTTGCTTGATAATAACTGCAGACTTAACTGGATGGGCTAATAAAACATGATGTAAATTCTTGACCGAAATACCAGTAGAGAACACTCCATAAGAGGCCACAATAATAACACCAGTCTCAGTCTCAGCCATTCGTTTTAAAGCATCGCGCGTGTCAGCATCAACCTCACCTGATACATAGTAAACCTTATCATATTTCGCTTTTAATTCCGCGTAAAGGGCTTTCCCATGTTCAACGTGTTTAAACATCAAGAACGCATTTTCCCCTTTTTTGGCTAAAGTCAATGCAACATTACAAATAAAAGTATTGCGCGGCTTATAGCTAGTAATCAGCTTAATTTCATTTTGATAATCCACCCCTTTGGCAATCTGCTTAACTGCGTCTGAGTACTCTAAGATAATACAATTAATATCCAGATTGGTCACTTGGCCTTCTTCCATTAATTGAGTAGTGGTCACAGGTTTGAATACTTCGCCAAATAAACTTTGGTATTGCATAAGGTTTGCTTTGCCATCACGCAGTGATCCAGTAAGACCAGCTTTATATTCGCAATGAACTAACGCTTTAATAATGGTGGAAATAGATTTACCAATGGCCAAGTGCATCTCATCACATAATAACATTCCGAATTGTTCAAACCACTCGATCGGTTGTTTAATAGCCGATTGCCAAGTTGCAATAACTACCGCTTCATCACCAGGTTTTTTACCACCCCGAAGTTCTGCAATGTCATCATTATGGAATAAACGATAATCCACAAGGTCCGATTTCATTTGAGTCACCAAACTAGTGTTAGGAACCAGAATTAATACTTTACCTTCTTTTGTTTGTAAGTAGTAACGAGTTAACAATGCTTGGATTAATGATTTACCTGCGGATGTCGGTAAATTCAGGATTGCACGTTTTTCAATGATTGCTTTGTATACTGCATCAGCTTGATACCAGTGTGGTTGGATGCGAGTATTGCCGCTATATATTTCAAGTTTGCCCAACCATTTATCAAATAGTTCGCGAGATAAATTTGATTTTGATTTTAGATTTGAGTCGATCCAAATTGAGTAATCCATATTGGACGCAAATTTAGCAACGTGTGGAACTAGTCCAATTGGGACTTTGCGATCATATTCAAGTAAACGGATTTTTCCATCCCATTGACCATATTTAAATTTTGGGTTGAATTGATAACCTTCTGCAAAGAAAGAAAGGTGATCACGAAGCATCATGTAAACATCATCATCACATTCAATTTGGGCGTGGCTATAATCTAAAAAGTGTAATTTAATGTCCATATGAACTCCTAATATTGGGTTACGGCTTAGCTTATATCTTATTTATAAATATGTTAAAAGGAGACTAACATGATTGATAAAGAATATATCGACTCTTTACTTGAGTTACCAAAACGTGAAGCCAAAGAGGCCTTTGTAGAATATGCACAAGGGTTCGGAATTGAGCTTAAAAAGAACCTGACTATTGAGGCGATGATTGAAAAATTCACTGCTGAAATTAAAGCCCTACATAATGAGCCAATGCCTGAAGAAACAGAAGGCCTAACAATGTCCGAATTGTTAGCACAGGAAGATGGGCGTATCGTAGTTCAGGCAGCAGAACCTAAAGTCGAACCTGTTGTTGAAGAAACTCCGGAAGCCACCATTGATCCTGTATCAGACGAAGTTACACAGCCTATAGAAACACCAGTCCCTGTTGAAGAAACTCCAACAGAAGCGATTCAGGATCAACCTGTGATCGAATCAGAAGAACTACCTCCAGGTTTCTATCCAACGCTAAGTCTAATGGGCCCTGCACCAGGTTACACAAATATCCCATATTGGATTTGGGATTTTATTGAGCAGAATAAAGACTGGAAATCCAAAATTCATATCGCTCGCGAAGTCGATCGTCGAGTATTATACAGTTTGTTATATTACATCAAACGACAAAAAACCGTACAAATCCGTGAATCACGTAATTCACGTTTCCACATATTAAACTAAGGTAATACTGAGTTGAAATTCAAGAATCCTGCAATGGTTATATTATTGGCCACGGCTTGATTGAATTTGGTATTATTTATTAAAAAAGGAGCCTAGGCTCCTTTTTATTTTTAAACTGTCACTAGTTTTGGCAACTTAACCCCGAGCAACACTGACATTTGCGATTGACCTGCAAAGTTGTCCATGTTTGATGCATCAATATTACGAGCTGTTGGGTCATCAAGACCCATAGTGTAAGGGTTTACACATAGTGCATATCGGACTTGAAGCATGATTTTTGGTTGTAATGATGCTGGGTCCCGAAGAACCTTGTATGCGCCAATGTGGTCAACAATATCAGCTTCTTCACTAAGACCATCCACATAAGGAGCATAGAATAGTGAGCCGATTGTTTCTGCATCGCCAAACTCATCTTTAACGCCAACAATCACATATTCAACTGGGCTGTTGTTGTCACAGTATAATACAAGGCCATTATTCAATACACCATACGCAGATTCTGGCTGATCATCTTTTTTCTGCATCCAACCTGACGATGTAAGCAAGGCAGCGACACGAGAAGACGCTTGCACAAATGTAGCCGAGTAGGAAGTATTGCGTTGGATATCTGCATTCATTTCGCAGATATATCGGAATAAATCACGAGCTTGTTCAACTGAACTACCTACTACAGATAAATCTAATACGCCCTTATCTGATATACCTTTAACCTTGAAACGTTTTGACACTGTGATCATAGATTGCATTACATCTTTATTAATTTCTTCGGCCATTTGAGTAGCCAGAATATCTTCTAACATATCAGAAGGTTCAAACCCATTCGAATTTAAATCCTGTGCCAATTCAACAGTAATTTGAGTTTGTAACTTACGAGTTTTGGCGGGGGCGGTCCACTTGTCAATTGTGAACCCTGCTTCAGCAATATCAGGTTTGTCAACTTCAAAGTGTGAGGTTTCAGCAGCATCAGGGACCATGCGCACAGCGGATCCAGCAATAGCTTCTGACAAGATATCAAATAAGTCAGTTTCAGTTGTCCCTGCAAATGGATTATCAACAAGGGCCTTTAATACAACGTCTTGGTATTTGAAATAATCGCCTTTCGCCAGGGTCATACCGACGGTCATATCAGGCAGGGTTTTACGTGCTTCTGTACCAATAGCACCAGAATATGTTGCACCTGTAATGAATGACAATTCATCGTTCGGGTTTAAATATTTAACCCCGAATAAAGCGGCTACGTTGCTGTCGGTTGGTTGAATCGCAACTAGGTCAGTATAGATTAATTTTGTTGTTGCGCGAGTCAATGCCAGCAATGAAGGACGACCTTTTTCTACGTCCACACTGCCCATTGATTCACGAATTAAATTATGAATGCTCATGGAAAACTCCTATCGTTTAACTTATTTATAAATCATGATATAATTCATTTAAGGAGAACACCATGACTGATATTGATTATTTTAAAAGTAAATCTGGAAAGCTGAGTCCGAATTGGGCACAAAAGCTTTCCAGACATCCTGAAAAGTTTGATCGATCTGGATACAACCCAGAGTATAGCGATAAAACCGTGTTGCTACTAATGATAAAAGGTTGGGCTCGGCTTAATGAGTGTCCAACTTGTGGCACTGAAGTCGATATACCTAAAATTTATTGCAATACAAAATGTATGGCAAATGACCCAGATCTGCAAAAGACTAAAGTCAATAATACTGACATTGAATCAAAAAATCGTAATATTAAAAATGCTTTGTCTGGTCGCAATGATTATCATGCAAAATGTTGGAATACCCGCAAAATAAACCATGGTCCATCGGGGTATTCTGAGTCCGGATTAGAGAAAATCAAAGCATTTGATAGAAATGTAACTCAAACAAAGGCAACATGTATTGACCGGTATGGAGTTAGTAATATTTCTAAATATGCTCCTATGAAGGAAAAATTAGGATTACTCCAAAAGGAAATGCAAACATCAAGGCGCCACATTAAATCTTGGGTATTCAATAAAGATGAATTTCAAGTTAAATGGGAAACTCTTTCGCTGGAGGATATTGTAAAACAATCCAATGCAACAAAGTCATACATTATGGCCAAGTCAATTGAATATAATTTGCGTGATAAATTCAAATCACAACCAGAGAAAGATTTATGTAAATTCTTAGATTCTCTAGGTGTGGAATATGAATGTAATACTAGAAATGTAATACCTCCATTGGAATTGGATATTTATATTCCAATGTATAATTTGGCGATTGAGTACAATGGTCTATATTGGCATTCATCCGGCTGTGTAAGCGATGATAACATTAAAAACTATCATCTGAATAAAACTATTGAGTGTGAATCCAAAGGAATCCAATTGTTACATATATTTGAGAATGAATGGGTCAATATTGACAAACAAAATATCTGGAAGTCGGTTATCCGAAATAAAGTACAACGTTCAGCTAAAATATACGCACGGAAGTGTACTCTATCTCGTATATCAGCAAGCGAAGCATATGAGTTTTGTAATATTAATCATTTACAGGGCGGAATATACGGCAGCGAATACTATGGACTATTTCATAACAATTTATTAGTCCAAGTTGCAATATATGGCAAAAGCCGGTATTCACGTTCTACAAATAAAGAATTGCTTCGGCTTTGTTCTTTATTAAATCACACTGTAGTTGGGGGAGCATCAAAATTATTCAAAGGTCATTCATTTGTTTCATATGCAAATAGACGATGGTCAATGGGCGGGGTTTATTCTAAATGTAACCTGACTCAAGTTGGTACTACACCACCTTGTTATTTTTATGTGGATAATTTAACTTTAAAACACCGGTCATCGTATATGAAACATAAGTTACCCCATTTATTATCAAGGTATGATCCCAACAAAACGGAAGTCCAAAACTGTTACGATAACGGGCTTCGGCGCATATGGGACTGTGGCAACCTAACATACGTCAAATAAAAAAGGGACTCAATTGAGTCCCTTTATTTTTTTAGATCTTATAGACCTTTTACCCAAACACGGCGGAAGTACGAGTTTTTACCAGCAGAGTTCGCGATCGTTGGCATACCGTTAGTGATACGGCCACCAGGAGCTTGCTCTTGACTGTACGCCATTGGGTTGATACCAACTGCATAGCGAGTCTTGAAGCCTAAGATCGGGTGGAAAGACTCAGGATCTTGAGCACGCATTGGAGTCAATGCAACATACGGCAAGTAGTAGATACCAGCGTCCAGTTCAGTTGTACCCTTGTAACCTACAGTGAAGTAGTCTTGACGAGAATACAGATCGATATACACTTTATAGCGGCCGCCCAACACACCAGCAAATACTGATTTCGCAGTGTCTACGTTGAAGTTACGACCCATACCAGCTGCAGCAGGAGTTACACCAGTGTCTACAGAAGCAAGAGCATTGACAACGTTACGCGATGCGATGATGAAGTTTGCAGCACCACGGCCAGTCTGACGACCAACTTCAACGGCTTCTTTATCGATTTGGAATAAGAAAGCTTTGAAAGCTTCACCTTGCCAACGAGCACCTTTCACATCGATTGGGTCTGCAAAGTCAAAGATACCTGCTTTTGTACCTTCAGTACGAGTGAATCCAGTTTTACCAACTTGTGCAGAATAGTTGATCCAGTCAACGATTTCACGGTTTACTTCAAGAGTGATTTCAGTTGCAAGGATACCAGCAAGTTCTGAGTCAGCGTCCATACCGTGCACTGCGCGAAGGTCTTGTGCAACTTCAATTGAGTATGATGCTTTCAATTGACGAGCTTTGGCTTCAACAGTTTGTTTGTCAATACGGAACGACATTTCATTCCATGGGTTATTGCTTGAACCATTATAGTTTTCTTGCAATTCGGCTACCGACGTTGCCATACCTTCAGCGATTTCAACAACTTCACCCGCTTCCATACGCTTAAGAATTTCAGCATCCAACAATTCTGGAGTTGTCGCAGCAGCATCAATAGTGATCGCAGCAGTCGCTTGGATAAACGCAGTACCAGTTTCAACAAACTCATGACGATGGATATCACCGATTGCAAGAGTAGCACCAGCAGCAACTACTGTGAATGCTTGAGCAGCGCCTTGGCCTGAATACATAGCGTCAGGGGCATACATTGGGTGGAATGCTTCTTTAGCACCAGCCGCAAGAGGGTTTTTGTTATACACTGCGCGAAGAGCAAAGTATTGACCGCTTGATTGTGACAAAGGCTGAGTACCACATACGTCCAATGCCATCATGTTAGGAACTGTACGACGTACCATACCCATTACTGATGGACCGATGTTCGTGATCGCGCCAGATGCTTGACCCGATGCAATATTCGTTGGGTTATAACCATGATCACCAGCGATTTCCGCTTCTGCCAAGAAACTGCCAAACGATTCAATCATATCTTTGTCACGATAGATTGGATCTGATTTTGTGTCTTTTTCTTGGTTTTCGAAGATCTTCGCCATAATGGCTTCTTTGCCTTCGATGATTTCCGGTGCGCCTTCAGCTTCAAGAAGTTTAGACCAGTCTTTCACAAGTTGTGCTTTGGTTTTAATAGTCATGTTAAGGTGTCCTTATTTAATATTTTTAGTAGCACGTACGTATTGATTCATACGAGCATCATTTTCAGAAATTGGAGTTTGTGCAGTAGTAACGTCTTCGACTTGGAAGTTCAATGCTGCAGCGTCACTATTATTTAGCGTGCCTTCCGTAAGAGTATTTTCAGTTGCGGGAGCAGCTTCATTAAGTTTAGAATTTTTTACCATTCCAACAATCGCACTTACTTTATCTAGGAACTGGTCAGAGAATTCAACGCCTTCAACAAGCTCGGATACTTTTTCTTTTTGGGTCAAAGTAAGACCAGACGTAGCTTCATTCAACGCAGTATCACGCTTCAATGTGTTGAGTTCAGTAACAGCTTGTTCTTTTTCTTTTAAAAGTTTGTCTGCTGTAATTGCATGCTCAGCAAGTTCTTCTTCCATTTCAGCAACAACATCCACTGATTCTTCTGGAACAACAACATTATGCTCAACAAATACATCTTTAAGGCTCATTACCATTGATTCATATAAATCAGCTTTGATGCCGCGGTCAATTGCAACTTGATTGTCCTTAAGCCAGCTTTCTGCCAGATGCGCACAGAAACGTTCCGCTGTCTGTACAAGACTTGCTTCAACACCTTCAATACGAGACTCAACGAGTTCTTCTACTTTTGATTCTGCTAGGTTAGCCATTGCTTCAATATGTGTTTCAGCTAGGGCTACTGCGTGTTTTTTAACAACACTTTCGAATACAGTTGCAAACTGACTACGAACTTCAGGTGATAATTCAACACCCTCAAAAATGTTGTCCAATTCTACCGAAGCTTCAATTTTTTGAGCCTCTTGCATGAGTTGATCTTTTAACATTTGACACCTTGTTTTTTAATCTTCAATATTATTTATGCGCAAGTTTTCTACCAATTTTTTGAATGCATTATCATTCTTTGGTATAATAGCCGGCTCCTGTTTTTCTTCTGTAGCTTCTACAATACGAGGTTTAACCCAGGCATCAGGTGCAGAAGGACCCCATACCACATCTACGCCAACTGTTAGCTTAAAACCTTCGTTAACGACATTGTGACCACGGGTAGATTTTGTTACAGATCCTAGTCCACGACTTGACACGCCTGGTACCCATCCAGCTTTAATGTTTGCCGCGAGTTTATCACCTGGCCCATTATCGCCTTCAATTACCCTAGCGCGGCCCATTACATTAGAACCTTCCCACCACATATCTTCAATAATGATAGCAGCTAAATTTGGATCCACATTTGCTCGAGGAGGATGGTTTAGTTCTCCAAGGGCCTGATGTGAATTAACTTGTTCTTTTATGTACTTGGCTACAGCAGGTTCTAAAACTGATTTTGGATACAGACGTTTATTACGGTTGACAACATCAGCCTGAAGGAAAATGCCCTCAATATATAATCCAGGTTTTCCTTCAGTAGATTCCTCAAGAATATGAGATGTTTTGATGTCAGTACCGCCTGGCTGTCCCCATTGTTCAATGAGTAGTTCCATATCAATATCCTAGTGCAATACGACGTTTCATCGCCTTTTTACGTGTGCGCACCGCTCGAGCCACTTTTGATGGTTGAGATTTTTTGGTGCGTACCGCTTTACGTGAAATTTCACGGCGACGAGCTTTTGATAAGCCTGTAGTTTGTGTGGCAAGACGCTTGCGAGTATCACGGTCTTTCAACCGTTTCACTTCACCCTTGCTAGAAACTTGACGAACAATAAATTCATCAAGTTGCGTGTTTTCAGCAAGTGATCCCAATGCAACAGCCAAAGCTGGATCGTCTGGGATCATTTTGATTGCAACGGCCATTATTTCAGGACCAGTTAGCGATTCAGAAAGTGAATTGTAATGCGTCTTAGCCAATGCTAATTTAGAATGATATTCATGCGATTCTAATAGTTCGTCTAAGATGAATGTTTGCATTTAGTCTTCGTCCTTACCTTTACCAGGTTTGTCATCGTCTTCATCATCGTCTTCGTCATCTTCATCGTCATCAGGATCCGTTTTTTCTTCTCCTTCAATGAAAATATTTGCGCCAATACGAGTCTTTTCACGCTCTAGAATCTCAGCAACATGGCTTTTCATACCTTCTGCGAAAGCTCGTTGTGCTTTGATAAGATCGTTATTTTTAATTGCTTCCAATAAGCTATTCATTTTGGTCGTCATCCTCTTCTTTATAGATTGGGTCTTTCATTTCCGCCTTGATCAGCTCGCGCTCTTGTTTAATATCCTCTTCACTCATATGAAGATACTCTTTCATAATTCGTTCATTAGAATAATATTTGCCTGTAATCGGCACTAATTGGTCAACAATTGCGGCACGACGTTCTGCAATTTCAAGCTCTTTCATCTCGGTAAAATACGAGTCACGGTGGAAGTTTAACTTAATATTATTTATGTTACGGTCCCACTCTTCTTCACTAACAAGACCCTTAAGCAAAAGATTCGCTCGCAATGGATCAAGTAAGACTGGACCAAAGTTATGTTGCAATGTACGAATAAATTTACTAAATCCGAGCTCATCACGAGTAACTTGACTGCCGTTGTCAACTAACACCCCACCATTTTGTTCATCTGGGATGCGTGATAACGGTACACGGAGTGCCATGTAAAAAGCCTTTCTGAAATAACGCACATCATCCATATCAGACATTCCTGATAATGAAGGAAGAGTATCAACTTCAGTAACATTTTTACCATCGCGACGTTGTAACCAAATATCTTCAGTTAAAGTAATATTATTTTGTTTGTTTTTAACTTGGCCTGTGGCAACATCATAAGTAACTCGATTTTTCATCGAGTTCATAATTGATGTCATGAACTGAGTTGCTTTACGCGATGCCATTTGACCAGTGTCAATATAAAAAACTCGACGGTCTGGAGCACGGGTGATACGATAAATGACTAAAGCGTCTTCCATCAGTTTCAGTTGGTTAGCCGGCTTTACAGCACGATGTAGATAACCCACAATATTATCACCACATCCGTCTTGCAAGCCAGAGTGTGCATATGTAACAGCAGAAGCTGGGATTTTTACCAATGAACCTGGCCCATAATAAAAGCCACCTGCGTTATATGTTTCGCTGCCAGTTTGATATAAAAAATAATCTCGATACCCTTTGACAACACGAACCCCTTGGGAATCATCTACCATTAGTTCACGTATGAACTGAGTTCGGCGTGGGTCCAAACGTCGCATTTCGATAATGCCTTCTTTGGGCTTATCAGGGTTAATAATTTTATGAAAATAAATTCGAGAATCAACGTACCATCGTTTAAAATGTTCGGCACCTTTACGTTGAAATGACAAGGTGTTTAATACGACATCAAATTCTTCTGTAATTCGAGTTCTAGTTGACTCTGAAAAATCAGTGTCATCTAAAATTAGCCGAACCACGTCATGATGGTCTTCATAAACAATCGCGTCGTTAACAATTTCTTGTACAGCATTGTCCACTTCATAGTTAGACAATAATCCACGGTATTGATTGATTAAATCTTTTGTGTTTCGTGCCTGAATTTCTTGTGAGGATAATAACGATTGTTGCATACCACCGTGGGCAGACACTTCAATTTCTGTTGCGCCATCATCCCGATCAGGTGGAGCGACCGATTCAATTTTATCGGACATTTCTTGTTTGAATATACGCTCGTCTTCACGTTTCCAAAATTTTAAAGAATTTAAATCTGGAAAATTCATATTTCCTCCAAAATGCACTCATCTACTTTTATTTATGTAGATGAGTGCGGTCCTTTTATAACCACCAGTCGTAACAGAATGTGGTCTCGAAGGTCTGAACTTCGTTGTTTGTATCCCAGTCCATTGCAACTTCGCCAACCAGAGTTGGCCATAGACCATAGATCGTATGCTCTTTTGTAATTGTTTTACCATTACGAGCATATTGACGAATAACTGCGGTCTTTTTATAATCAGCTGGTGCCGCACCAGTGATCTCGTTTCCTTGACCATGAGCAAGCGATTGCCAATCTAAAATTGCTTGACGCGTTACGTGTTTGTCATCACCATAAATGGTAACTGTCCAGTCATCAAATGTACGGTCACCCGCAACATTATATTTTCGGTTTAAGAAACTTACTGGAATTTTGTCCACCTGGGCAGGTGGTAATGGCGCGGCTTTACACTTAAATGTAAAGTTTTCGCCTAAGTACGGGATTTCAACCATGAACAAGTTAGAACGTGCGAAATCGCCAGACTCAAAGCCCCGTGTGATATCGGTTAAATCAGCCATAAATCCTCTTCGGGGCCGAAGCCCCATTTAATTATACTAATGCGCCGCCAACTAACTCTTGGAAATCCGCGCCAGTTGAAGTTGCTACGAAATTTAACGTAATAAAGTTAATACTACGAGCAGGTTTGATCATCATTGTTCCAACAAACTCGTTGCGGTCAATGACTGACGGAGTGTTGTTAGTTTCGTCACAGATCACGAATGAATCATACATACCCCCGAGTGCCTCAATACCATCAAGATATTGAGTTGTCTCCATAGTGAATGAATTACGAGTGAATGCACTGTTTATTTCAAACAATTTGTACTTCGCATTTGATCCAATATTCTTTTTCAACATATTGAATAAACGACGTACGTTTACTCGGTCAAATGGAGTTGGTACTTTTGTAGCGGTCTTATCGCCTAACAAAACATATCCTTCACCGTCTGAGCCAACCACCGGGTTGATGGATTCTTGATACATGCGGTCACGTTGAGCTTCTCGAGTTTCAAGCGCAAGACCAATACAGTTAAGAATCTGGCCTCGGTTATAACCGGCTGGAGACATCCATGGATTTGCCACAGTGTCAGTGCGCGCACAAAGACCAGCAATGTCTGCTGCAAGTGGTACCCAACGATTAACATCGTTATACTTATCATATTGGTACTTATAGTTACCGTCGATGAATGAGTATGTGCTACTGATGTTCATGTTATTGAGCTCGTACGAGCCCTGTGCGGTCCGCCAGTCAATTATATTATCAACTGCTACTGTTGTATCAAGACCCACTACAGTTTCGCGTGGTGGAGAGATGAGGACCAAACAATCCTTGCGGATTTCACCGATTGATGAAGCATACTTCTGTACAGTAGTAGCTGTCTCAACAGATTCACCGGCCACGGCACCAGCAATCATCAAGTTTACATACAATGATTCACGATCAGCAAACTTATCCCATGCCTGCATAAGGTCTCCAGTTGTCACCGAAGCATTAGCAGAAGTACCACCGCCTAAACGGATAATACCAGAGAAACCCGCTGGCCAATTAAGCGCAGAAGCGAAGATGTAACGGCTTGCACCACGTTGGAAATAATCATTAATGAAAATGTTACTTCCGTACATATCACGTTCTTCACGTGACGTAGACAAGATATACTGTTCTACGATTGCACCATTACGGCGTACAATGAATGCATACTGGTTTTCAGTCTGTGGGCCATATCCAAACACTGCTTTTGTAGTTGCTAAGCGAGTACCACCGGCTGGATAGATGTTCAATGGAACTGTCATCGATGTGTCATAATGTTTCTTTGACACAATTTCAATTTCAATTTGATCCCCAAGTTCACCTGGATAAGCGGCCGCAATAGCAGGCATGTGGTATTTTTTAAGCTTATCCTGGAAAGTTTGTTTTTGAATTTCCATTGCTGCTTTGTCAGTAGATGTCAGCACGATACCAGAATCAGTGATAATATCAGTTACAGAAACTGCACCTGAAATACCTGATGAAACAGATTCAATTTCAACTACCCATGAATCGCTGAGTTGTGGATATTGGCCAATAGAACGAGCGTAATCAACAATTTTGCCAGATGGAATGAAGATCGATACAATACGGCCATCAGTGTCCACTTCAGTAACTTTACCTTGATCTTCAACAGTAGTTTGCATGTACTTAACTTTAATGGTGTCACCCACTGCATAGTTAGAACCGCCTGCTGTGATAGTCCAGTTGATGTTCGTTACCAAAGGAGAACTGTTGCGAGCAGTTTCAACATTAACAGCACGAACTACGCGTAAATCATTACCGTAATTCAGGAAGTTGGCTGCGCTCATGAAGTAGTCGGCAGTTTGTACATCTGGATAACCAAGCGCCTCAGTCAATTCCACTTCATTCGTGATTTGAATCTGTTTAAACGCTGGGCCCCATTGGAATTTACCTACCATTGCCGCACGCCCAGTTGCGTTCTGTACAATGGTACTTTGGGTTGAATTCTCTTTTAATTCAATACCCGGAGAAAGTAGTGTCATATTTACCTCGACGGTGTTATTTTAATATTTATATGATTGCAGATAGGCCAAATGATGGAGTAAAATCAGTTATTGTCCCATCATCAACCAATACAACTGGAGCGTATTCCTCACACATGCCTTCCATTTCAGCGCGGAATAGTTCAGACGCCAATCTAAGATCATCCTTATCCATCAATTCTACGAATTTAGGTTGCGTAGTCAGCCAAGCAAAAATTACCAAGCCCATTACCAGATCATCATGATAGCCATCTTCAGCCGCCCAAGAGATGCCCTTAGTTACAAAAGTGCGCAGCTCTTTAATGGTTTGAATGTGATTCAACTTCAATTTATTTTTTTCAATTAAATCTTTTAGGGTTGAACATCCAACAGCCTTCGACCGTTTTGTTTGTTTCATTCCCAGGTCCTGATACGAATCACATATCACATATTCGTATTCCAGGTCGATATATAGTGTTTTTGCAATCGATACCCCTGTGCTATTGAGCTCAATATAGACGGGTGCTTCGTTATACCTAGTCAAGTATAAGAAGATAATGTCTGCGAGAATCAAGTGAGAGATTTTGTTACTATGTAACACCCCAGCTTGTTCCCATTGTTCATCAGTAACATCAATGATATGCAATGCATGATAATCCTGGCCACGACCTTCGGCCGAATCCAAGGTAGCAATATATTTACGCCCTGCCACAGGTGGCTTAAACTCAATAAACTCATGTTGATCTGCAATACGTTCTTGGCCGAATAAAACAGCCAATTTGGTACCATCAATCAAGGTATTTGAACCACCTGCAAAATTACCTAAATGCTCTTGTAAGAATTGTTCAATTGAAGAACTTCCGATTGCTCGGGCACTGAATTCCCATCCATCATCAAAGGTATCCGCTTCGTTATATAAACGATCTTTAACCGAAACCCAAGTTGCTTCATAAGGTCTGAAACCTGATGTGCCATTAATTGCGCCTTGCCACAAATCATAAAAATGATTCATACCATTTGGCGTAGTAGTCATAATAATTTTAGAATGACGACCAGATGAAATAACCGGTTGAATAGCTAACCAACAATCATCCCAGTTTTGCACGAAGGCAGTCTCATCAATATAGATTAATGAGAATGAGTTACCACGTACGGCATCAGGTGAAGATGCAAACGCACCAATTGAAGACCCATTATCCAATTCAATAGAACGTTTATTCCATTCAACAATACCGGGTTGTAAAAAGTCAGGGAGCAATTCAATTGCCTGTTTAGTACGGAATAAAACCTCTTCTGACATTGATCCCTTATGGGCCAAGATGCCAACTGATTTTGATTCGTTGAAGCAAACATAGTGTGCTAGAAAAATAGCAACGGCTGCTGTTTTACCCAGCTGTCGTGAAAGCTTTGCACAAGTCAAACGACCAGAGTCCATTAACTGAAGCATATCCCGCTGATAGTCACGCAATTTTACCTTGATCGTACCGTGGTCAATATGTGTAATCGCGCAATATGTTTCTGCAAAATAAAGAATGTCATCACGACATTTTTTCCATTCCTCGATCATCTCTCGTGTGTATGGAGTACGTACATTGCTTCGTTTTAAGTTTGGCAACCCCAAATATCTAGAACGACGATTGGACTTGTCTTTGTAAGTTTTAAACTCTTTTGGATTGGTGGACTGAAGCGTCACCTTCACCGGGGCGTTCAGTCGTAAGTAGTCGTCATATTTTTCAGGGTACCATTTTTGATCCCACTGCGACTTAAAGAATTTGATCCCGTCTTGAATTTTGGTCTCCAGTTCAAGAGGAGATTTAATTGTGTCTACATGCAAATTCAGTGGATGATCTTCATACTTGATCTGGCTCATTGTGTTCCTCTAACGCTTCATGGCGTATTTTTTCTTTTGCGTCAAACGCATCACCATGACTGGCCATTAGTTCAGTTGGGCTCATGTATACATTTGCATTTTCAATATTAACCGTAGGTTTATCTTCAGTGGATTTGGCCTCGGAAATGTCTTTCATATCCTTATGCATTTTCAACATCTTTTCGTTAATAGATGTGTACTGACCCATTAGATTTGAAAATGTATCTACAAATCTAGGTGACTCTGAGTTTTTAGCATTTTCCAGACATATCTTAGCCATGTCAAAAATCATTTGCTGCTGAAAATGCATATTTTGTCTAACTATGGCATAGTCTGTATCAATATCAGCAGGTCGGTTGGCAGGGTGACTTTCAACAGTCACTAATTCTAAAGTAGGGTGAGGTGATTCCTGCACCTCATCGTCTTGCGCTGCTCCTGGCACATCATTTAAACTGAGCAGCTTCGCCATATCTAGTTCCATCATCGCACTCCTGGTGGTATTGGCTCCACGGGTATTGGTGTATTAGAGGTTTCAGATTCAACATGGGGTCGGCCTAATTTATCCCATTCATCAATACTTATATCAGCTGGGTCAACTTGGAAATCAACAGATTCAAATTCAGCTTTATCGGTGAACTCGCGTTCTCCTGAGAAAAAGTCCAAATAAATTGTGCGAATCTCACCCCGAATTTCGGCAACGGGTGGGTAAATCCATCCATCCACTTCAAACATCATTGACCATTCCAGGCGGCGCACCGATTGCTTGTCGCCTTGTAGATCTTCATCCACTGCGATAGACTGCCAGGTAATATTGATATCTCGGTCAATAACAAGGTCATGACCATTGAATTCTTTAATTGTTGTTGTAAAGTGAGGCTGAAAATACGGAATGATCTGCTCTACAATTTGGAACATATCATTCTGATGGCGAGTATAAATTCCCAGTTCAAAAATCATCTTAACCGGCACTGGATTATACTGGGATACCAACTCACCCGGCTTATGCTGGTTCTGTACAATTTTACGATTAAGCATCCCTGTTTTCTTTTGAGCATTGTACGTAACATCGACCATGTGCAAATTCATGCGCGGCAAGATCGTATCAATTTTAGGAACGTCGCCATTCTCAGTATTGATGCTAAATTTGCTTTCCAGTTTAGCCACAAAGTGCTCTTTTGATGCATATGTCACTGGGACACGCTGCCAATGGGTTTTATCGCCTCGACGGCGTTCTACTTCTATTCGTGAGAACAGATCACCCATGAGGACAATGTATCGCCTGAAAGACGAATTATAAAAATTGCCGTGCATAATTATTCCTTAAAAATCATCATCGAATGGACTAGTTTGCCCTTCGCCTCTATTGTTTTGCACTACGTATGGTTCAACATAGGCCTTCGCCTCTGTATTTATAGTTTTAACTTCTTCGAACGGTTTATCTAAAATGTCAAACATACCATCGAGATTCTTAAGTGGTTCAAGATCCAAGTCCGCATGATCATCAATATAAATGCCTTCATTACGCTGTAAATCTGGCTGAATTTCTTCACCTGAATAAACAAACTTAGCGGCATTGATTTTGCGTATTGCATTACGTCCAACTTGATAAAACGGGTTATATGGTTCAACCCACTTTATTTCAAATAAAGAGTTATCCATTTTAAAATAAATTAAATCGCCTTCTTTAGGCTCTGTCCCATTGGTTTGATGTTTAAACAATCCAGGATTAATGCTGATATTGATTTCATCTTGAACGGACATACCATACTTAGAGAAGAATGTGTTAGCCCCTTCGTATCCTTCAAATGATTCCAAATAGGCAGCAAATTTCCATGCTTTAGTGAACTTAGAAGATGGGTCCTCTCCGAATACTAGATCTAAATCAACAAACTCGCGGGGCAAGTAATAGCACTCAACCCCGCGCATTTGAATGGATTCAGCAACTAATGTATCGGCCAGGCTTTGGGTATTTGCGTGATTATGAAAATTCACGTACGGATTAAGAATATTGGCCACATTCGTGTTATCATATCCCGTACCGTTCCCAAGCTTTGCGAATAGCGTTGAATCTAACATGAGTTATCCTATTAAAATTGGGCAAGGAGGATCGAGTAATAGCAGTTCTTCCCGAAGGGCTTCTTTTTCAATTCTAACTTCCTCGAGTAGCCGTAGACCATCTACCGTAACACCGCCAGGCAACTGCATTCCTTGGTGCTTAGCTAGGACTTGACCATTAACTTCCTTTACTAGAACTGTAGCATAATCTTTAACCCAACGGTTATTGAATGCTCCTTGACCTAATGAACTATCCATACCTGCGCGATATCCAGCTAATTGACGATCTGGGTTTTGATAAATGTCACCAACTCCCCATGAGTTTGCATCTTGGGATCCGGCAAATCCATACCCGGCATATGCACCAATGGAGGCATGTGTATCAACAAAAGATTTCACATAAACTTCAACAATGATAGTGTCACCTTTTTTAAAGTTGCCCATAATCTTAAGTTGACCAGTTGAATCGTTGTATGCATAGTCAGGAATTGGGTTGAACATCTTACGAAGCATTGACCATTGTTGATCTAGCATAGTGAAATATCCTAAATCTGCCCCAAATGCGTTTGGACCGAATCCCTTGCCGCACCCGCCATTTAATTTGGTCAACCCTAGTATAAAATCACTAAACCACGTATAAACGCCATGACCATCCATGGTCAGCAAAGTACCGGCTGTTTTTTGAACAATACTTGTAACAGCGAACACATTATCATTGCTTAGGTCAAACACACCATGTTTAAATGTTTCATCACTGTCTACATGGAAAGCCATATATGACTTGTTAACCCCGTTATAGTGATACTCCCCATATAGTTCAAGAGCTCGTTGTATACATTGAAATATTTGACTTTCTGTTACTTCGATGTTAATAATTGGGGCACCGAGGCGTTCTAAAATGTCGTCTTTTAATTGGTGTGCGGTTTTAATATTTGAATTGCGCATGGTATCTCCAGGGACCTTACGGCCCCGCCTGTTCTAGTTGTTCAACACGAGCAGTCAATGCAAGTAGTTGAGCTTGTAGTTGACGTACATCCCCAGTGAGCCCAGTTGACGCCGTACCGACTTCCGTCTGCAAGTCCTGTAATTGTATAGACGTATCATTTTGGAGAGCTTGGAGCGCGTTAAAACGATATTCTAGACTGTCCACAGATGGATTAGATCCAAATCCTATTTTGGTTTTGACATCTGTCATGTCTTTAACTAGACCTGTAGTAGAATCACCTACTGTGGTTTTCAAGGTGCCAATCTCAGTGCTGTTTTCTTGCACTTTGACGTCAGTTAAATCAGATTGCTCTTGCACATCAACAACCTTATCGACCAGCCCAGTATCAGGGGCTTGTACAATCTGTTTCAAGTCAGCAAATGCAGTCTCTTGGTTCCCCATACGTTCATTAATGGTTAAACCGTCGCCTGCTCCAATATCCTGTTTAATTTTAAGGATTGATTGAGCGTCTTCTGCCAGTTTAATACTATGCTCATCCAATTGACTGAATACGGTCTTGTTCTGTGTATTTGTACCAACATCATCACGAAGGTCTTCAACATCATTTCTGAGCGTGCCTAAATCAGCGTCATTGATCTCCTGTCGAATAGTTGCAATGTCATTGCGGTTTTGTACTGACTGTGCGGTATTGTCCAATACACGACGTTTAAGGCCTGTTGAGAGTGCCCCAGGTTCTGGCATGCCATTAATATCTTGTTCTGGATAATTGCCAAGTTCAACTTTAACCCATTGGACATCTTCAGTTATATTACGACCTGAAGGATTATTGGTAGGTAGACCCAGCATTTCGGTATGTTTATCGATATCAATACGATTTAAGCTGATTTGATTGTCTTGAACGGTTTGGGTGTTATTCAAGGTCTCAATTTCAACAGTATGGCGATTAAGCGTCTCAACTACGTTTAACGATAACGATTCATCCACAATGTTTTCAAGATGAGTTAATCGAGAACCAAATGAGGTACCCTCCAATTCCATGCGAGTGTGTAGGTACACAATATTCTGCTGCAATTGAACACCGGCTGCATTCAAATTGCCTTCATTGGTTAAACTAGTTTTGGCTCCTTCTAAAAAGTCACCATTTTTAATCCAGTTAATGCGAGTTTGTTCTGGGCCGACTGGCAGCCCGTCTACGTGTGGTAACATTTATTTCACCTTTATAATATAGTTAACGGACATATTCCAAGGACGAGTCTCAGGACCCATAGATTCAATGGTATTCAATGTATTGTAATCGCCTCGCTGTGCTTCGGCATCAACTTCTAAACCTTCGTTTGTAAAGAATCGAGGATTATTGCTGTCTGATTTACCCGAACCTACATAGTGTCGGGTTGCAGTTTGCCCAAATGACGAATTCCCATATGACTCACCCCATGGAACAACGTGTTTATGTGTTCTAGATTGTTGTTTTTGCACCTCGCCAACATCGCCACCAGAAACGTCATTACCCAGGAGAGGTTTATTTTTTAAGTCTACTCCACGAGCCGCCAAGATGTCTTTACCTACACCGGCGCCGCGGGCAAATAGTCCTCGCATATCGGGCTTATAAAAAACATCACCCGCTCCGCCAAATTTGTACCCTAATAGAGCAAATAGTTTCGGATATGCGGCTTTTGACATTGCACCGCCATCAGCAAATTGCCATAGATCACCCTCAATAGCCGAGCCAAAAAACATCATCATTGAACCGACCATAACAGTGTCATCTACATACTTTTCTGACGCTAAATCGGATCCGTTGTGTTGTGGCGTGCCTGTAAAATTGACAGTACCTGCGACTGATTGAGAAGTGCCATCTAATGCAAGAACTTTAGCATTCCCACTTAAAGCTAAGCCTGCACCGGTTTTAACAGAATCGGTTAATTTTACAGTACCAACTTGGGTTGCACTAGCCACATACTCTTTAAACCCTTTAGCGCTGATGTATAAACTGTCATCTGTGCCAGTGTTAGCTTGAGCCGATGTTGCTGCGCGAACTATGCCTCGACGGGTTAAATTACCGGTCAACTGTGACAATGAATATGGGGACACTGCTACGCCTTCGCGAAGTAGTCCTTGTTCAAGTTGGCCTAAGGTGGATAGTTTGACTGTGCCTTGCGTGGTTTCAGTAGCCGGAGCATAAGATGGGATCTGAGCTGTCGCCGATGCAATAGCTTGCTTGACCTTTAGCGGACTCATGGCCGTAGTATCATCGGTGCCCGCTATTGCCATAGCTGTATTAGATATACGAATAGTACCGTTTCTAGTTTCTGTTGCAGTACGGAATGCAAAATACCCCGATAAACTTGCGGGAGTCACTACCACATTATTAATAGTGCCGGCCTGTACTTCACTTGTAGTACCAATACGAATAACACCACGAACGGTAGTCGTCGCCTCAGGTCGTTGCATTCGGTATTCAAGTGTTTTCGGCGTTATGGCTTTTGTGTTATCTGTACCCGCGTCAACTTCGGCAAGAGTCGCAATTTGAATACGACCTGATACAGATTCAGAGGCAGGGACAGAAGGCCCCGCCATTGCAAGGGCAGATTGTACATCAGTCACAGTCGAAGGAAACGCGGTGCCTGCTGGATCAAAATCCTTATACCGTGCACTGTCAGAAGTGTGCTTATATGTATTATTTGACATTAACTAACTCGCTTAAAATAAAATACTGTGGTATTTGGTTGGCCAGACAAAACAAGATCGGCAGTACCAATTTTAGTCCATGATCCATAGCCTGGGCGCGAAGGGGAAGTGATCACTTGTTCAATTTTGATGCCCATATTGGTATAAGATGGCAAAATGTGAGTTTTTTGATCAATATATGTTACTTGAAGCTCTGATGTAATTGGAGCAGCAATATTGCGAAATACAATGTTATTAAATGCTGCACTATCCAAAACAACCTTGGCCTTGGTACTTACTTCATCAGAAGTGTCTCCGACTAATACATCCACAGGAAATCCAAATACATTTAGAACTACTGGATCGCCAAGGTTATGGATATCTGATGAAACCACTCCACTGAACTTATATACATCAACTTGCGACACTGAACCCGGCTCAATACCATCAGTGTTTATCACAACAGAATTTATTGGTAGCTCATAAAGAGATTGTAAGTCTTTAATCGCATCTTGGACGTTAGGATACGTGACACCCTTTATTGTTTGATCAATACTAAGGGATCCGATTGGCAAGTTATTGCCAATCATAATGTCCGTACCAATATCAAATTCATGGAACCCACTGTTGCGACTAAAATTGTGAGCTAGATTTAAAGTTTTACTATTCATTATGCGATCCTTATCCAACGATATACGGTCATGTATTCCTGGACATTTGAAATAGCCACAGGAGGCGTATGGGTTTTATTTGTAATGGCGTAGTCTTCACGATACTTTTGGTATGCTGGACCTTGTTCGTCAGGATCAAATTGACATCCACCAATTATTACACCGCCATTAACATCAGAAACCAAAACTTTTTCATCGGTTTGGGTCACCGGAAGATTTTCATTTGTCAATGTATTGGTACGAGTACCACCGGTACCACCCGCTCGTTTACTTGGATTGCCAAGCGCATCGAGGTCATTATTATTCTGGTTAAACATTGCATCGGAATCATCTGGATTCCAACCTACCAAAACTCGGCTTACGCCCCAAAGTTTCCACATACCAAAGCCACCATTATATGTAGCTGGGTTGTTAGGGTTAATAAAGTTTTCATATTTTGATCCTACCGGGTATTGGATATCAAACAATGACACGACATTATTAACATCCAACGTGTACTCAGGCACCATCTCAACATTAGGCCAAGTAGGATTATCAAAATCAGTTACTCGCACAGCGCCAGTAATTTGAACTTCACGGGCTGCGGTAATGTAACGATCATCCGTTTCATCCGTAATTTCATCCATACTTAAAGTGGTGCCAATATTATTATTAAACCATTTCAGTGTAATAACGTCCCCATGTTCAAGAGGTTTACCAAATGTGATTTGGTCAATATTGCCTGATGTGTCTTGAGTATATGAATAATCAACACTTGACTTGACCCAACTGCCACCTGATGCAATGCAATCCGCCATGTTTTCAGCTTCAGCCCCATCACAGATCGCAGCAGGAAGACCACCAGTACCGGCTTCAGTTTGGAATACACCATTAAGATGTACCTCAAATGTGTTTGGGTTGATAAGACCGGCCGAAACATCGTATCCAAAATCATTGATAGATAATGACTGAATGACGCTTAGATCCCCCACAAATACAGACCCCTTTAAGGTCTTTTCATTAGTAAGCTTCTCATCAAGTACACGAAGTTCAAGGCGGTTATACGTTGAACGCCATTGAGTAAGCCCATCAATATAAGAAATAATAATGACAGAATCACCTTCGACACAAGGTCGGCGGAGACGAATACCTTTACCATCCAATTCAACCAAATCAGTAGGAGCAGTACCAGCAGAACCAAAGTCCGAATTATCATTAAATGAATCTCCATAATAAAGCAAGTTACCTCGGTGGTATACTTCAACGTTTGCTTTATTATATTCTTGACCGTTAAAAATATCCAGGAAATCAGTCTGGCCTGCGGTAGCAAGGAATTCTTTACGGGCTACAGCAGAAAGATCTGATGATGTAATACGGTCAACTTGAGTATTCGCCTTATATTCCCATCGACCTGGAGCACAATATACAAGCTCTAGATCTGCGTAATTATTTGAAAAAACTACAGGTGTTGAATTACCTTTAATGGTGTCGCCTACCGCAGGCACCACTGTGACATTATTAGTCCGCCATGTTGCGTATGTGTCACGCAATTTGATAGGTTTACCATAATCTGCAGCAGTACCCTTTGGTAAATTAACTACGATTCGATTGGTGGTTGTATTTAAAATGAAGGCTCCACCAAAAACAGTATTGACCATTGGAGCCGACAATGTTCGCCAAGCACCAGCCGGGAACAAATTTTTGCCATCACCTAGGTCGCCATATACTTCGGCAAAGTTAGCTTTGATTTTGCGGCCACCTAGATTTAAATAATCTCCGGTGCCGTCGTCAACGGTTTGTCCAATTTCTAAAACCTGTAACATTATGCAGCTCCGATTTTTTGTGTTGTTATGACCTTAACTGCAAGCCTCACATTAGAATAAGTGGTTTTTGCGGTTAGGCTAACGTATCCTTGTACGTCAATGGTGAATTCAAAATTAAATAGTTCTGCTTGGCCTTCAGTGAAGCCAGTTTGTAATACGGCAAACTCTGTTGTATGTACTTTTTTATTTACAGAGTCAATTAATAGGTTGGCCTCCGAGCTGCGCATTTTTGAACTATTTTGATTAGTAGCAGTTAATAGGACCTTCATCGATTGGAATTCAGATAAATGTGATAGCTGAATATTTGTAGGTATTGCCGTCAAAGCATATGTTTTATCAACTGGGGACTGATCGGTGCCAAACAATGATGTAATTTTATAATTCCAGATAGGCACCCCACCTGTATCATCAATACACCAACACTCTACTCGCGAAAAGGGGGCAGTAACAGACAATGCGCCTTGAACACCTACGAATGACCCTCCGCCCGACGCTTGGATAATCATTGGACGATTAACACTAAGCGATCCATTAAAGTTGACAAAAACTACCCCTTCACCTCGTTTACCTTCGTCCAAAATAGGATTGACTGATCCTGATGTAGTATCGACATCAAACATAGAGCCCAGTGCAACGGGAGTACGAAAATCCAATTGAGTAGCCTTTTGATAATACCCAGTTGCATGTAGAACTTGATTGCCCTCTGCAATACCTTGGCTATATAGACGTTGATCACCAAATGTATTAAAGATCGCGTCTCCGTTTATATTAATTTTGTCACCGCCGTCATATAAAATATCACCAGTTGACGGGTTACCAATCTGGCCAATATCTACTTTCTGTTTTCCGACTTGTGCGTACATGAGAAACCTCGCTAATTTATAATTATTTATAGTTTATGTTTACATTCTTGTTGAACTGGACTATTATTGTATTCATCAACTACTTGGATGGCAAAAATGATTAGTTCAGTTATTACATTTAAAAACTCTTTGGGGGATGCGGTTCAGATTGAAGTCAACAATCAGTTCCAAGATATCAATTTTGATATTGATCGTAAACTCAATAGCAAGCTGGTATGTACACCAGGTTCATTACGAGAAACAATTAAAAACAATTTCTGTGTTGACGATCAAGCCAAAGTGTTTATGATGATCATGAATGTGGCAAATGATGAAATGAAATACAAAGCAATTTTCTAATAAAAAGGGCCTCATTTTTAGAGGCCCTTTTTATTAGAAATTAAATACGATATTTATTTCCTCCGTCTGGTCAACAGCACGGATAATTGGTGGATGATTTTCAATATAGATCATCTCTCCTGAGTGTCGTTCCAACCCAGACGCCAAATAGTTATCTTTACGAGCCACTATGTTTGTGTTGGTTGGCTTAGTTTTCTTCTCTAGCGGATTAACAATAATGCTAATCTGACGGAATCCAGTGTTACCCAAAACAGAGGCCTCTGGGAAATATACAGAATCAAAATATGCTTTAAACCGAATCTGAGTTGCTTTAATTCGGAAGATCAATCCATAATCATCTTGTTGCCAAGTCAAATTATTTTGATATCCCCAACGCACAGGATCTGCCTTTAACTCGTCAGGCCAAGGCACAGCAATATACTCATTTGTGCATCGGTTAATCGACACATCGGCCGGAATTTCATACAAATATTCCCATACGTATCCATCCCCTGTGTCTATTAAACCCTCTGAGTCACCGGTACCAGTAGGAATAATAAATGATTCTACACTTGGAGTCCATTTCCCACCAAGTTTTACACATTCCTCTTTACCAGAAATAGTTGAGATTGAACACTCACCCTGCGAAGGCACGTCAACTACTTTGTAGACCATCCATCCTGCCGCACCAGGTGCCCGGTTAAACGGTGCGGTATTGGTTACTACAATTTCACCCACCAAGAACGTACGAGAATTGGGATAACGAACATCGCCCCAATCCTTACGAGGCACAACGGCGTCCAAATAAGATTGCTTGATTTTTACACAACCAAGCATATCGGACCATACATTCATCACCCCTTGAGGGTTGTCCACCGGATACGGCGGAGCAAACCCAGGATCTTTTTCATTCACTGCCCATGGAGTGTCACGGCCGAATGTGAGAAACAATGAATTTAGACCCTCTGTGTCGCCCACAGTTAGGTAAAAATTATGCATCTTTTCCGTGCGAAACTTTGAAGTAATAATCGCACGGTAAATTGAGCTTGTTACAGCCATTTTAATCTCCAATATTAATAAGAGTCGGATCAACTGGATCGCGGGGGTTGCCGACATTTTCTTTCAATCGTTCGTCAACCAAAGCACGGAACTTAGAGAAAGTAACAGCAGTTTGGTCAAATGTCGGGCTCATCGGTTTACGACGTTCTCCCGGAGTTTGACCACCGATAATTGAATTATTGTTTTCAGCATCATAGTTTGGCGGTAATGGGAAAGGCTGACCCGCATTTGAATGCTGTGCGTACACAGGCTCCCCGGTAATGCTGTCAGTTTCAATTTTATCTTGTGCATTCAATACTGCCACTCGATCAGGCCAAACCGATGGTAAACCCGCGTCCCAACGATACGTCTTGTACTTATTTATCACAGTTTCGACATGTTTTAGAGAAAGTCCAGCATTAATGAACATTGTCAATAATGTGATACCAACAAATCCAAAACCAACTGGATGTACAAAGCGAAGGATATCCTCACGGTAACGTGAAGTCGGCAAAGTTGACTTAATTTTCATAACGTAATATGACCGGCTACGATTGATATAATCAATATTATTGGTCATAAGATCCTTGCCGCGAACACCTTGAACAATAGTTCCTTCGAACGTCGAACGCTCTGCTTTAACTTCTTGACCAACCAAAAAACGACCCAACATATTATGAATAGTGATACGCCATTGAAGCTTACCCTTTACATAGTTGCGCTGCATGTATGTTACATTACATCGACCAGATTCAGTATAAATGGTTTGGCCCACAATACCTTCATTGATGTTATCCGATTCAACAATGATGTCGTATTCTGTACCTGAGTTAGACTCGATATCGATTTCAACATCTTCATTGTACAATAACCGGAACAAAAATTTATAGCTCGCTTCAATACCTTTAGTAGAATAAAAATCAGACTTACGGGTCTCAAAGAATCGAGCCACATAATCACGTTTTTCGCGGTCCAAATACAAATTACGTTTGTATACTTCACCCCACATGTATTCCCAAGAATGTTCTTCTTTAGGATATTTGTTACGAATCAAGTTCAAAAGGTTGTTATATTGTGTACCATAACCCGTACTGATATACTGCAAGTAATACTCGCAGAATTTTTCAAAATTAGAATCTTCCAGAAGATACGAATCAGGAATAATTTTGTTCAAGAGTGGTCTTAAATCTGGATCAACTCGGTTTGGATTAACATCAGGCACCCATGGGTCTTCACGTGTTTGGTTCTGCAAGTAGGCCGAAAAAAACACATTGGTCGGCTTCCATACAATACGCACATCATCCCGTACCCGATAATTAAACTCATAATATGCTATTAATTCACCACTTGACTTATAGAATATAACCCCAGCTGCGTACCGATTGAAGTTATTAAACTCAATATTCGGGCTAATCGCAGTAAAGGTACCTTTTTTCCACGTTTCTTTCATTACTCGATTCGGGCTACGCTCTCCAAATGTATCAATAGGATAGGCATGAGTAATATCATTGTAAACTACCAGTACACGATTTGAGTTAGTAATCCAGCATCGAGTGCTTGATTTTTTACAATATGAAAAGAATGGCTCGGCATAATATTTCATGCGACCAGGTTTCATTTCAGCCCATCCAAGAGCTTCACCGGTGCGGAATGACATCATTAGATAGTGTTTGTCATGTACATATTGTTGATCAAATTCAGATTTAACTGCAGCCTGTACATCTGGATATTTTTGAGACAATTCCGGATCAGGTACAATAAATTCATCGGTTAATCGATGATTACTTGAACTAATGAATAATTCATTACCATCTGTAGACATTGAAGTATAACCAACTTCAATACGATAACGTTCTTCTTCTGTATTGCCGAATATACGCGTCCATGTGTCACCAGTGAGCCTGTACACTCCTTTTAGATCAGAGTCGAGTATTTCGCTAGTACGAGGATCAAACCCCACCTGCGCGACCTCACCAGTGATTAAAGCAAATACTTCACCATCAACCGCATCCAACTTATAACAAACTGCTTTGGGGCTACCGGTAATATTTGATGTCCAAGAATCAAACAACTTTTCACCGAACGTAGGAGACAAAGGATCTGTATCAGTTGGTGCGTTTTGCGTTTTAATTCGTTGTACTTTATCGCGAGCCACCACATATACGTATTCTTCAGTTGATGCAATGGATTCTGTTATCTTTGATAAAGCCGCTGGCAATCGAGCATATGAGCTGAATAACTCAACGTCATACCCAAGATTAAGTTGATCACCGACTTTTGCGAAAGTTACATCTTGTGAACTAAACTTAACATCATCCGCGGACCAGCGAACATCAGTTGATTGTCGACCATAGAAAATGCGGTCTAGCCCCAACAAATATGTGGTTGTGGATGTTTGATAGAAAACAGTACGAGACAATGGATATCCAACACGATCATTCAGTAATTTAACAGCTTTCCAGTTTTGACCTTTGTCATTTGACACTTTAACAATTGGTTGATATCGTTCAAACAGATATAGAATGCCATTGGACTCCATTAAGTAAACTCGATCAATATCAGTACAAACCTTTTGAATGTCTTCTTGGATTTCATGATATTCGTTTTCAAAAAGAATATGGTTTTGAATACTGCTAATGTCTTCGTAGTGAGGGCTGTACTGGAATGATTCCCCCATTAAAGCCGCGTATACCACATCACTGTTAAAATCAACGTATGACTGGTTATTTTTTACAAATTTTTCTTGAATGAACTTAGTAATTAAATTGAGTTCACCCATGGTTTCAAAAGTATAAGCATTTTGAGTGAATGACTGAAACTCCTCAGTTTCAACCCATTCAGAAGGAGTAAACCCTTCAGCAGTAACTCCGACACGCATTTTATAATATGTATTTGGTTTGAGCTGAGAATAAAAATATTCTGCCTCTGTTGTGTACGGGAGTTGATTCCAGCTAATCCCTGTTAGAGGGTCACGTGTTTCAGTGACCTCAACTAAGTAGAAAAAGTTAGAACCCACATTGTCCCAGCGAATCTGTACATCATTAGCAGATAACTTAGTAATAGTTAAACTGGTTATTGTAGGTGCTTGAACGGTCATTGTGTTACCGCCTCCATAATAATGTTGGTATATTGTGGTCTGATATCATTTTCAAACACAATTAACGACCCATCTTTTGTAAAGATATTGTCATCAACAGGGTCAGAATACAATTCAATAGTTTGGACTTCAAACATGTCAGATGACACATTAATTGCGCCAATATTCCAATAGATGAAATCTGATGGATAGTTGACTTGACCGATTTCAAAATAAAGTGTTTGTGCCCCGATAACGACTCGATTAAAGTCATCGCCCAAGTAAGGTTTAACGTATTGAGTTTCTTGAACGTCACCTGGGATAAACGGCCCAATTACAATTTTGCCTTGTCCTGATGCATCTGCATCGGTAGCTAGAATACGTACTTGATACGGATCGTTATTGTTGCCTGGTGTAAATGGAAATTCATTTGTATAAAGCGAGCGAGGCTTGACAATATTGTTGAACTTAATACCGGACTCAGGAGTCATATAAAAGTTCTGTATTTCTCGAACCATCTCAATACTTGCGGTGGAGCCAATGATCGAGTGATCTGTATTGTCCACGTAATTTAGCATTTTTGACTTGGCAAATGATTTATTAAACAGTTCTACTTGGTCTGTATAATATTTATCAATTTGATCAATTACTTTACTTTGTAACCATTGCTCAGACTCCTGCAATTTATTAATCGCATAGGTCACCTTAACATTATGTTTAATGAAAAGATAATCAGGAGAAATCGCGGTCGGGGTAATTGTGGAAACATTGTAATCTTTCAAATAATTTTCGATATCTTCACGTTGTACAGCGGTTAAGTAAAGACCTGATTTAGGTTTAATTGCAATAAATGCGTATCCAGGTTTGTCTTTATCGGTAAAAGTTTGGACCGCTTGTACAATAGATCCAAAACGAGACGAGACAAAACTATCATAATCTGTTGCAGTTACACAACGCATTTGAGTCTCTTGCTTAACTACTGCAAGTTCGCGGATACGTTCAATGTCCTCAGGATCTCCACCACCAGTCGCACCAACATAGTCTGGGTCATTATTAGGATTTTCTATTACTTGATCCACAGTGATGTACTGGAGCGTATCAGCATACGTGAATTCTTTCGCACCATTTGATTTAGAACCTTCGGTACGGATATATTCAACTACAATTGAGCTGTTTTCAACTGGCTTAAGACCCCCTACATAGTTTCCTTCTAATGCGCCATTTTCAATTGTGGTTGATTGTTCACCTTCACCAAAGTAAACCTCAGTGAATCCATCAATAGTTTCGCGGACATAGTAGATCGTACTGATTGATCCAGCGTGAACCATTGACTTGCGGGTCCAGTCGGTCCAGCGTGCGCCGTCAACAAATACACGAATCGTATCGCGATCAATATTGGCATCGCGTACAATGATAGGTTGGTTACGAGTGAAAAGCATTTCTGTACGAACAATACGGCCCTGAGATAATCGAACAGTAGGCATATACTGATTATTGGTATCTTTTACTGCAACAACATCCTCAGTTACAACAAATGGATATGGCTCAGCCGATGTATCACGAGCATATGCCAAGAATTTAGTGCCTCGCGCAATAGTTACACTTTTTGGCTTTAATGAATGACTAACTTTAAGCAAAATGTTGGTTTGTGATGCACTCATCGAATCGGGAAGATATGATTTATCCTGAGCAGCTTGTACTACTGATGAGCGCAGGTTAGCCGTACGGATGAAGCTTTCATAAACTGCAGTATTGGCAAATTGTTGGCCGTATAAAATACTGTATGATAAAAGATCTAAAAGTACGTTAAGTCTAGATCCCGCAAAATCAAAGTCTTTGAATTCATCTTGACCCTGTAACCAGTTGATAAGATCGGCTTTGATCTCTTGGAATGTACCACCAGTGAACACTTCAGGGATTGCATTTACCGCTCGGATTAATTGACCGTGAATTGGGTTTTGTGTTGCCATTTTCTATCCTACGAATAATTTTGGGCTGCCCATTGCAACCATGTCGCCACAAGATATACTGTCGCCGATCATAATTGCAGGTTTACCCTGAATGAATAATTTTGATTGTGAAGGAATTGTTGTGCCTTCGTGACCTCGATGAGGGATAATGGGATCGCCTGCTACTATAACAGCCAACCCATCAACAAACATTTTTGATTGAGTGGCTACTAGTTGAGTAGGTTTTGCTTTCCCGTGACCCGTTGTCATCGCGCCGTTATATGTTACTGCTGCCATAACGCATCCCTCAATGCCTGAGCATACAAACTGTAGTTGATGTCGACCGGTAGTATGTATTCAATCGTCTCTGATTGCTCACCACCGCCAGTTGCGATATCGGTATAGGTTATATTAACTCTTAGGTTATAGTTCCGTATAGAGCCAACCGGTGGCGAATATGAGTATATATCAGCATCTTCTGGCACATCCTTAAATTGAGAGGTTGAACCGTAGTCCATCCCGTCTCTATATTTAAGGCCTTGATTTGGGAGGTCAAAAACTAAATTGAACACACCATGTATTTTATTGCCCGTTACCGTCACCGTATCAGGGAAATCAAGGAGAACAATATCAATTGTGGTATAATCACCAATAAACTCAATGTCAAATTGTTCACCTTCCAATACAGGTTCTAATAAAGGACCTTGTGGGTCTAATGTCATTGGATATCCACCCTTGATGCCGTAATAGAATAAGCTCCGCCCATTTCTTGAGTAAGTGCAGACATTTTCTGATTAACAGACCCGCCCACTTCCCAGTTAACTCCGCCACCGACTTCCCAATTGAGACTGCCTCCAACCTTCAGTGAATAATCACCGTTCACGTCAGTAGTCGCATTTCCTTGAACTCCAATATCAGCAGTTCCTTGTACATTGATCTTTGCAGATCCTTGTACATTAATTGACCAGTCGCCTTGTATAACTTCGGTTCTACTACCATGAATTGTTAATGTAGAATCTGCCCCAACAGTGCGTTTTGAATTGCCTACTGTGTAAAGTGTATCATCGCCGGCAATACTGCGTTTTAAGTTTGACGCCGATTCATATCGGGTTCCATCGACAATATTGTATTGGTCACCTACGACTTTATCTGTTTTCCGACCATCCGCCGCGGTTTCGGTATAAGTGCCAGTTGGATGCATGATACGGTACCGCTCATTGCCAGGAGTGTCATCAAACTCTTGGACATGTCCTGACTCAGACTGATACACGTGCACGTATGGATATTCGCCTTTGTATGAACTGGCAGGTTCAGTAAACATCACTAATGAATCGTCATCAGGAATTTCAGCTGACCAGTCGATGTCATCCCAGTTGTCAGGGATATTATTCAAAAATGATTCGGCATTATTAACTGGTGCGACAAGAGTACCTCGAGCGGTTTTAGTTGAGGCTTTAACCCCGTATGAACTTAAGTTGCCACTAAGGATGATTAATGATACACGTTGGGCTCGACCTGGGGTCTGACGAGCCCACAATGAATTCATAAGAGATGCACGAGCGGCTTTCCAATTCTGTGCTGCAATTAGGGCCAACGAATTACTGAAGTTTGCCAATCCACCTACGCCTAACTGGAAAGCCATATTTTCTAAGGCCATCTGACGAGATTTATTACATGATGCTAAAGCCGCAGCAATCTTTTTATTTTTGCGCATCGATTTTTGAATTCGAGCTAAGTCATCCTCAAAAAGACGAATAATTTCATCGTGTGAAATAGTAGGTCTTGACCCTGATACAGATCGTCCCAATTGCCGACTTAGTGCAGCATTGATCTGGCCTGAATCACGAGTTTTAGTAGCTAGAATTAAATGCCCGATTCCAATGGTGGGGAATCCTAACTTATCCCAATAAAGCTGATTTTTGACACCTTCATCACGACGTAGCATAGTGTCCATTGTCATAGAGGGATTATTATCGGGTGTTTGCTGATCCCAAGGTTTACCATCGGGGGCAAGGCCTGTTCCAAGATTTGCGTCTTGTATTGCATTAGCGTCTGCCCCTTGTCCAGATTCAGTGCCAATGCCAAGTGGGTTGGTATCATTACCTTCACTATACTGGCCCGTAGGATCACTGAACCCTTCATTAGGATTTGGCGAAACTAACATTTTTCCACTTATAGATCCAAGCACAATACCATTTGTTTTATACTTATCAAGCCAAAGACCAAATACATGAGAGCCCTCAAGCAAACCTGTATTAGATGAACCAACACCATTTTTTGATGCTGATGTGGCCGGCATGCAAATGCTCATCCAGGGGAGATCTTCAACTGGAATGCCTTCAATATCGCCTTGGATGCGAGAAAATGGATGCACACCCATAACACGAACTTGCACACGGCCGGCCATATTTGGGTCCATCCGATTTTCAACTACACCACTAAAAAATTCTGGGTTAGAGTGTTGCATTAACATTAGTTACGCTCCAATTCCTTGATGAAGTCAGATAGAAATTGTTCCATATCCGACGGATTAATAATTTTAATTTTTCTCAAACGCTCATTTTCTAATATTGCAGCCTCGCTATAACTGACTGCAGCAAGAGGTCCTTGATATTGTCTGTGATCTTGACTAATGTCACCTTTATCAAACCATTGGCCTGAGCCAGGTGCAGATTCAACTAGATTGTAATATCGCTCGCCCTTTATATCCAAATGATATGCTACGCCTGGTTCGGGATGTACTTGGCGCACTGATTGATAAACAACCTGTTGTGGTTTGATCCACCCATGATAAGGGTCATACACGTTATTACACATCAAAAGCACCCAGTATAACTGAGGGTTACCGTACAGTGTATTGGCCAACTGTTCTGGACGTGGAGCACCTTGTATATTGAAACTCATCAAACGATAACGTTTTGCAACAGTATTGAAATACGATTGGTAGTTACGAAAAATCTGAGTCATCAATACAGGAGGGGCATTTGGATCTACTGTCTTAGCAGCGTACTGAATTGGGTTATAAAATGATAAAAGCATGACTACTCCTTTTTATATATTTAGTAAATAGAATAAAGGAGAAATTTATGGCTTACTCTGGCAAGTACGTAGTTAAAAACGTACACAAATATAGAGGGGATTATACAAAGATCACATATCGATCAACGTGGGAAAAATTTATGATGGAACATCTTGATTCTAATCCCAAAGTAATTCAATGGAATAGCGAATGCGTTATTATCCCCTACTTCTCAACGGCAGACGGTAAAAAACGACGATACTTCATGGATTTTTATGTCAAGTATAGACTTGAAGATAACACAATCCGAGAATTCTTATATGAGGTTAAGCCTGATAAAGAAACCAGACCACCAAAACCTCCTCTTAGAATGACTAAGACCACTAAAACCCGATATTTAAATGAGTTGTATACATTCAAAGTTAATAAGGACAAGTGGTTGGCCACAATGCAATTCTGTGAAAAGAATAAATATACATTTAAGATACTGACCGAACATAATCTAAAGCAATTTGGATTTAAAGGAGCTGTGAAATGACAATTAGTAGACAGGAGGCAGACTGGATCCGCCTCGGAGTTGAATTGGCACAAGCTAAAAAGAAAGGCATGTCCAGTAAGGTATTTGCCGAATCAAAGGGCATAAACTACAGTACGTTTACCAAGTCAATGTCTAGATACCAAACTAAGATCAAATTGGCGGTACGGGCAGACGAACTATTACAGAAACCGACAAATAGGCTGACCCAGGCTGATAAAAACCTGATTATGATTAACTCGTTTCGACAATCCGTGCGAGAGAAGATCAAGAATGACGGTGCAGCATCAAATACTAAATCTCAAAAATGGTTCGACAAAACAATTAAAGACGCTGTACGTGGCCATAAAGTGTCTAAGCCCGCGTCTGGAAAAGTATATGCTTTTGCATATGATGCAAAGTATAAAGATACATTACCGTATTGGGACCGATTTCCGCTTATTGTATGTTTAGGGTTTGTTAAGTCGCCAAAGTCTGGTACTATTCTGATGCAGGGATTGAACATGCACTACGTGCCGCCAAAGGCTAGACAGGAATTTTTAGAGAGTATTCTGAAGTATTCCAATACGAGTGTGATTAGTAACAAGACAATGTTGAAGGTGGATTGGTCTAAAGTAAAAAATTTACCTGGCGCAGACAAGATGATTAAGAATTATCTACCATCTCATATTGTCGGAACAATAACTGAAATTAAACCCAGTGATTGGTCAAATGTTGTACTAATGCCGTTACAAAGCTTTATGTCTAAAGGTAAGCGTTATTCTTCTCAGAAAGTATGGGGTAAAAAGTAAGTTCGCAAGCTCACGGCTTCGCCATAAAGGTCGTTGGTAGGTTTTGTATATCTACCGGCGGCCAAAGTAATAGGGTGAGGGGCAAAGCGTTGCTTTATTATAACGTCAGTTTTTCAATGCAAATGAGAGTGTAAAATATTTTTTATTCATTTGTACATTTATTAATCTATCCCGGCTTAAAGTAATGGTCCTAAGGGGCAAAGCGTTGCTTTATTATAAGGGCACAATATTGAAGCGAAAGGTATGTCATTAAAGAATTTAACCAACACAACGAATTTTGTACTAGATGTCCCAGATGCAGGAATAACTGAGGCCTTTACAGGCAACGTTCAATCTGCTTTGATTCCAGGTGTTAGAATACCAGTTACAGATACTCCAACCGGTACACGCGGCCTAGGCCGAGCAAAATTACCAGGATCGACTTTTGAGTTTGACCCCTTGGTATGCCGTTTCATCATCGATGAAAATTTAAAAACTTGGGTTGAACTATATCGTTGGATGCTATCTATTAATAACTATCTCACTCTTGAAAACGAGGGATGGGAGGAAGGTGTTTTACCAAAATTTATTACTCTACATATTTTGGACAATACCAAATCCAATATTATTATGAGTATTCATTATTATGGTGCCTGGATTTCAGATCTAGGTGAAATTGAATATAACTACACCGAAGAATCTGATGTGTCAGTTACATGTATGGCCACATTTCAATATAAGTATTTTGAAATTGTATATAACGGTATCGCAGTTAAACACCGTGGCACTATTCATGAACATGCACAAAAGAGAATTGATAATCGGTAGACGAGGACAAAAATGATTATTGGAATCCACGGAATTAAACGATCGGGCAAAGATACTGTTGCACAACACATTATGCAGAATCATCCTGGTTTAGTGCAAGTTGCATTTGCGGATGCTATTAAAGAGGCACTTAGTGCATCGTTCCATACATATGGAATTGACGAGCTGACTGGGTTAAACATCATCCTTGATGATTTTTATGAAGGGGGTCGTTACGATCGAGACAACTTTGATCTCGGTATTTCAAATGCCTCTGCCCATTTATGGTTACGATCCGCCTTAAAAGTATTGCGTACAACATATCCGGATATTGAATTACGTATCCCTGATGATATTAAATTTGAATCTCGTAAAGTGTGGACCATTCGAATCTTAATGCAGGTCTTGGGCACAGACATTGTAACCAAATATCATCCTGACTATTGGGTCAAAATCACAATTTGTGATATCGAAACCATTATTAAAAATGGCCATCCCGGTGTAATTGTTTCAGATGTGCGTTTTGATAACGAAGCTCAAGCGCTTCGAAATATTAATGCTAAAATGATATTCTTGCAACGTGAAACCGGCAATACAGATAATCACTTGTCTGAACAAGGTTTAACTCCAACTGATAGCGATGTACTGATTATAAATAACGGTACATTAGAAGACTTATACAACAAGGTAGATCAATTAACATGAGCAATCAAACTCCAGAACAAATCGTCACTGAATTAAAAGCACAATTGTTTGATGTAGGTCAAGTCAACCATCAATTAAATGCCCAGCTTCAAGAAACTCAAGGGGTTCTGCAAACAATCGCGCAGACTTTAGCTCTGACCCCCGATGAAAATGGGCAGATTACGTTTGATCAATTAATTGCGGCAGTCACTGATCTTATCCCTCAACCTGTTGAGCTTGAACAAGGTGGCTAAAGGTACTTATGCCTCGGCCCATTTTAGTGACTCTACACTAAATCAGCTTGAAAAATTTCAAAGGGAACTCGGATTGTTAAATCCGGTTCCTCGTGAAAAGTTACATTGTACCATTTGTTATTCACGAGTAGGTATTCCGTTTAGACCGCTTAATAATTATTACGCTGGTATTTCTGGTGAGCTAGAAATTTGGGATACTAAATACGGACGAACTCTGGTACTCAAGCTTAATTCTGATCAACTTAAAGAACGCCATGAATACTCAATGATCTTGGGTGCAACATATGACTTTCCTGAGTATACTCCTCATATTACTTTGTCCTATAACTTAGGTGGACAAAAGATTAATATTGAAGGTGGCATCTATATTGACTTGTTTGTTGATCATGAACGAGTTGAAGAATTGGATGATAATTGGTCAGACGATAAATAATTTTTTCAAAGCGTTGTACAAATGAGTTTTTTATGATATTATAACCTCATACCAAGTGAGTATCTAGTTATGAAAAACAAATGTTTAAATGCTTTGAAAAAATTGCGTAATATAGTGTTTGTAGCATCGTTACTGATGGTACTCATCGCGGTCGTATTTGGCGCAGTAATGACCAATGCGGAAATTCAATCATTGGGTAAGAATGCAATTTATGTATTTTTATTCGGTGTTTTACTCGAAGCCATTCGCTTCTGTTTCACAAATGTGAAAATCTCAATCCAAATCAAAGGACTCTAAAATGGCTACTCGTATCTCTATCGTTGTTTCTGCTGATATCCCACAAAACACTAACGTTGCTCGCTTTGCACTTGACGCAGCGAAAATTAAAGGCGTATTACAATTTGTAAACGGTCAAACTGTTGTTGAATTTGTTGATGGCCGTGGTCGTCTACAACTAGTCTATACTGACACAAGCTTCGACACTATTATGGATGCAATCGAACAAGTTGATGCTGAAAATGCAGTAAAACTTGAAATTGCTCTTGGTGCACAAGCATAAAAAATTCGGCTACCTCGTAAGAGGTGGCTTTTCAATAAGTTCGGAGTGTAGCTCAAGTTACCGCGGCAGGGATTCGACTCCGATCATTTCGTTCTTATTGAAAAGCCACTTGGCTTCCAGGTCTACCTCTTGGACTATTGTGTTATGATTAAGTTCATAATACGACCCAAGACGAAAGTGACCTGGAATAATTACTGGTCAGAAACCACTTAGCAATGTAACTGATCAACCTCCGTGGGACATACGTCCAGTATCACACGGATTTTATTTTGGGTGTGAATGTGACTCTTTTAGAAACTCTTATTTTTAAAGCTACGCACAAGAAATTGGCGTATATTTATTCTTCGCGAGAAGAAGCGTTCTTGGCCTTTGCTGCAATGACTTATTCTGTTGCTGAGCTTGGTGTTCAAGTACAAGTTGATTTCGATCGATTTGTTATTATTAATAAGCGTTGTCGTTACGAAGAGCATTTTTTGTCTAACGATTGTTTTATTGAATCTAAAGAACAGTTTTTCCGTTGTTTAGCATATTCTCCACTATGTGAGAACGCTTCGGAAAAATATTATTCAATTAATGTGAGAAAATTATGAAAATTGAACTTCTTTATGTATTCATTGGTCTCATGACCATAAATACTGTTCTAGGTTGCTTGGTATGTTCGGCCTTAGATAAAATGAATCCTTCCAATATGGAAGAATGGACAAAACATGTCCGCAAAGCGATTTTAGTTCTGTTGTACATGATCGCAGTAGTTGAAGCAATAATGTTAGGTGCATATATTGTGCTTTACAATAATAACTTGTTATAAAACAAGGGCCTATAGCTCAATTGGCAGAGCAGCGGACTCATAATCCGTTGGTTTCAGGTTCGAGTCCTGCTGGGCCCACCAGATTAATTGCGGTTGTAACTCAGATGGTAGAGTGCTGTCCTTCCAAGTCAGATGTCGCGAGTTCGAATCTCGTCAACCGCTCCAAATACCAAGGTGGAAGGCGCTGCCTGGGTCGTATATGGTTCGATTCCATTGAAAGAATGGTTCACGTAAATCCGCACAGTGCTAAGAGGTTTGAATCCTCTACGTGGTGTCATGGTAGAATGGTCATACGGCGGATTGCAAATCCGCGTCGATACTGGTTCGAGTCCAGTTGACACCTCCAAAATTATGGAAAGTAAACTGTCATGGGACATGCACCGCCTGCTAAGCGAGTGGACTGAGAAATCGGTTGAGGTTCGAGTCCTCTTCTTTCCGCCAAAATTAGCCGAGAGTCTTGTTGCAATTGCTCCCCTCTCGGATATATTATGAGGAATTTATTATGTTAAATGAAGTACAGCGACAATACTTACGTACATCGTGTTTAGTTTTAACCGATGATGACTTTCGCGAAGCGAATACTCTTGATGACATTTGCACCGATAATGTACGTTATACTGTAGAAGATATCACGCATTCTTTAGTTGTAATATATGCGGGTGCATTAGGTCAAAAAGTTTTAAAGCTTCGACCGGCGAAAATTACAAGAAAACAATTGGTAGAATTAGAATGAGTCCAGTGTTTTCAAATTTCGGTCGAGCTCCTGTTCACTTTTCAGGTCATGCAAAACAACGAATCGTTCAGCGTTTCAAACTTTTCATGTCAAAATATGAATTGACTAATCCTGTAGTTTTTCTACGCAATGACTTCGCCACTGCTACAATTAATATGGCTAGTCATATGTCTCCGGGTAAAGTTAATATGCGGGACTCTCGATATGGGAAAAACTCCTTTATCGCTAAGTCAAAGCACATTGCGTACTTCGGAAACTACTACGAAGACACGGGCGTTATCGTAATTAAGTCACTTATTCACATAAAAGACTTAGGTCATTGGAATAAAAGGAAATCAAAATGAAGTATCAAATTTATTCTACCATTGGGCATTATTGCTCAGGTTGTGGTCAAACTGTACGTTATTTCCCTTGTCCAAATTGCGGTTAAACTTAATAATCCCTCTCTGGCCGAATGGATTAGGCATCGTAGTTCTATTGCGATTTATACAGGTTCGAGTCCTGTGAGGGGGTCCATTTTTGCGTTATAAATAAACGTATATTGAGTGTGTAGGAAAATTGGTAACCCCAGCGGATTGTAAATCCGCCGCCGCAAGCACTGACCGTTCGACTCGGTCCACACTCGCCATGTTCATATCGTCCAGCGGTCTAGGACGCCAGCCTTTCACGTTGGTAACCGGGGTTCAAATCCCCGTATGAACACCATGCCGTTATAGCTCAGATGGTAGAGCAGGCGATTTGTAATCGTCAGGTCCTGGGTTCGAATCCTAGTGACGGCACCAGATTATTCCTCAGTAGCTCAGTTGGTAGAGCGACGCACTGTTACTGCGTTGGTCGTACGTTCGAACCGTACCTGGGGAGCCAATTGTTAAGATTGTTTCTAGGCATTGATCAGCCGATGATGAACACAATCTGGGGCCTTACGAACCTTAGTCGGTTTGGAGCAACCCTAACAGTATGTGACCAATGACCAGGTTGTGCTTGCACGTAATTTGCTTTCCTGGTAGGCACATTTAGATTATTTCGTTTAGTGATTTATGATCATTAACCGACATAATTTGTAAAATCCGTTATAGCGTGGACTAATAATCCAGGCCGTGTTTAGGCAATCCCGGGAAGGGTAACTTGTCTAGCGTAAGATTTCCTCGTTGAGGTTTAATTAGCTAATAATGGTAAGGTGGCAGAGTCTGGCTTATTGCGGTGGTCTTGAAAACCACTGACGCTTTCGGGCGTCCCTGGGTTCGAATCCCAGTCTTACCTCCATATTGTGAGTATTTTTATGTTTGGTCTATTTAGAACAAAACCTGGCCTTGTTATTAAACACTGTCATAAAACATCACTTGAAGTTGTTCAACAACTTCGTAATCATGGATTTAACTGCATTGAAGAACAATATTCAAATGCCCCAGTTATACGTGAACCCGTTTTATACTGTGGTAAGTCTTATGATGTTTTTTATTTGCCCCATGGCAAGTTCCGAATAGTACGCATTGACAATAAAGTACATATTACCGTCGAGTAGCTCAGTTGGTAGAGCATCGGACCGATAATCCGGTGGTCGCTGGTTCGAATCCAGCCTCGACGACCATTTTATCTCTCATTAGGGCAGTCTGGTAGCCTACTTCTTTTGGAAAGAAGATGTCGTTGGTTCAAATCCAACATGGGAGACCAATTTTAGTCTAAGTGTAGAAATACACTTCTTGAGACTCGATGAACTTACCATCGAGCTGTTGTTATAGTTCAACAGATCAAAAACTAATAATTGTCGCATGGTGTAACGGTAGCACCACAGAATTTGACTCTGTTAGTAAAGGTTCGATTCCTTTTGCGACTTCCATTTTTTAAGTGAGTATAAGATGAGTTTATATGAATCCGAGCTCAAGAAAGATTTTAGCCTAGTTCGTTATCCAAATCGAACAGTTAAAATACCCGGTATTTTAACTGGGCACCGTTCATCAAAACCAGATATTTCCAGTCCAATTGGGCATAGAGTATCAAATGAAACAAGCGCTACTGATCATGTGACCCGTCAAAATCAATGGGTTGCTACAAGTTTATGTTTGATGTAAAATTATAGATTCGTAGCTCAATCGGAAGAGCACCCGCCTGTCACGCGGGAGGTAGCGGGATCGAAACCCGTCGGGTCTGCCAAATTGCCAATTGCGCACATGGCATGTGGATTGCAGGAAATCCACGGATTTAAGTTTAGCATGACCAATCAGTCCGTACTTAAATTCAAAAACCCGTCCAAATTATTGCGAGGTAACTTCAGCCTGGTAGAATGAGAGGCTCATAACCTCTTACGCGCACGTTCAAATCGTGTCCTCGCTTCCGGTAGTTTAGCTCAGTAGGTAGAGCAGCGGAATCATAATCCGTAGGTCGGTGGTTCGAGTCCACCAATTACCACCAAATTATTGCATGAGTATAAATATCCTTGTAACGTTACAATTCGAGGATACTCATGCATTTTTACACGTACAAGATTACCAACTTGATAAATGGTAAAATTTATGTCGGAGTTCATAAGACCGCAAATCTTGAAGACGGCTACATGGGCTCAGGTAAAATTTTAAAAAGATCTATTTCAAAACACGGTATCGAAAATTTCAAGAAAGATATTTTGATGATGCACGATTCTGAAGAAGAGATGTTTGAAATTGAATCTTTAATTGTTGACCAGGATTTTATTGATCGTTCTGATACTTACAATATTAAATTGGGTGGACAAGGCGGTTGGGATCATCTGAATAAAGACGCTCAAGAAATGAGTAAAAGAGCACGTCTTGCTGGAAATGCACGGCAGCGGAAAAGGTTGGAAATACCAGGCTATAACGAAAAGTTTATTTCTAATATGAGCTTATCTGCTATAAAAATGTGGACTAACCCAGGGTATAGAGAACTTGTTTCAAATTCAATAAAAGATGCTTTCGATAAAAACGGTCACCCGTGGTCGGGACGAAGACATAAGCCTGAATCGATTGAAAAAGTCAAGAAAACCTTTACAGAAATAGAACATCAGAAAGGCGAAAAAAATTCACAGTTTGGTAAAATGTGGATTCACTCTTTAGAAGAGCGAAAATCTACTCGAATAAATAAAAATGACCCTATTCCGAAAGGTTGGATTAAAGGTCGAAAAATGTTTAAATAATTAAGGGTCGTTAGTGTAGTTGGAAACACTGCGGATTCCAAATCCGCCATCGAGGGTTCGAGTCCTTCACGGCGCCGCCAAATTATGTAGAGTCTGCTCACAGAGGGATGTGTCCCGGGACTGTAATCCCGGCGTCGTGGAATGAGTAATCCGGAAGAAAGTTCTTGGCTGAGGTGGTTTGATTCCACTGCTCTACACCAAATAAAAAAAGACCTAGTGAACTTACCACTGGGCAAAATAAAAGGCCTCAATTGAGGCCTTTGTTCTATCTGGAATTAAGCAGTGCGGTGTGCTTTACGATAATCAGAAGCATAAGATTGAACAACTGCTTTTGAAAACCCATGATCAGCAATAAGTTTTTCAACCATTTTGCGGCCTTCTTCTTTATTGCTCATATCGATAGTAGCAAACGCATCCCAGCAGATTGATTTAGTAGTTCCTGAAGCAGTTTTAGATGCAACCGTTCTAACGTTATAGTTAACCATTTCAGCTTCGATGGCAGTTAGGATAATTTCACGACTTTGCTTGTTGTTAACTTTGAGCTCTGGGTTCATGCTTTTCGCAATTTGAACCAATTGAGTAACGCTAAGATGTTGTAACATATCAGCACGTACTGTAATATCAGATTCAACAGCCGGCGCATTTGTTAATTCAACAACAGCGAAGAACATGTTTAAAGCAAAGAATACGTTGTTTGTGTTTAAAGTTTTCATAATGTTTTACTCAGTGTTTGTTTGGTATGAGTTCATTATGTCCAAATTCAACTGGGTTGTAAACCCCCTAACTGAAAATAATTCAATTATTTTTCCGGTAATTAGTCTGGCCGGTAAATCAGGTCCGTGTGAGGTGATGATCCAACGATAAGACTAAATACATCAAGTGAGGCAGCAGCTCACACGTATTTTTGCAGAAGTGCTATTCATAAGGAGATAATTATGAATTACTTACAAGACCACCTGGATACAGTCCAGCCCCGTATGGAAACCAATTTAAAACAAATGTCTCATTTGGTTGATCGAGAGCAAGCATTATTTGAATTACGCACTACAATATGTTCCGCGTCTAGACAATATGGTGCAACTCGGGCACTTGCTGAGATATTCAACCCCAATACTGATTTATTTGTTGGAATGAATTTACGTATGGTTGAAGACTTCCAGCGTAGATTGGGACATAAGAAGTTTTTATATTCGACTATTAATACAGTTAATACGGATGGGCTTCGCGGGCGACAAGAAGTTAAAAGCATGACTCGTATTTTTATGGATGTGTCCATGTCATCTATGTTGGGACGCAATACTAAAATAGTACGCCGCACTATGCAAATGCTTGATGAATTCATGGCATTATTAGGTAATCCTAATGTTATTTTTGTGGTGGTATAATGATGAATGTTTTAGATGCTTGCGATATACGAGTGGAATGGTACCGAACTGGACGAGCTTGGACAGAATTAAATAGAGCCCCTACTGGATGCCGATTAACGCATATCCCGTCTGGTTTAACTGCTTGTTGTGGGACTGAACACGGCTCAGTCAGAAATAAAAATGAGGCTATGTCTCGCCTTGAAAAACGTGTTGCCGCCTGGTTAACAGAACAGATTAAAACAGTCTGAATTCCATATTATAAGTGAAACAAAATCTTAAGGTCCTTCGGGCCGTTTTTCGTTTTAGGGTTTTACGTTTTTATTTTTATTGGTTTAATATTGTCCTAAATTAATGAGGAATTTGTTATGTATACAGAACGCCAAATTTACCCATCCGATTTCTATAAACTTCCGGATGTAAGTAAAAAATCCAAATATCACTGGTTTTATTGCGTGTCTTAATAATGGACAAAAGCGTTATGTCTCTATTCAAACGATGCCCACCTGGTCGGTGGTCAATTTGTTGCCTGATCTGAAAATGGATCATAATGATATTAAATATATTAACGTAGGTTATACCTTTGACCCTAAAATCAATTTGGGTCCGGATATTGTATATGACCCGCCGTTTAGAATAAATCAAGACCCTATTTTAGAACCGGGGAAATACTTGGTTAAATATATTAATTCCGATATGGATTATGACTATGCCATTTATGAAGTATACTCTTCTGCAGGCGACCCCACAGCGTCAATGCTCGGAATGTTTCACTTTGATCTAGACGGTTATATGATACTCAACGCAAAGAAATTACGAGGATAACATGGATAATACAGGATTTTTAATTAGTCTCTTTGTTGGGTGTTTATTGATCATTTCGGCTGCAGTTTGTATATGGCCAAGTAAACGCCATCCTAAAGATTTTCACACGGCTTTAACTCATTTTGTGATTGGTGCCGTACTCATATTTTTATCAATTTTAGGTATCGTATCATGAAATTTAAATTAATTGCATTATCATTTTTATTGGTGGGCTGTACAAATACTCACGTTGACCTTTCACATAGTTTCAGTGACGAAATGAATGAAACTCCCGATTCCAATTATGCTGGACTTGGTACTGATTTTGTTACCGCTGAGCTTGAGCCATTGATGGACAAGTATGGTAAAGATTACCATAAGGCCGCAAATATTTGCCATGAACGCTATGCCAGTTCTTTAGACCAAAATTTAGACTCATCCACCGAGGAAGGTGCAAAAATTCTTACTCAGTATTATTCAAACTTAAAATACTGCATTCAAGAACAACTAAACGATTTTATTACTGACGACTGGTCACAGCCTGTTGATTATACATCTGGTATGGATAAATCAAGCCATCGTTACAAAGAGCTCTATGCTACATGCAAAGAGAATAATACAATCCCGGGTGAACCTGTGGATCAATCATCGGTTGACCTCTGCATTTATCGAGCGTACTAATGAATAACAAGCATTACAAGTTACATAAGCGTAAACAATTGATTGCATTTATGAATGATTGCTATAAGTATTGCACCAACAGTACGAAAATCCAATTGAATGCAATTAAAAATAGCCGCCCAAAATGTGAATGGTCTACCAAAGACGCTCACTCTTTATATTGCTTAGTAAAAAATGATTCTCGCATTTGGGACATGAAATACTATTGCATGCTGAATTCTACTTCCCGTAATACATTTGGTCATTATGGCTTAATGACCGTCAAACAGCGAACAAAGGCCTTATCATGAGCATTCTACAAAATATTTTGAATGAACTAACACTTGAACTAACACCAGAGTCTGAATACACTCGTTATTACACTGGCCCAAGTTACATGGATGTTGTGGCAACTCGTATGGTTGCATTGCCGAGTTGTTCTAAAAAATTCATTGTTGAACAGTTAAAGCAGACATTGAATCCTCATACGGATATGTACGTGGGCCCACTGTCAAAAGAGTCTGATAAGTTCGCTGATTCAATTTCACCGAAACTTGCTAGGTTCTCAATTGGTCGACACCACGCAAATTGTTTGAGAGGCCAAGACCTTTCTTATGTCAAACGAGTGTTTATTGACTTCCAGGGTATGTACTTTCAGGATCATACGAACCATAATAAGCGAAATCGTACGATTATGCACTTATACAGCTTAGTTGATCCCGAAGCGATTTTTATTATTCTGTAAATATATTTTTAAACCTGGAACAATTATGAAATCATTCACTGAATTGCATGAATCTGCGAACTTCCGATTCAACGGTAAAAATGTTTCAATGGCAAGCCTTGATCCAACAGTGTCAACTATTATGGTCCCATCGGTTGTTGGTGAAAGCCCGGCTGAAGTACATAATAGTAAAATCTATGTTGCTCGTGGCAAGTATAGCGGCAAAACTGTCCAGCATGTGTTGGAAGTAGACCCTTCTGCATTGGACAAGCTCGTTAAATAAGCAAATGAATAAATACAGGTATTAATACTTTTAGTACCTGTTATGTTCTACTTTACGTATAAAACCACCAACATCAAGAATGGAAATTTTTATGTTGGTGTGCATAAAACGTCAAACTTATATGACAATTACCTTGGTTCAGGTAAAGTTTTAAAAACTGCAATTAAAAAGTATGGTCCTGAAAATTTCCATACTGAGATTTTAAAGGTGCACTATAATCAGGAAGACATGTACAAACATGAAGCTAGCATTGTAACCGAAGAATTTCTGACTAGGCCAGATACATACAATGTTAAATTGGGAGGCAAAGGCGGATTTGATTATGTCAATCAAACACTGTCTAAAGAAGATCGACAAGCCAGATCTGAATATGCTTCTCGTAGATTTCAACTTAAAATGCAAGATCCATTTTTCTATATGGATTGGTATACTAAAATGACTGAGGGCCGCCTCAGGAAAAAGGAAAAATGATGGACTACGAAAATTTATTTTATATCTTTGCTGTTTTTATGGCCATTCACTTTTTATGTGATTATCCTCTGCAAGGTGACTTTATCGCAAAATATAAAGCTCGTTGGGTAAATGATGGTCCAAATGAGTTTTGGTTACATTGTATTACTGCACATGCTGCAATCCATGCACTGCCAGTTTTGTTAATTACCAAAAGCCTATATCTAGGCCTATTCATGTTCGTTACTCACTGGGTAATTGACACATTAAAATGCGAAGGTAAAATTAATTTGCATGTGGACCAGGCATTGCACTTTATTGTGATTGCTATTATTTCCGCATTTTATTATACTGGCTAAAAAATAACCGTAAATATATGGAGAACCCATGAAATATCTATTACTAATATTGGCCTTGGTAGCCTCGCCCGTATGGGCATATAATTTCAGTGACACTCAAATCCAAAATATGCATAAGGCGTATCAATACGGGAAGAAAGTCCCGCAGTCCCGATCTGGCAATTTAGATCGTGGATATATCATGGCTGCTATACTCTGGCAGGAATCTAGCGCAGGTATTAACTGCGGAAAGAATGGTCACGCTGTAGGGCCATTCCAGAATTATATTCCTACCGTTAAAAGTCGCATGAAACAAAACGGTGTCACTAAGACCAATGCTCAAATTGCTGGGGATTTACGCAGCTTTAATACCTCAGCACATTGGGCAAATGTAGAACTTGAGTATTGGCTCAAGGTACATAATGGCAATATAAGCAAAGCCATTGCTTCATATAATGCCGGATGGCAAATTCACAAAGGTCAAGGATACTCTCGTAGTGTTTTAAAGAAGGCCCAATACCTTAAAACTAATAACATATTGAAGGTTGAAAAATGAAGAAAATCGCACTAGCCTTAGCACTGGTATTAACGCCCTTTATGGCAGCTGATGCCAAACTCAGTGCAAATGAAGTTCAAAAAGAAGCAGGCTGGTTTTGCTCAACAAACCGAGAATGCATTGATGTCATCTCATTAGAACTGGAAAGCATGTACTTCCAGGGCCTAAATGAACGTGACCCGGTTACAATCGGAACACTAGTCAATCGCAAACATCGAGAACTATCCGGTTATTGTGAATACGCACCTGAGAAAAAGATGTGTGAAGCTTACAAATCAAAATTAATGTTACAATACATCACAGGATTACTTGATCGATGAAATACCTGGTCCTATTACTGGCTCTATTATCCCCAGTCGCATTTGCCTGGGAGAAAGTTGCGGATTCAACTTACAGCAGTTATGGTACTAAAATATCGGTTGATCGTACAGACTCCCTACCCTTCGCAGAACTGATTTATAATAGTAGGGCTGATGATTTTAAGCTGTATTTTATATCGCGCGATGGTGAGCGAACCACAGCGAATTACGGCATGTTTAACATGCGTTCTTGTGGTACGACAACAACCGGGGCAATTGTCAAGGAAAGTATAAACTCAAATTCAGGCCCCGATCTACATCGGGTCTTTATTGATTGCAAACGACCTATGTTCCTACGCGTATGGAATATGTACAATGAACACACAACGTACAAGTTTGAGAACTTAGGCCCTTTAGAGGAGTCTAAAAATGAATGATAACCCAGTAGGATACATAATCTTCGGCTTAGTTATTATATACTTGGTTTTGTTCCAGGTTCCCAGAAATGGGGGCGTAGATGAATATCAACGTAACGCTAAGTCTATTGCATACGCATATCCAGTCTACGTATCTAACCTGTGCCCAAACCGGTCTGGGCTGGAAGACGTTAAGAATAGTTATTTAAAGACTATTCCGGATAAAGATGTTTCACATAAGAAATGGGTAATTGATAATTTCGACTCCATTTTTATGGAGACCTGCCTGGAAAATGAGAAAAAGATGGTGGATAAATAATGAAGTGGGTAATAATGATGCTGACTATAACTGTCAGTCTGGCCTGTTCGGCTAAGAACCCCGATAAGTTTAACACCTATTTTGAGGGTGCAATGACTGTATATTCCCAATTCGAAAATCCCAGCAAGGACGAATCTGAACGATTCTACGCTTTTGTTAAAAGCAAATGGACCGAAACTAGTTGTAAAAATGACTGCACGGAATGGGGCCAAGTCACAGCCAAGGAATATGTGAAACGTAAAAACATTCAAGTCAAGGAAAAGGATAATAAATGAGTTTTGACTATACGCCAACCATGCATTTGTTGAAAAATGACCGCTTTTACCTAATCGAGGGAGAGCGCGCGCGTTTTCTCACGGAAGTAGGGAAAGAATTCCTGGGTAACTACCCAATTGCAACATTTACAATGCCTGATGGTACGCAATATCGAGCATGGAAGAAAATTCTAAGTTCGACTGTTGAATATAACAAACCATTTCCATTTAACATTGAGTGGCGAAGTCATAGCTGGTATGCAAACCTGCGTGAACAGCCTTACGTCCCAATAACTTAAGAAAAGAGAGCATATGCTCTCTTTTTTCGTTTTAGGGTTTACTTTTTATTTCTATCGGTTTAATATTCTCTTATTCCAACCAACGTGAGAAATAAAATGGTTAATTATATTATCGTAACCCAAATTGTAGGGCAATCTACATTGTCAACCGAGCAGTTTGATTTTGCATTCACTAATCATGTGGCGACCTTCAATGCAAAAGGTATCCCAGCTTCGATCATTGAAACTGTTGATCAAACGGGTGTATGTCAATATGCATTTTTAAATGGTGAAGAACAGCGTGTAGTATTGACCATTATTAAAGGTAATCCGCAATGAAAATTAAAGCTACTTCTTGGCATTACCGTCTTAATACTTCATTCTGCAAAAACTGGGATGAATCGGTTCCCCCTTCACTATGCCCATATGTGCGGGTAACTTTGTATCGTTTAATGGGTCTAGCCGCAATTGCATTAATCACAGCGATTGTCATTTGGTTCCTAGGTACAGTTGCAGTGGGCTTTTTAGGTAATGCAGCCGGTGTGTTTGAAGTTAATACATTATACCTACATTGGTATTCACCTGATATCTGGCCATTGATATTACTTTTGGGCATATTGACTACGGTTTTCATCGTAGGTGGGGTATGTCTTGCGATCGGAATCGTAATTGAATTGAGTGAGGCGATATCTAAATTGATTTATAATCGCAAGTATAACAAATACATTACACATAAACCAAAAGAGCCTGGTCTAGTTCGTTCTTATATCAAAGCTCGTAAGCAGAAACTTTGTCCAATGATTGAGATTGAACATTGAACGGGTGGGGTCCAAGCGATCCAGTATTTGAAACAATGACGTCAACAATTAATGACGCTATTGACTGGGCTAGATTGGACCTGGAATTAAAAGAAAGTAAACCCACTGAAACTCATTGTCTTGATTGTGATAATGAGATTCCAGCAGGACGTAGATTGGCTGTGAAAGGTGTGCAATATTGCGTATCGTGTCAATCCGATCATGATACAAAGCATGTGTCGTACTACAATAGGCGTGGGTCAAAAGACTCACAATTGAGGTAATATGTTTGACTTTCAAAATTTAATCGATGAAGTATCAGCCAAGTTCAAGGCCGACACAGAAGATTTTGCCCTAGCCGTATTTGCCGAAGTTGAAGAATGTATGGCCGAGTATATCCGGCATAATCCTACCCAGGCAAATTGGCAAATTGAAATTGACTCCCGGGACTTGTACAACAGACATCTCCCAAATAAACTTTTGAGCTCTGATGCAGTTGGGTCTGCCCTGATCTGTCACCGAGACCGAACAAATGTAAAATTGGACATATTCACTATTACAACGTGTCGGGAAACCACACGAATCCGTTTTTCAGTAGAGAGAAAATAATGAAACTTATTATGCGCGTACAATTTGGTTCTAAACTATATGGAACTTCAACTCCAGAGTCTGACACGGACTACAAGGGCATTTATATTCCTGAGCCTCGTGACATTCTTATGGGCAACGTTAAAAAGAACATCTTGCATAATACTGCGAGCGATGAAGTAAAAAATACGGCCCAGGACGTAGATGAAGAATACTTCAGCCTTCAGGCATTCCTGGAAATGGCATTCAAAGGCGAAACTATTGCAATTGACATGCTTCATGCACCAGAGAACATGGTCGAACTGGACCCGACATATGGCCATATTTGGACATTGATTCAGAGTCGTCGGCATTTGTTCTATACTACGAGCATGAAAGCATACTTGGGTTATGTCAAGCGACAAGCAGCGAAGTACGGAATCAAAGGTTCGCGCCTTGGTGCGTTACGTACAGTTAAAGATTGGGCTGCTACGTTACCCGAAACAAAACCAGTAGATCTTTATGTGGAAGGTGACAAGCGAATTAAAAATGTGACGTTCCAGGATGGGGTTATGCACCAAGACACATTGATCGGTGATTTCTTTGACCAAGCTCCGATTGATCCGGAGTATGCATTCATGGACACCGTGAACGAAGGTTTGTACTTTAAAGTATTGGGTTCTGCGTATCAAAGTACATTATCGGTGAAGCGATTCAAACATGCTGTAAACCGTAAGTGGAATGATTATGGAGAACGAGCACGCCAGGCCGAGCGAAATGAAGGCATCGATTGGAAATCATTACACCATGCAATCCGTGGTGGGTTGCAATTGGAAGACATTTACACGAATGGTGATATTGTTTACCCGTTACCATATGCTGATTATTTGCTTCAAATTAAACAAGGTATAATTCCGTTTACGGACGTTCAGACACATTTAGATACACTGGTTGAGAAAGTAGATAACTTGGCCAAAAAACGTGCTTTGGATGGATGGCGCGATAAAGTAGACCTTGATTATTGGTACGACCTGATCGAGCATGTATATGCAAAGGAAGTATCAGAATATTTCTTAACTCAACTAGCGGAGAACCAAAATGAGTTCAAAGTTTAAGCACTTCAAATCTGGACAATATATCTGGCTCTGGTCTATGATGACATTTGTTAAAATTGTATCAGTTCGTCATCAAGGGTCAAAGATGGTCCTCTGGGTTCGCCACAAAGACAATGACTTCCCGATGAGCACCATTGATGGCGAAATGTACACTGTTAACAATGGAAATAAGCACTCATCGCGAATTATGCGGGCTACGACCATTGTTGACGTGGTGGCAATTTTGGTCATTGCGACATGTTTATACGTGTGGAAAACACTATGAAAATTAGTAAGAACTCTTGGCATTATCGTTTCATCCAGGCAACCGGGGAAATCCCTAAACACGGTCTATGTGATTATGTTTGGCAAGTGCTAAAACCTCTGGGGGTTTTAGCAATATTATTCATCATTGCAGTGATAGTTACATTTCCTATTGGAGAAACTATCATTACTCAAATGAGTGTAGCTCCAGTTGGAAACCACTGGCTAACTTATCTGGCCTCGGCCATAGTCGGCCTAATTGTGGGTACAGTCATTGTGATTGTTTCTGCAATATTTGTTGTTTGCGCATGCAATCTTAAGGATAAAGTGTTTACAAATAACAAAAACGGCGTTACGATATCATACATCAAGGCGAAAAAAGAAAAGTCTTGTCCTATCATTGAATTTGAGGATTAAATTATATGGATCTTTTCGTAGTTTATATTTCGGATAGCGAAGCCCACAAAGATTTATTATTTGTGGTTCCTATGGAAACAACTGCAATTACTGCTGCTCGTTTCCTGAACGATCAAGCAATGGATGCAAAATTTGAAGACTATCCATATATTCAACAATGGCTGGCTGCACAAGGTATTGATGTTCCTATCTCTAAACTTAAATCAATTGGTCGATACGGTGAATATTTTAAATATGAAAAGATCCAATACATCGCTGGAATTAACTATGACGTCTTGCCTATTGTACAGACATCTAACTGGTGGGATGAGTACGATCACTTTACATCTGATTTTGAACCAGATTACGAACCAATTTCAGATGAAGAATTTTATGATTGGCACTTTGATCATGACCATGGTGTATGGGGAAGTGTGGATCTTAAACATCTGAAAAATGTTGATAAACTGCGTAAATTTGTGAAGCATGAAAATAACCACAAACGCTATGATCCGAAGTTCAATCATCCGGATGTAAAAGAACATTTGCATCAATATGAATCTTGCTCTACCTGGGCCAATAATGCAGGCTTTCGTAAGGCATTGAACAAGCTCGAACGTATGGTTGACAAACATGTACGCAACGGTGGCTGTATGGCCAATGTTTTGGTGTACAAAATTAAAAATTGCTCAGATTACAAACATTGCGCAATTTTCCGTAACGCATCAAAAAATTATATTAACGCTCTTGAACAACCACAAGCGTATTCTTACATTACCAATTGGGAATGGACTATGGGCAAGTATGTTTACAACAATGGTTGTGTAATGAATCCGGATGATGCTCGCAAATATTGGGGTATTTGGTCAACTGAATTTTGAGGAAAACATGGAAAAAATTAAAAATTTAACTGGCAAGTTTGTACTTATCAGTCGACCTGAAATTGACGCCTTCTTGGAACTTCACGAAGTGAAAACCGATCAAGGCGTTGGCAATAACACATTCCAAAGCATGAACGATAAGTGCTATTGGATTAGCCAAATTGTTGGTGTGTTTGATGACCAGCACGATACTAAGTTAATGCAAATTATGGCATTGAACCAAAAGTACGTAGACGAGTTGAACCGAGCTAATGCAAAACGTTTACGCATGAAAAATGCAATTTTATCTTTATTACAGGACTTTGGCGATGAATAACCATACACATGAATGCATCATCCGTGGCGATACAAATGATGGTGATTATATCGATACTTCATTTACATTTAACCCGCATGAGCCTGACCCAATTTTATTCGAAGAGAATAAATTTTTTGATGGCCACCCTAGCGTAGGTACAATGGAATTTCTGAACACATTGGGTACCACTTTATTATTTCCTCGTGAAGATTATCATAATTGGTCCCGACAAGAATATGATAATCGCAAGGCATCAAATGAAACAATTACACACGTGTTTTCAATGTTGTTTGGGGTCGACCTGAACAGCGAAGAATTCCAATCAAAATTTGATGATGATTTTAGTAAGTATGAAGACATTTTTGATACCGCATATGAAGAAATCAGCGAATTACTTCCGTTTGGTGAATTTGGTATTCACACCATTGACAGTATTAAAGTGCGGCCTATTCCACAGGTTGGGCATACAATTTTTGGCTCACCTGGCTACCGTAAAAACAATGCTCGTGTGCAAAAATTAAATAAAGCGGATTTCGCCATATTGATGATTAGTCACGCTGGGGTCAAACAAGTCGCGTTTTATGATACATCGTCAATTCCATTCCGAGTATGCAGCAATTTGGAAAAAGCTGAATGGAAAGTGACTGAAATTACCTCAATTACGCACGTGCTGCAACTTGGTAATGTGATTTGGGTTGCGAACGGTTTTGACATGGGGGCTTTAATATGAAGCGACAAATACTCGATGAACTAACTGCGGCATTCCGTCAAGTGATGCCGCGCACTTCTCATGCTGGTCAACTTACTGCGCATGTAAATCATGTCACGACGGCTTTATTTTCACGATTTGGGTTGCCTCCGAGTAAAACAGTTGAGCGTATTGTTAAACGACATTTGCAATACGAAGGATCTCCTTCAAGTAAGCCTGCGATTTTACTGATTAATAAAAAGTTACAACAAACCATGTGGTTTCGCACGATAGTTGATAACCGACGTATGTCACAGTTTGGTAAATTTGTATGTGGTGAAGCAACAGGACTTCGTGGTCGGTACACACTTAACCATACAAACCAGGCATTTAATTATTTCATGCATCAAGAATTAAATTATCTGATTGCGTCATTCGCAAGAGTGAACCATCGTACTCTAAAGCTTGAATTTAAGCCAGACGGAATTAAGTATGGAGCGGTGTATATTCAGGGATTCAAAGGACCAGGACCGTACACCATCCGAGTATCGCCTGTGAAAATGGAAACACCTCTATCAGAAGTATATGTAATTACCAATACACTGGTTGAATATTTGAAGCAATCCAATAATCTGGATATTACCATTGATCAAAATTCGGCTAATATTGGTGTTATTTTAGTAAAGTCTGCTAATCCATTTATTTCTATGGCTAATGCAGTGGGACCTAAGGCGGGGCCAATAAATGACCCTACTATTTCCGAAGCACCATGTACAGAACCAAAATTAAGTGATAAAATACTCGAGTTGCAAGATAAGTTAAAAACTTATAAAGAACGTACTAACACTTTACAGAAAGAGCAGTCTAAATTGCAAGAGGATTGCCTTCTATTAACCGCACAGATTGTGTGTTTAACTCAAGCCCAAGCCATTATGAACGGTGAATAATATGTCAATGGAAACTTACCTAAACCCAGTAAAACTTGAAGTGGGTCAAATTGTAACTCTGACTGATTTAGGTCGTAAAAATGTTCGACTATACATCAAGAAAAATCCAAGTCTTGGTCGAGTTGGGGCAAAGTTTAAAATCCTTCGCCTTGTTGAGTCAAATGCAATGGATGATCAAACTGAATTACGCAGTTTAACTATTGGCGTAGTCACTCTTCAAGACACGGATACTAAAGAAGTGTTTCGTCTGGAAGATGATCCAAATTTTTGGGCATTCTTTACTGAATCAACCCCACACTTTTTCGCGAAGGTATCAGTATGACCATAGATGTAAATTCAATGTCCGCGTGGAATTTTATGCGCTGGATGGAAAGAATTGGGACAATGCTGGCAGAACAGATTAGTTATCGTGATTCGAGTGTAAGTTCTGAAAAAGGTGTTATTGAGCCTGCTCATAACGGTACTTATATTTTAACGGTTTCTCACCGCGATCCAGAAAAATGGGCTACTCGTTTTGATACGGTACTCCATATTCCAAATGAAATTGTTGAATCAATTGATTTGAAAAAACCAAATTTTGACGTCTTCTGGAATTGGTATAGTGCATATTTAAAGCAAAAAGAGGTTTCGGACAAGACTTATAAAGTTGAGCTTGCTATTCGTCAACTGGATGCTATTTTTACTGAAGATGAGCTAGTTGAATTGTTTTCATTCAAAGATAAACGAAAAACAGCCTTCACTAAGTTAGTTGCTTCAAAATTGGAGGCTAAAGTAAATGCAAACAAATCAATCTGCATTGGCTAAACATTGGGTTGAGCTTGCAGGGTTATCCGCAAATAAGACGACTCGTGTTATTGCTTCATTTGATGGGCCGTATAAAGTGAATCTGGCCCGTCTTAAAGAGTTTGAACAACATATGTTAGAACACGATGTAACATATACTGGCTTTGCGTATCTAGGCCATATGACCGAGCAAGAATTTTATTCAGAAGAGGTTCCACCATGAACATAGGCGATTGTGTATATCTAACCACAGAATTCTTCGAGTTTGATGGAAATGAAGAATTTGCAAGTCAGTTTGAACTCGGTGTAAAATATCGAGTAATGAAGCGGACTGTTATGACCGACGGATTTATTGGAGTTACTTCACTTAAAAATGAGGATACCCAAGAAATTATCAAAGCTCAACCACATACCCTTTTATTATCTACTGCAATTCCAGGTGAATACAATGTTATTTAAATTTGATCCCGTTTTTTTATCAGAACATGATGTTGAAGCATTTGCTCAAGAATTCAATCTGAGTCCAGACACTGTATATGAACCTGTCGACATTAAATTTGAAGAAGGTTTAGGTTTTCATTTTGCGGATGAAATTCGCAACACTGTAACCGGCGAAGTGCATTCATTATTGACTGGATCGCCATTTGCTACTACTTATTGGGCCTTTGTAACGTGGTCCCAAGATAACGATGGTGTTTTTTTGTCTTCACATCAAATGGTGCCGGTATGAGTGATATTATTGAAGTTGGTGATAAAATTGTCCCCAATGAATTATACCAAGTGCATAATCCAGAAATTGCGGCTCGATTTGGTATTAAAGTGGGTCACTCCTATGAAGTGGTAGAATCAGGTACATTAATGGGTTTAACTGGTGCTGTTGTGGTTAAAGATCCAGACGGTAATGAACTTGATGTTGCAGAAGCAACAGATTTAGATCTATGGTGCATTTTCATGGATACTGATTTCATCCGTGTGATTAAAGGCTAAATATATCAAAGGAGACTTTGATATGCTTTTAACTGCTAAAACCCTTAAAGAAGAAAAACTACATTTATACTCTGTCCAAAACGGAGTGTGTAGAATCTGCAAGCGTGGCCTAAATCCAGATGTGTACAGCAATCACCTGGACCATGATCACGCTTTAACAGGTCCACGTGCCGGCAAGGTTCGTGGACTTTTATGTTCGCTCTGCAATGCAGCCGAAGGCCAAATTAAACACAAGTTCGATAGATCTGGGTTAAAGGGTCAAGATATAGATATGGTAGAATGGCTTAAGTCATTAGTAGAATACCATGAAACGTGTGTCCATGATAGTTCTATTCATCCACAGTTCGTCCCAGATCGAGTTAAGTGGTTCAGCCGCTTAAACAAGACTGAGATGATCGCAGAACTCGATACTCAAGCGATTATGCACAATCTGACTATGGGCAAAGAACAGCTCGTGAAATGCTATCGTAACGGTATTCGCAAAATATTAAAGGACAACCAATGCCTAAAATAGACATCTACGGAATTCATGAAGATGATTTCTTATGCTTCTCATGTAAGGAAGCAAAGCGGATTTGTGCAGAAGCCGGGTTAGAATATAACTTTATTCGGGTGCTAAGCAAAGGTCCTGATGGAATGCCTCAGTATGATCTGGCCGTTATTGACTCCCTAGTTGCCCGTGCAAAGTTACCCTCTCGTCGGATTGTGTATCCTGTTATCTTTATTGATAATCATATTGCTCGAATACACACGTTACGCGAAACCCTGGTTAACTTGGGACATGATGCTGAGCTATGATGCTTTGGTAATCCCTAGTATAATATAATTCAACACAAGCGAATTGGTAATTAAATGGCAAATTATGTAGACAATAAAAAATTGTATGAGGATATTTGCACATGGAAACAGGCCTGCTACGAGGCAGGTCAGAAAGTGCAAATGCCCAATTCAATTGGCGATGCAATTATAGATATTGCTCGAGGGTTTAGTTCATTCCATAAATTCAGTCGATACACTGAAGATTGGAAAGAAGAAATGGTTGGGGACGCGATTGAAATTGTGGTCAAATATCTGGATCGTTTTGACGAGACTAAATATAAAAATCCCCACGCTTATATCACCATGATATGCAATAACTGCTTTATCCAACGCATCACACAAGAGAAAAAGCAAGCAGCGACAAAGTATTCATACTTTGTGCATAATGTGTATGATTCTCGTGATCCTGAAATGGCCTCAATGGCTGATGAAGATTTCATCCAGGACATATATGATAAAATGCAAAAATTTGAAACTTCGCTGAACAAAAAAGCAAACAATCAAATTGAAAACCTACCTGACACAAGCCTGTCTTTTTTATTCGAGGAAGAAAATGAATCTACCGACTGATCTATCCCAAGTTGACCTTGATCCAAATCATGATGATGATATTTTGGCCAAAGCACAAGAAGAGTACGTTAAAAAGGAAGTTGATCAGCGAGTCAAGAAAATCTTGAAAAAGAACCGCCGTGAAATTACTCGCCTGAAGGCCTGGGCCGAAAAGTCAATGATCGAAGGCAATAAGTTCGGGTATGTATACGCGATTCAAAAACTGCGTCGTATCTATCGTCAGAAACCATTATCTACTGCTGAAGCTGATGAAATGTGGAATCGTAATAATGCCGCATTGATTCTGTTGGCCCGTGAAGAAATGGTCAAAATGAAACAAGAAGTAAAATAATTAAGGAGCCTCGGCTCCTTTTTTCATTTAAGCATGATAATATAAGTAAGTTTTTTTGGAGTATGATATGAAAACTAAACCTTTTAAACCTTTACCACCACTATTTTATGGTTTACACATGGGCAATTACAAATTGTACCGGTATGAATTAAAGACTCGATTTACACGGAGTAAACGCTGTACAAAAAGCGTCAAAGTTTATGTTGGTAATGCCTTTATTGCTTCGACCGGGGGCGTTACAGTAGTAACAACTTTATGCAAACGCGGTCTGACGAGTAATGATTTTCTTTTGGACCATTCACGAGGCAGTTAAACAATGAAAATTTTACATTTGGGCGATTTACACTTTGGTGCTAAACAGGATGACCCCTGGATTCAATTTATTCAACGCGATGGTATTCGCCAAGCAATTGAAATTAGCCGCAAATATGGTATTAAAAAGTGGATTCAGACTGGGGACTGGTTTGATGTGCGCAAAGCGATTACTCATACCACGTTAGAATTTAACCGTGAGATGTGTGAACAAATTGCTGCGGAAGGTATTGAAATTGATGTGATCGTGGGCAACCATGATATGCACCATAAAAATACGGTTAACCCAAACGCTTGCACCGAGTTACTCACACATTACAGCAATATCAAGGTGTACGATAAACCGACTACCGTTGATTATGATGGACTCTGGATTGATCTTATTCCTTGGATGTGTAGTACCAATACAAGTGAAATCCTAACACATATTAAAACCTCAGCTGCGACCCATTGTGTTGGGCATTGGGAATTAAATGGGTTCTGGTTCTACAAGGGACTGAAATCTCATGGTATTGAATCGGATTTCTTATCCAAATACGAACACGTCGTGTCTGGCCACTTTCACACCCGATCAAAGAAAGGCAACATCGAGTATATTGGCACCCCGTATACTTTAACGGCTGGTGATGAGAATGATCCTCGCGGATTTGTAATCCTAGACACTGAAACTCGTAAGTACACTTTCATTGAAAATGAAACAATGTGGCATGAGAAGATTTATTACCCAGCTACAGACATTGATTTTTCAAAATTCAAAAATAAGTCGGTGCGGGTTGTTATTGAAGCGGTTGATAAGAATTTACCGGCATTTGAAAATGAATTGGAAAAAGTGGTACATAGTTTGCGCACGGTATCAGGTATTGATAATTCCATTGAATTAGCAGAAGGTGAAGAAATTGATTTGACCATCAAGTCAATGCCTGAGTTAATGGATGAATATGTAGCATCAATGCCGGAGTGTACCCCCGAAGATGTCGTTGCAATTAAACATATGGTTAAACAGTTGTGGATTGAGTGTACAGCATGAAAAAACTTGAAATCTTACGGGTGAAATATAAAAACACCTTATCGGTTGGACAACAGCCAATTGAAATCTTTTTGAATCGTTGCCATAAGTCCCTGGTCACAGGGAAAAACGGTGACGGTAAATCCACCTTTATTGAAGCTTTAACATTTGGCATCTTTGGACGACCATTCCGTGACATTAAGAAAGGTCAACTTATTAACTCAATGAACAAAAAAGACCAACTGGTTGAGGTGGATATCCGTTTTAACGGTTCATTATTTGAAGTTCGTCGTGGTCAGAAACCCACAATCTTTGAAATCAAACGTGATGGTGTTCCATTAGATGAGTCAGCCTCGGCTAAAGACTTCCAAGAATACTTTGAACAATTGATCGGATTGAACTATAACTCATTCAAACAGATCATTGTATTAGGTACGGCGGGTTATACTCCATTTATGGCATTGACTGCACCAAACCGCCGCAAGCTAGTTGAAGACCTATTGGAAATCACAGTCCTTGCAGATATGGATAAGTTGAATAAGACTGCAATTCGGGAACTAAACACTGCTCAATCTTTATGCGACCAACGAATTCAGCACCTGAATATTCAAATCAAGACCCACCAGGACCATGATGAAAAGCAGAAACGTTTATCGGGTGATAACTTGATACGTTTAAACAAAATGTACGATGAACAAGTTGCTATTGTGAACGCCAATAAGGATAAGGCTATTGCCCATTCGGAAAAAATTAATGCAATCATTTCGCCTCCAGATTTGACGACGGAAATCGGTCGCATCCAACGCGACTTGGCGGTCCATGATCAAAAATGTCATCAATATGATAAAGTGCTACACCTATACAATACTGGTGGGGTGTGTCCGACCTGCATTCAACCGTTGAGCAATCCTCAATTGGTGGGCCAAATTAAAGCTCGCCGCGATGCTGAAGATACAGCAGCCCATACGCTCACTGCGTCGCTTAATTCAGCTCAAGACGATCAACGCTTATACTTATCAGCCGTAAATCAAATACGCGCCTTACAGAGCGAACAGGCTCAATTTAAGAGCGCTGCTGTGGCTGCGGTAGGGCAGGCCAAGAAGATCAAAGCGCTGATTGAAGAAGCCAGTAAAGAATATGTTGATAACAGTCAGCAGATCCAGGCTTTACAAGATGATCTAAACGCCGAGTACACAAACAAGGCCGATATGGTCATGGATAAGTACCGCCGCGGATGTATTACCGAAATGCTCAAGGACTCTGGTATTAAAGGCGCAATTGTACAGAAATACGTTCCTCTGTTCAATAAATACATCAATGAATACTTGCAGATTATGGGTGCTGATTATGTATTCACGTTAAACCAGGAATTTGGGGAATCCATCAAGTCTCGAGGTCGAGAAGACTTTAGTTATGCTTCGTTCAGTCAGGGCGAAAAAGCTCGTATTGACATTGCATTACTTTTTACTTGGCGTAAGATTGCTTCGGCGGTAACAGGTGTTAATATATCAACATTGATTTTGGACGAAGTTGCTGATGGGGCAACGGACGCCGAAGGGGTTAAAGCAATTCAGCAGATCTTAAATTCTATTCCAGATTTAAATTGCTTTATTATTTCTCACCGTGATCACAACCCGGATGACTATGGGCAACACTTAAAAATGCGTAAAGTCGGCCGGTTTAGTGTGTTGGAAACCATTTCAAATGCTTGAAATAAATGAATTAGAATGTTACCCAGAGGTTAAGCAATATACATTGATTTGCCTCTACAATAATGAAGAGTTTCGCGTAACTGATGCAATGTTACGCGAACGATTCAAAAATGAAGATGAGTTGGCCCGAATCCGATCGGGTCGACATGAATTATGGTTATTAGTGGAGTAGTTATGAATACTATTACAGTTCAAGATATTCAAGGCAAAATTTCAGATTCTGCAGATACAAAAATCCGTAAAGCTTGGGTCCTTCAAACTCCTGATACACTCCGTGAAATGTACCAGGCCATGCCTTTGGAATCACGTCGAGCATTGTACAAATCGTTGGATAAAGAAGTCCTTGAACTTTGGATCAGCAAAATGCGTCAACATCGTGAAGACGCTTTGGCAAACGGTGTTAAAATGATTCGAGTAAATGGTTTCTACCGTTTACCGGATGAATATTGCGATCAACAAGATCAAATGCTTATTGATGCTGCTCTTGAAGTAATTCAATTATCTGTTCAACAACCTTGAGGTGAATATGAAATTTAGTAAAAATACTATTGCTGTGCTTAAAAACTTTGCAACTATTAACCCATCAATTCATTTGACCCCGGGCAACCTGGTCCGCACTGCAAACCGTGCAACTACGAACTATGCCCATGCGACAATTGAAGATAATATTGATATTGAATGCGCGATTCATGATTTAGCAGGTTTCTTATCAATTTTGCAACTTGCCGATGCAGATGCCAATGTGACGGTGGTTGACGGCAGCTTAGCGATTCGAGGCGAGCGTTCTGTAATTTATTGGCCGACAATTGATGTTGAAAAAATTCTAACTCCTGCTCGCACTGCAGTATTCCCACCTGGGACCATTGAGTTTGAATTAAAATCCGATGACTGGTCACAATTTACACGAGTGTCCCGTGCCTTGGCTGTTGACTTGATCGCCGTTTCTAAGAAAGACGATCGCATTGTAATGGACGGCTACAACCGCATTACTGATGCAGACTTAGCAAATCCTTTAGTATCGCTTGACATGGGGCCATGCCCAGTAAACACCCCATTTAAGTTTGTACTTCATATGCAGAACATGAAAATTCCAGTGGATGATTATAAAGTGAAGTTCTTTGCTAAAGATAAGCAGATTGCATCATGCTTCGAAAGTGCAAGCGCATTGCACATTATCTCTGTAGAAAAAACTTCAAGCCACAGTTTCTAAGGTGAAAAAATGACACTTTCAATTGATAAAACCCAACATATGTTCGAATTGAAGTACCGTCCTGATAATATTGACGAGTGCATTTTACCTGCTGCGGATAAGGCCATTCTTAAAGCAATTGTGGCATCTGGAAATATTCCGCATCTTATTCTACATTCAGACCAGCCTGGTACTGGCAAAACAACAGTGGCACGAGCATTATGCAATGGTGTTGACGCCCATATGTTGTTTGTAAATGGGTCTGATTGTAAAATTGATTTTGTGCGAGGTCCGTTAACCACGTTTGCGTCTTCTCTTTCAAATGATGGTCGACCAAAAGTAATTGTCATTGATGAATTTGACCGTAACGGTTTACAAGATGCACAACTTCATATGCGTACTTTCATGGAAGCATACGGTGATAACTGTTCAGTTATCATTACTGCGAATAACTTGGAAGGTATCGTTAAGCCATTACGTTCTCGTTCTCGAGTAATTAAGTTTGGTACTCCGTCTGAAACCGATCGCAAATCCATGATGGTGCAAATGGTTAAACGCGCTCAATTAATTTGTGCGAACGAAGGGATCGAAATCCTGGAGCCTAAAGTATTGGGTGCTCTGGTATTACAGAACTTCCCTGATTTCCGTAAAGTTACCAACTTGCTGGATTTGTATAGCTCGAATAAAGTGATTGATTCGGGTATTTTAACCCTGGTATTGGAACAACGTGATTTATCAGATCTTATGCACGTAATTCGTACAAAAGATGTAAAAATGATTTTCCCTATGGTCGATAAGTACGTCGGTTCCTATGCAAGCGTAATTGAACAACTGATGGACAAAATTTATCCTTTAGTGGATGATCAATCCAAAGTTCAATTAATTGAAATCATGGGCGAAAATAACCAATTCTACGGTATTGCAGGTTCCCACAAAGTACATATGCGCATGTTGGTTGCTCGTCTTGCCTTTACATTGAAATGGATTTAATATGTTCTTATTGACTGATCTTATCCAAGCTCCCGAATTAAATGAGCATCAAATAGCATGGGAAGATAAAGATTGGGCAAAAGTTAAAGAGCTAGCAGATTCCTATAAAGAATCTGCTGAGTCTGAGTTATTCGCAAATTTAAATGCGATTAATCATCTTAAGCAGCATCGTATGGTTGATGACTCATATTCAAAGTTCTTAATTACTGAGCTCTTATCTCTCCATACAGACGCATTGTATCCTGCCTATATGGCAAACCTGGGTATCAAGACATTGCGCGACCAGGATCATTTTAGATATCTTCTGCACGCAGTTCCTCATGGCAAGCGATATGCATCTAAAGCCAAGCTTGATGAAGACGTTAAAGAAACCTTTGTCATTCGCTTATTGATGTTGTTATATGATATCAATGAACTCGATGCCAAAATGTACAAAACAATTCTTACAAAGAATGGCCGTCTTGAGTCTGACCTGAAACGTTGTTCTTCTTATGTAACTGATGCGTTTTTAAAAACCATCACCAAAAATGTAAAAACTCAAAAAGAGTTAAGGAAATTAGTATGATTGAAATTACTCCACATCAAGGTGCATTCTTACAGATTAAAGAAACCCTAACTCGCATGGGCATTGCCAATAGCCGTGACAAAGTATTGTACCAAAGTTGCCACATTTTGCAAAAGCAAGGCCGCTATTATATTGCACACTTCAAAGACCTCTTGAAGCTTGATGGTAAACCAACTGATATTACCGAAGAAGATAAAGTACGTACTTTATCTATCGCAACAATGCTTGAGTCTTGGGATTTATGCCAGATTGAAACCCAGACTGACTTGGTACCAACCAATAACTTCCGTATTATTAAACACTCTCAAAAAGCAGAATGGAAATTAGTTCCAAAGTATACAATTGGCAAATGACATTTGCATCAGGGCTAAATGTTAAAATTAGTTCTGATGCTTTTTGGAGAAATTGATGAAACCTGAATTTTATATTAACGTTGACATCAATCGGGGTGAAATTTTAGAGCGTTACATTGATGTGGATGGACAGGATCAAATTCGATCGGTTAACTATGGTCCAACAATGTTCGTACATACCCAAGATGAGTCTGAATACAAAGACATCTATGGAAAGTATGCTAAACCTCGTAAGTTTGATGGGATTTCATCTTGTCGACAGTGGATGCGCGAGACAAAAGGCATCGTTGAAATTATGGGCATGGACGACTTTCGTCTGGCGTATATCAGCGATATCTACAAGGACGACGTTGAATTCGATAAGTCCAAAATCCGCACTGTTTATTTTGACATCGAGGTAACCGGTATTGACTTCCCTGAACCAATGCTTGCAGTGTACGAGATTGATGCCATAACACATTATGACTCAATTGATGATGCTTACTATGTATTTGACTTAACTCATAGTACATCGGCCACTGTGGATCAATGGTGCGCGAAAATAGCGGCTAAGGCCGAAGCTGAAGGCGGGGACATGGTACCTCAACACATTTTAGATCGTGTTGTCTATATGCCATTTGACAATGAACGAGAATTATTGCTTGAGTATATCAACTTATTTGAGCAGAAACCTCCTGCGGTGTTGACCGGTTGGAACTGTGACAAGTTCGATATTCCATATGTGATGAACCGCATCAAGAATGTGCTGGGTCAGACATTCGTCAAGCGTATGTCACCTTTTGGTCGTGTAACTTCAAAAGTCATGCGGGATAAGTATGATAATGAAGCCGAGTTATTCACCATTGCTGGAATTAACGTGCTTGACTATATGGACTTGTACAAAAAGTTCGGCTTTACGACTCAACCGTCATATTCATTGGATTATATTTCTGAAGCGGAGACAGATGTCTCAAAATTAGAGTATGATGGTCCTATTAACAAACTCCGTGAGACCAACCACCAACGTTACATCAGCTATAACATCATTGATGTGTACTGTGTACAGATGATTGATAAAAAGCGCGGATTCATTGACTTGTCTCTTGCTTTGGCGTATTACGCTAAGATCAACATTGGATCGGTACTTTCGCCGGTAAAAACATGGGATGCGATTTTATTCAATTCGCTTAAAGAAACCAAGGTAGTATTGCCTGAGTCACAAAGCCACATTAAACAGAAGTTCCCTGGTGCGTTTGTTAAAGAGATTCCACCAAGTCTTCAAAAATATGTGATGAGCTTTGACTTAACAAGTTTGTACCCGAGCATTATTCGCCAGGTCAATATTAGCCCCGAAACAATTCGTGGTATGTTTAGCCCCGGTACGCAGGAACAGTATATTGATAAGACTGCTCCAAGACCTAGCTCCGAATTTAGTTGTGCTCCAAACGGTATGATGTACGATAAAGTTTTAGAGGGAATCATTCCTATTGAAACCACTAAAATGTTTGTACAGCGTAAAGAATGGAAGAAAAAAATGATCACGGCAGAACAAAATGCCGAGGTAATTAAATCAATACTTGCGAGACGTAAAAAATGAAATTGATCCAATCTGCTACACAACCAATTGTTCTTGATTACGGCATGGTAAAAATTACAGTACAAGCTGGATGCCCAATTAAAATGGATATTCACCATGCTGACCGTCTTGCAAATAAACAAGTTGTTGCAAATATCGAATCGGCCTTACACCGTTACATCGGTGAACCAATTAATGACACTACTATTTTTAACTTAGACCTTGAACTGAAAGCACTAACTGCAAACCTGGTTTATGTTGATTCTGTTCGTCCTGTTGACACTTCTGTGGAGAAATAATATGCGTGCAATTATCGTGCTTCCTAGTCTTATTTTCACCTTAAAAAATAACCGTTGTTTTTCACTGGGTCCTAATAATGGCGTCCGAGTGCCAGCAAAGATCATTGCCAGCATCAACCAGATGCTGGATGAAAAAGGGTATCTGCAATATGGTGTTCGTTGGGATGATATAGATCAAAAAACTCAATTCGTACGCGACTTGCAAAACGCTGCTCGTAACGAGTTTCTATCAAATCATGCAACAAAATGAGTAAACTGATATGGCTAAAGTTAGTTCTTTCGATTCATCAAAAGTTAAATTGACAACGGATAACGATTTCATTCGTAACACCATTTCTGAACGTTGGGTAGTTCAATTCGTTGGAGCCCCTGGAATCCAAATCAATACTAAAGATGGAATCAAAACAATTACAAATGCACATTATGTTTGTCCGTATCGCAAAGCTCCATTTGGATGGACAATTGATCCATGGCGTGTAAAATTTCTTGTCAAGGATGTTAATTTTGAAACCGGTGTTGTTACTGTCGATGGGATTATGCATGATATCGAGTTTTACGTAGACGAGAAAGAGTACAACTAGGGTTTATGGTCCTTCGGGACCTTTTTTCGTTTTAGGGTTTACAAAATATTTTTATTGGTTTAATATTCTTCCATGTCAACAAACGCGAGATTAACATGCGCCAGATTACAATTTCAGTAGAAAAGGGTGAAATCGTTTACCGCGAGTATCACCTCTCCTCTTCAGCTAGCTCATGCCAATGTGGGTGTGGTATGGTTGAAACTTCTTGGGAAGCGTATTGCCCACTTATTGATCATCCGTCATTTGACGCGGCATCAATGGATGAGGTTACGCAAAAAATTGATACTTTCTATTCGGAGAAAGAACATGCATCAGTTTAACATTATGGTTGGTCCAATGATTATCCAACCTGGACTAGATGGTTTTGTTGTTGAATTACACCCGGTTATTGATCAAGCGTTGAATACCATGCCTAATCACCGTGGAACAATTGATGATATTGTACGTAATTTAAAAGTTTCACTTGATGTTCAATGCCCAAACGGCGGCCCTGAATTGGTAACCATGGTGGCTACCGATAGTCTATTAACTGACCAGGCGTTGAATCGTCCGTTTAAAGTATTAACTGCTTTCTTTGGAGTGCAAATATGATTCCACATTTACCTATTTTAGAGGGTACGACTAACTGGCCCTCTACTATATTACACCCGTTAATTGGTGTAATATACCAACATAAAACTCATCCTGAAATCACAGGCCATGTTGTTGAGGTCCGTTCATATTTTGATACTAATATGTCACCTCGATTGAAAATTTACACCAACGATGGCAAAGTATTTGATGATTGTTATTTGAATTTTGCTTGGGCTGACTGTGATGACGGACTCGACACCGTGTATTTGGACTATCATACTTTCATGCAATGCATCATTTATTCGGAGGAGAAATAATGATTACTCAATACGTAAAAGGTGATTTACTTGACGCTTTCCGCGAGCGTAAATTTGATGCTATTGTGCATGGATGCAATTGCTTCCATACTATGGGCGCTGGTATCGCTGCGGCTATTGCAAAGCAATTTCCAGTTGCGTATGATGCTGACAAGCTGACCCAATATGGTCGAGATAAACGGGGTGGATATACGCTTGCCGAAACACCATATGGAAAAATTGTTAACGGGTACACACAATTTAATCCAGGCCGAGCAGATCCTAAATATCTGTACACCGCAATTCGCGCATTATTCACAAAATTAGACCTCATTTTACCATCCATTATAGTAGGTCGACCTGAAGTAGGTATCCCAAAAATTGGTGCTGGAATTGCAGGTGGTGACTGGGCTGTAATTGAACAAATCATCAATGAAGTAACGCCGAATTTGGACATCATTGTGTACCAATTAGATGATTTACCCGAGGGAAAGCCTTTGAAACCTATTCATCCCTTAATTGGCGTGATGGTGCGCCATATTACGGATGATAAAGGTTTAGAATTATTTCAAGGGTATCCAATTAGTGAAATTGTGCAAGGGCCGTCTGGATCTATGCAACTATGGGTCAATGTAATCCGTCATAGCCCTCAACCACCGCGTCCTGTAGATCAATTATTATTTGCATGGGCAGATGATGAAGAATCAGAAACAGAGTGGCTACCTATTGCCCAATTTGCCGGGAAATTGGAATTATGATTGTGTCCAATGATGGGTTAATTTAAATAGATGTACTTAAGCTATAATATAATATACAATGAACGAAACCAATGAAGGAATTTATTATGAAATTTTTACAGAAAATGATTCAACGTTTATTAATTGTACTTAAACTTCGTTGCGAGCATGATCCAATGACTCGTGGGGTATACACTGGCAAATATGAAAACACGGGATTTAACCATAAGGCATATTTTACTCAAGCGAGTAAACGCAATGCTCAAACGTCTCGAATGTTTGAAGTTGAAACTATTACAATGTGTAAAAAGTGCAGAACAATGTTGTCTGAAGATCGCATTATGGTTCCTGTAAAAGGTGCTAAAAATACACCTTATATGCCGGCCCGTATGCTTTAGTCATATTTGATATAATTAAGGACCTTAGTGGTCCTTTTTATTTTTGGAGACATAATGGAATTAAACTACGGCATTAAATTTAATGAAGACGAGATTGCGTATCTTGAAACATGTACGGACGAAGAGCTTAAACGCATCTTGGCTGAATGTAATGGATACGAAATAAAATGCGACACAAACCAGCAGAACCGAAAAATTTTATTAAATTCATTATACGGTGCACTGGGCAACATTCACTTCCGTATGTATGATCTGCGCAATGCAACGGCCATTACAACCTTTGGTCGTGTAGCTATTCAGTGGATTGCCCGGAAAGTAAATGAGTATCTCAATCAATTATGTGGTACCACAAACTTTGAGTATGTTTTCTATTGTGATACGGATTCTATCTATGTAAACGTTGAACTATTGATCAATAAACTCGGTATGGACAAATTTGACACCACAACTAAGCTGGTTGACTTCCTGGACAAATTTGGCAAGAACAACATGGAACCAGTCATTGACAAAGGATATCGTGAGCTATGCGAGTACATGAATAACCGAGAACATTTAATGTTCATGGACCGAGAAGCTATTGCTTGTCCTCCAATCGGTTCTCACGGGTTGGGTGGATTCTGGACCGCGAAAAAACGATACGCTCTTTGTGTGTGGGATATGGAAGGGGTTCGTTTTGTTGAGCCTAAACTTAAGATCATGGGCCTTGAAACTCAGAAATCAAGCACACCAAAATCTGTACAAAAAGCATTAAAAGAGTCAATTCGACTGATGCTTATTGAAGGTGAAAGTTCATTGCACGAATACTTCCTGAAGTACGAAAAAGAGTATCGTCAATTGAACTATAAAACTATTGCATCAGTTTCGTCTGCCAATAATATTGCCAAATATAGTGACTCGAAGGGGTTGCCAATTAAAGGATGCCCAGGCCACATCAAAGCAGTATTAGCCTATCACCGAATCGCGGACGGATTCCCAGGCATGGTCCGAATTCGTGAAGGTGAAAAAGTAATGATACTCCCTCTTCAACCTGGCAATATGTTTGACTCTGAATCGATCGCATGGCCGTCTGGAACAGAATTGCCCCGGGAAATTCGACAAGACGTAATTGATGCAATTGATTACCCTGCTCTATTCACCAAATCATTCATTAAACCATTGCAAGCTTTATGTACAGCATGTGATATTCATTATGAACATCGTGCATCATTGGCAGATATGTTTGATTTCTTCTAAAATAAAGTTGTACAATTGAATATGGCTCGTTTATAATGAGCCATATTCATATGGAATTTAACTATGATTTTAACTGTCGGTATTTTATTTGTGTTGGTATATTTTTATCCAACCTTTATTGCTTGGAAAGGCCAAGCTGCACCAGCAATGATTATTTTTCTAATCAATACTTGTCTTGGTTGGACTATTGTGGGTTGGTTTGCAGCGTTAATTATGGCCGTGCTTAACACAAGTTTTAAAAACTTTCTTGTTGTTACTGGGTTGACAATTGCAGTCGCAATTATGGTATTGCTATTTGGAATGGGAGCATCTGTGTGAGCCCTCGTAGTTTTCTTATCAGCACTGGTATTATTCTTGCTTTGGGTATCGGCGGTGCATTTTGTCCAGCCCATGGTAATGAGGTTCCCGAATATGCATTATCTGGTAAAGTCCAATCTGAGTATGTGTCGCGATCTGTAAAAATGATGATCGCTAGCGATCGAGGACAATGTTTGATTTTTCCTCAAATTCGTTCTAAAGGTCGTGGTGTAACATATAAAATTGTGTATAATCGCGATGGTAAACAGCAAGCCCTCTCTACGGGCGAAGTACAACGAGATTCCTTTTTGGATCTTAAACTGAAACACTTGAATATTGTACAGGAGCATTGCAAATGACCGGTCGACCTCTTAAAGATGTAAATGAACGTACAGGTTATATTGAGTTACCTGAGATTATTATTAGCGCAGCAAATCGTAGCCCGGATGGTCTTGTGGTTATGTGTAAGCGTCACGGGTCTCCAGACTTTTACGAAATTACAGATAAAATTTTTGGTTCACACACTCCGTCTGGGGAACTTGTGCGTTATCATGATTGGGATCAAGGTTTTGTATCAAACCGTCGTGATTTCTTAACACGGGAAGAAGCCTGGGAAGTTGCAAAGAATGCAAATCAAATTCGTCGTGTTACGGGTCAACCTGGTACTTTATATTCTGAGGACATGTACTAATGAAACGCAACAATTTATTTGAAGAACTTGCGAAACACCCAAACGGGTTTAATTACACAAGTATAATTCACCAGACTTTTATCTCATTTATTAACGGTCTAGGCAATTCAATCCGTCTAGTGCAGTATAAAGAAAAGTTTGAACTGATCGATTATGTTGACTTATACGAAGGTCATCAAAATGAGGGCGACCCGGATATATTCAAAACGAAGTTCAAGACGTATCTGGTTAACAATTTAACGACTGAAGAAAAGACGCGTTTATCCGTATCTATGGAGCCCGTTAAAAAGGCCAACTCGAACGCAAACATGCAGGGCGCAGAAACTTTACACATGAAAATTACTATGACTTTACACCGTGATCCTATTGCGTACGGTATTGAATCGAAGGTGTTCAATGAACTTTAATAAATTACTGTTGGAAAATCCAAACAAAAAACCTCCTGCTGATATTGCGAAGCAAAAACAACAATGGTTGGATCATGTCTTTACCAAACTCAGTGAAGCGGTCACTAAAAACCCAAACCGTAATACGTTTGAGTTCAAAGAAGTATATGACTGCGATCATACTTTTTCAGCCGCAAAGCTACAAGAAAAGCTGAGCCGATCGTTGAGAGGCATTCATCCAGATTTATTGGGTGATAACCAGTTGTCGGTTTTGGTGTCAAAATCTTTTACTGCTCAAGTCAGCATCCAAGTAACCCTAACCCGAGGAGACTCCACATATGTTAACGCTTAAACGTACAATCCGAATTGAAACAGATCCAAAAAGTCGAGTGAAAATTGTTGAGCTATGTGAAGGTCAATTCCCAACTGACCTAGAACTGAGTTATGTGCCTTCAGTCAGTTACGGGTGCGCAGCTGAAATCGGGGCCAAAAACTTGCGTACTGGCAAATCAACCATTTTGAAACCCAAACAAGTTGAGTGCTTGAAGGCAATTCCTTATACAACGGTGGACTAATGGATCAATATAACGTTGCGGATTTACCTATCACTAAGTGGCAACCCGACAAAACGTACAAACGTGGCCAATTGGTTTTGTATAATGGGAAAAGACTAAAGTGTGTTTCCACTGGCGACCCACAACGGTTTGAATTGTACGAGAAACCAAAGCCAATTATTGTACCACCGGAGATTGACGGTCCACCTATTGTGGTGTATGATTATGATAATGAGGAAACGTTGCCTGCTCGAGCGGTGACAGAAGGTGTGCGGTTCTCCTGGTTACAATTTTTTGGGCCCTTTATTGGATTAATGATTGGCTTATTTTTAGGCCACAAATTTATGGTGTGATATGAATGATTTAAATTACTACACGAAAAAACGACACTACGAAAACCTTGTAAATTCGATACCATCACATAGCTTTAACATTATGTATGCGATCCCGTGCAGCTTGGATTATCATGTTTCAATTATTGACGCTCTGATATGGTTAAAAGATGACTTAAAGCGTTTGATTCGTCACCACAAAGATCATATTGCAAAATGTAAAATGACGTATATGCCAGGGCTATTAATTCACAGTCATCAGTTGTTAAAATGCGAAAATCAGATGCGTGAGTACAATAAATTAATTTGCCAGGCTCGGCATTCAAAACAAATCCTGGTCAAATTTGGAGGCCAAAAATGAGTAACGTATTATTTGGCGGTGACTTCCATTTAGGTCACAACAATATTTGTAAATATCGACCACAATTTCGCGATGTCCAGGATCATTTTGAAGCAATTGAAAAAGCATATCATGATCGCGTAACTAAGCGTGATAAGTGCTATATGACGGGGGATACTGCCTTCACCGAAGAAATGGCCCGCCGCATTGCTAAATGGCCCGGTCAGAAGGTGTTAGTAGCCGGTAATCATTGTACAGAACATGTTCCAATGGATGTGCTGGTTGAATGCTTTGATGAAGTGCATGCAATGGTCAAGTACAAAGAGTTCTGGATCACGCACGCGCCGATTCACCCTGCTGAGCTTCGGGGTAAGGTCAATCTCCATGGCCATGTGCATCATGCTACAATTAACGACTGTCGTTATTTCAATACCTCAATGGAAAATATTGGCTTTAAATTAATTTCGCTTCATGAAATTCGTGATATTATTGCAGCTCGTAAAGCGTTTTATACACGTTATTTTGACGGCGTTGCCCAGTTTGACATTGAATCTCAAATGGGCCTTAGTATGCCAGCGTATGATTTTCACAATAATGCGTACGCTATTCCAACAGGACTGAAATGAAAATGAAATTACCTTATCGCGAACTTAAACCCTTTGGCATTGAATGCGGCACTTTCGAAGGATATATTTTTAAGCAAGGTGTACCTTTTGATATTATGGGCTTCAAAGTATTGCCTGGTGAAGTAGAGCGAGTGGGGTCAAAATGGGTATGGGTTATAACCGAGTTCGGTCGTAATTTTTCAGAATTCTCCCGTGATCGGGAATCAGATATTTGTTTGACTACTGCCAACATTACCCGACAACGTGATAAAGCGCTGAAATTGGAACCTTGCATTGTCGAAGTTGTGTTCTCATTAGACACCACTGATGGGTGGCCTTTATCAGAAGGTGGTATTGGCGATCTTAAGCCTCAGTATAAAGTACGTTTCTGGGATGGTGAAGTATTGGTAGTTGTTGAACCTATGGAGTCAAATCCATTACATTGGGTTCTATTCAATTGACCAGATGCATAAATCAGGATATATAGATTTCCAAAAACTTTATCAATTATTTAAACCGTCAAACCCTACAGAGGTATCAAATATGGGTATCGATTTATTATCAATGTGTCAGTCTAAAGAAGAACGAATTACAGTTGAAGCTGGGATTTTACTGTGTAAGGCAGAAGAACAAATCCGTTATCAAATCGTAACAAACAATACATATGACAAATACCAGCATGTCACGACACCAAAGATTCAAGGCATGACTGTGTACCAACTGTACGATGCTCTTGAAAAAGGTTTGCGTGAGGGTTCATTTAAATCCCAGCTCACTGTTAAGTATGATCCACCAAGCGGTCCGTCTCTGGGTGACCACACTGAATACCCTGCTCGTATTGTATTTGAGCTAAAGGTGCGATAATGGATTACCTAAAGATCTATAATCAACTCGTGACTATTGCTGGTCAGCGCCCTGAACCGTCGCCTAAAGAAGTACACCACATTGTGCCTAGATCTTTGGGTGGTACCGACCACCCATCAAACCTGGTTGCCTTGACTCCAAGAGAACATTGTCTTGCACATATGTTATTGCGTAAGATTTATCCAGACTCCCCCGAAATGCGGGCCGCTTGGAATTTTATGTGTTCTCAAGGTACAAAGGCATATGTAATTAAGCGTGCCAAAGTAATTGAGCAAGCAACTGGGCGATATGTATCGTCTTATACGTGCGCCAAGATTAGTGCCCGGGCGAGATGGGCAGCAACTCCAGTTATTCAGATCGAACCCATTACAGGAAATATCCTGGCCGTGTACCGATCACCAATGGACGCAGGAGAATCAATTTCTTCTCCATGCTTCAGAAAAAATGATTTAATATCTACATGTGCTCGATTGAATTTAAGCGATGGAAACAAAACATCTCTTGGATTCATTTGGCGTTACAAACATTAACTAAAACGTGAGGAGAACATTATGATTACCCGAGGTAATTATGTCAAGTTTAAAAGAACGTTTAATCAAAGCATCTACATCAAAAATGACCGCGGAGTTAACGAAATCCAAATTCTTTAATGATAAAACTGTAGTCCGTACTCGTATCCCGATGTTGAATATTGCAATTTCAGGTGCCCTGAATGGTGGTATGCAATCAGGGTTGACTATTTTTGCAGGCCCGTCAAAGCACTTTAAATCCAATATGGGTTTAACTATGGTTGCGGCATATATGAAAGCGTTTCCAGATGCGGTATGTATGTTCTACGATTCTGAGTTCGGTATTACACCGGCTTATTTAAAAGCAATGGGCGTTGATCCAGACCGTGTTATTCACACTCCTGTTCAGTCGGTCGAACAATTAAAAATCGATATGACAAACCAACTTGAAGAAGTTAAGCGAGGTGAAAAAGTCATTGTCTTTATTGATTCCATTGGTAACCTGGCCTCTAAAAAGGAAACTGAGGACGCGTTGAATGAAAAAACAACTGCGGATATGACTCGGGCCAAAGCACTTAAATCGTTATTTCGTATTGTTACACCATACTTTAGTATCAAAGATATTCCGTGTGTAGCAGTAAACCATACATTGCAAACTCTTGAAATGTTCAGTAAAGAAGTGATGACGGGCGGAACCGGCGTAATGTATTCTGCTGATACAGTGTTCTTTATTGGCAAGCGTCAGGTTAAAGATGGTACCGAGCTGGCCGGGTATGAATTTATTCTAAAGGCCGAAAAGTCCCGTATGGTTAAAGAAAAATCAGTGTTCCCAATCACTGTTAAATTTGATGGTGGTATCGATCCGTATTCAGGTTTATTGGAAATGGCAACCGATCTAGGGTTTGTGGTTAAGCCTAAAGTGGGATGGTACAAACGAGCAATGATGGTGGATGGTGTGATGCAACATGAAGAAAAATCATGGCGTGCAAAAGACACTGATAGCATTGATTTCTGGGGACCGCTATTTAAACACGACGAGTTCCGCAAAGCGATTGAAACCCGATATCAATTAGGATCAATTGAATCTGATGCTGAAGTGGATGCTGAAGTGGATGCGCTTATCGGATCTAAAACTACGGCCAAAATTAGTGGTGTTAATTTTGGCCCAGCTGAATCTGCTGCTGATAAAGAGCAACAACTTGAAGACTTCGTTGACGAGGACTAAGTAGGGGCGCAAGCCCCTTTCGCATTAATATAGGAGCATATAATGACAGTTCTACAAGAAATGACAATCTTACTAGACGGGCAAGAACACCTGGTTTATATCACCGAATTGGAAATGACGGATAAGGGGCTTAAGTACGCATTTGGTACCGCATCAGAAGGCTATGAAGACGTCTTGGCGCCGCATATCGAGAAGTGTTTACAAATCCAGGTTGATGAACAAATAAAAATTTATCAAGAGGTTTCGCTCTGGTCAATGATTAAAAAGTTTCTTCTTATGTTATGGAGTAAAAAATGATTGATGTAATTTTAGGCCAACTTATCGGAGACCAAGAATACTTCGGTAAAGTATGGCCTTATCTAAATGAAGAATATTTCCCGTCTGGGGCACCAAAAGTTTTATATAAGGCCATGAAGAAACACGTTGACCAGTACAATGTAGCTCCAACTTTAGTATCATTGGAAGTGTCTGTTGATTCAACCCCGGGTATTAATGAAAATGTACATGCTGGCTCTATTGAGTTATTGAAGGCATTAAAGACCGACAAAGAAAGCTTGGAATGGACTGTTCCGGAAACGGAAAAGTATATCAAAAAAGTCGCAATTGAATTGGCCACATCTCGCATTATTGAGATTCAAACCAATGCTGAAGCCCCAGAGGAAAAACGCGATCGTCGTATTCCCGATGTAGGCGCAATTCCTGAAATTATGCAGAAGGCATTAGCGGTCGGGTTTGACAACAGCGTAGGACATGACTGGTTAGACGACTTCGAGGCTCGTTGGCAAGCATACCAGTCCAAAGCATACAAAGTTCCGTTCAAAAGTAATATGCTCAATAAGATCACCAAAGGTGGTGTTGAAACGGGTACTCTGAATGTATTAATGGCGGGTACCAACGTTGGTAAATCATTAGGCCTTTGTTCCCTTGCCGCTGACTATATTCAGATGGGTCTTAACGTTCTGTACATCAGTATGGAGATGTCTGAATTTGTATGTGCCAAGCGTATTGATGCGAACTTATTGGATGTAACCCTGGATGACATCGAAGACGGTGTTATGACATACCAGGAATACAAACTGAAGATGACCAAGTGGCGTGAAAAAGCCAACATGGGCAAGCTTAAAATTAAGCAATATCCAATTGGTGGTGCAGACTGTAATACATTCCGAGGTTTGATCAATGAGCTTAAACTCAAGAAAGGATTTAAACCTGATGTAATCATTGTCGATTATCTTGGTATTTGTGCGTCATGCCGTATTAAGTATACGGAAAATACTTATACGTTGAACAAAGCTATTGCGGAAGAACTTCGTGCTGTGGCAGTTGAACAACAGGTTCCAGTATGGACTGGCGTGCAGACAAACCGTGGTGGTGGCGAGAAATCTGATATGGCCCTTTCTGACATTGCAGAATCCGCAGGCATTACTCACCACTGTGACTTTATCTTGGGTGTCATTGAGACCGAAGAAATCAAGCAGCAGGGTAATCAAATGATCAAACAACTTAAGACCCGTTATGGCAATAAGGATATCTGGAATACATTCATGATGGGTGTGCGTAAAGGTAATCAGCGCTGGTTTGACGTAGATCAGCCCATGACGCAACTTAACAACTCAGGCTCAGGAACACCAGCCCAAGCACAAACTGTTGAGCCACAGTCCACCAGGGCCAAATTAGACCTACTCGCAGGAGACTTCATGGGTCTAGGTAATAATAAGTTAGATATATCTGGTGCCAAATTCGATTAATTTCAAGGGAGCTGTTTACAGTTCCCTTTTTTCTTTGCATAATAATTGAAACTTGAGGAACACTATATGACAACTTTAAAACCACTTATTGTTGGTGACACTGCAATTCATTTCAACACGGCTTTAGTCAAGGCGCGTCGCTATGCGCCTATTAAAACCACTGAAATCATTTGCGGTACGCGTAAGCAATTTGAAGACTTGGTGACAGATTTAACTCATGATGCTGCGCCAGGTCAATTAATTCGGATTAAAGGCCCTTTATTAAATTCTACATTGGGTTCAGTATACACCACATATAAAAATACTCTTAACGGAGTAACATATATTATTCATGTGGCTTTACCGGATGACAATGCAATGACTTTGTTTGAAACGGACTTTAAAACGGAATCTTTGCTATTTCGTTATACGGATGAAGGAAAATGATCAAAGATTCCGTTTTTAATCCGTCCTTGCGGTTTATTCATGGCAATGATAAACCCTATGCAAAACTGGCCACTGTACGTGTTACATATAAACTTTCATTTCATGAGTATTGATATGCGACTGACTATTGAACAAATCAAACAAGAATACGCTGTACCTGCCGACTATGATGATATGATGGTGAAACGCGGCTGGCTGGGTAATCCTAGTCACAGTACCGATTATGAAGTGATTGTGTCTGAATATTGGCGCAAATTACTTTGTTTGCGCTCGGCTTGGGATAAGATCAATTTACGTGACTTGACTGATGAACAAGCCCAGTTACTGTCCGATGAGTTGCATGATACAGATCGTATTAACGAGCTTAAAGAAGAAATTCACTCAAAAGTTTCTGAATTAGAAACTCTTGCCAATAAATGGAATATTAGTCCAGAGTTAGAATGTTTTAATTTCCCAGCTACATATTACTCAAGCACTAAACAGTGGAGCACAGAATGAATCAATTAGCAATCGATATGGCCGAAGCCCAAAGCGAACATGAATATGAAATCCGGACAAACCAAGAAGCCCAGGCTGCATTGGAATCTGACCCGATGTATTTGTTGTTACGCGCTCGTAAAGATATTCAACTCGCAATGAAAGTGTTGCGAAGCAGTGAGGACAAAGTGGATCAAATGGCCTATATGGAATTATCTATGGTGCCATGTAAGCTGAAGGGGCTTATCAATTCGCACCAATATTTTAAGGCTCTATCGATTAAGCCTCGTATCCAAGGAGAGCTTACAAATGTTTAAATTCCAGGATAAAAACAGCACCCATCTAGATGAGCGTTCCGACTTTGCAAACCAGTGCTTTGCATTATTGTTCCGTAAGTACAGCTTCAACATAGCTTCAGAAATGCTTTTGATTGAAGCTCGCCAGATGTATTATCACTTTAAAGAGCATGTGCGTAACATCTACGAATTGGAAGATGAAATCCCATGGATGGCCTGGGTTCGTCTTCATATAATCGGATTTGATGAAACTCAGTTCGACGGTGAACTTACTCGTGAAGAATATGAACGCATATTATTTGTTGCAATGCAGGAATACTATAATTAATTTCAATTAGGGGCTCACGTGAGTCCCTTTTTTCGTTATTATGACTCTCATATTAACGCGACGGAACAATCATGAATTTAGATGCTTTCTTTCCTACAGAGACTAAAGTGTTTTATCACGGTAGCTGCACAGAAGCAGGCATTGAAAACATGTTGTGTCCACCTTCTGAAACTAATGTGCTTTCGGAAAAAGGTCGTAATAAAAACCTGGGGCGAGTATTCTTTACTGCTGATTTAGGACTGGCTAAAATATATGCGGGTCGTGCCGCTAAATCAATTGGCGGAGAACCGGTTTTATTTAAAGTTATTGCACCGGTTGATGTGGTGTGTATGAATGATGATCCTGGTGCAAGTGTGTATCACTGCAAATGGGCTTTTTGTGAGGAAATTGTATGAATGATTTAGATAAAGTAATTATCAATATTGAAATCATGTTGGCAAACAAAGCGCACATTATTGAGCGTGCAACTAATCGGGATTTCCCTAGATTAGGAAGCATTTTATTAGAACATGATACAATTCCATTTAAATTGGATTTCACACCGTTCATCCGAGCATGTGGCAATATGGATATTTACAAATTACGCTCAACCTGTCCTCTTAATAATCCAGAGGCCATTGCGGAAATGTCAGTATCGAGTATGTGCTCTCAGTCGGAAATAGATGGAATGTTCCCTATTGTCGCGTATCTTTGTTATAAGTTTATTAAAATTCATAATATTCGAGGGGTTAGTCTAGGATACCCAATCCAAGAACCAGAAGGTGTACCGTTCTGGGCTACTGAAATGCGTTGGCAATATGTAGAGTTTGTTAAAGCTGAACTTACGTATTACCGTGATAATAACAAAGTAATGGGGTTTAGATAATGATTTCTCATAATATCAACCAAGTCATTTTAAACCTGCAGGTCCTACTTGACAATAAGGAGTTGATTAAAAAACATGCAGGTAAAGATCTTATCCGCCGTTTGGACATTCCTGGAGAGGATGATCCATTTTACTATCGGGACGGAGTATGTAATAACGCGGATTTTTGGGTACTGGGTGAATATCGAATTGATAAAGCCGGCCATGCAATATTAAGCGAGCAATACAATGTTCTTGGTATCACACGCCGTCCGGTGCACGATTCTATGTTGGAATACCTGGGTGCAAAATTCATTATCACTCGTAACACGGGTGGATCAATTATGTATCCTATTGCGAGTCACGGTGAGCCAGTTCAAGGGAAATGGTTAAACGAAGTTCGCTGGGACTATGTACAATTCTGTTTAGATGAATTAAAATACTTCGTAGATAATGGCAAGGTGAATATATGAATATTTCAGAAACTGATTTAGGTCAAGACATACAAGACAGTTTGTATCGTATAACCAAAATCCTTGAAAATCGCAGTTTAATTATGGATTTGGTCTTAAGAAGTGGGTCAAAGTGGCCGAATGCATCTATTACATTGGGTACATATGATGACATTACAAATGCGAATTCGCATCAATTCACATTTGACACGGGATACCTGTCATGTAAAAATTGTGAATTGTTTGCGATTGATAAATATTCAGTTAAAGACTACGTAGAACCAAGCACGATTACAACATTAGAAACGTTGCCTGACGTGGGTATGGTCACGGATGTACTTGAATTTTTAGCATCAAAATTCATTTACGTGTATAAAACATACGGTACGGTTACGTACCCAATTAATGATGAGGGTTATTTCTATCGAAGCCAATCCTGGTTAAATCCTCAACGTTGGTTGTATTTGAAATTTTTGAAAACGGAACTTGAATATTTCTTAATGAATGGACGATTCAATAATGACCTTTCACGACCTTAACCAGCAAGAACAACAGGCCCTGATTAATGCAAAAGCAGACTTGATCTTAAAGCACGAACCAACTCGCGGCTACTTTGCGATGCACTTGATGAGTTGGAAGTTAAGGCCCAGTTGGATTCGATATGTATCATATATGGGGTATTACAACATTTCTGATTATTTAACGGAGTATTCTCATCAAAGTCCGTTTTTTGCATTTGCTCCGTACTCATACCAGGTAGAACTAGACTGTCTAGGTGAACAAATATCAGTGCAACAGGAAGATCCTTTAAATGTATTGCATCAGTGCGATGCACGATTCTGGGCACGTTTTTTAATCTTAAATCCGGAGCATGAACCATCATGGCTAATTTGACAAATATGCAAAATGTGAAAGTGAAAATTGTAAAGGCCAAAGAATCAAGTGGTAACATTCAATTCTTTGTTCGGGCTATCCGGGATCATGATAACCGGGAACATTTCCTGGATGCGTTGTTGGAATACCAGTGTTTTCAGACTAAACATTTTGATCAAGACGAATGTATAAAACGGGCATTGTTTTCCGCTCGTTATTTGTTGCGATTCTTTGGTAAAGACCCAGTCGATTTGGAATTTGTACAGTTCAGCTCAGAAGATATGAAAATTGTTGAACAAGACCGATTATTCTGGAGAACTTGATGGGGTTTACTTATCTAATAGCAACCAAGATCCAACGACAAGATGTAGATGGTCGAGATTATATCGAAGATTGTTGGACTGAAATTGGTAATGAACATTCAGTATACAATTTGTTCGATGACGCACGTTTTATTGGTACCAGTGGGGATCAGATGTCAACGATGTTTGACCAGTTCCACACTAACAATGCAATCAGTCACAATTATAGGCCTTACGATGGTGAGTCAATCTGGTATGATATCCAGGTTACGGCCTTATTTCCATACGGTTTATAAATAGTGTAAAGGGAGTAATTTATGTCTATTACAGGTGCAGGAAAAACTGTTGCTGACAGTTTATATGCGTATCGTTTTATCCGTTTGATGCAGAAAGATTTCAAAGACTGGAAAGCATACGAGTTCGGTATTATCAATGATCGAGGGTCCGTTTTAAAACGACCAAAGACTGATGAAGAGAAGTCCGCGTATACGCCGTTCCACGCGTCCGTGCGCGCGTTTAAACGAATGGTAGGTACAGTACCAGGGGCTTTGACCTTAGGAACCGCCATGAGCTCCTGGAGCGCGATCGCAAGCCGTTTTGGTATGACGGAATCAGATGTTTCACTTATTGCCCGTGAACTTGACGAACCATTGTATGAAGAAATGGTTACAGGTGATTCAGGTGGTGACCCGGACAAAATCGCAGCCGGTGTAAAATCAGGTGCAATTGTTTCAGCTGGGCCTCAAACTGTCAAGCCTAAAAGGAAACAAAAATGGGAAGACTAATTGGATTTATTATGTTCTTGATTTATTTCACGGGCATTGTATTGGCTAAAGGATTTTGGTTGACACTGGTTGCATTTGTATTTCCTCCTTATGCTTGGTACTTAACTGTACATATGATATTATTGAAATACAATTTTATTTAATTAAAGGGGGCTCACGTGAGCCCCCTTTTTTCGTTAATATGATCTCAAGTTAAACAAATGAGTAAATCAAAATGACAATTTTAAAAGTGCTTATCAATGGTCGTTATGACTTAGTTGAAGTTGCTAATCCTCAGGTGTTACCAGAAGAATTTAAATACCGTGTTGATGCTCAGTATACGGATGGCAAACGCACATTTAATCTACACAAGCAATATAATTGCGACATCATTACGTATAAAGAACATATGTTCTATTTCAATAATAAAACTGGTGCATTGATGTCGATGGTAGATAAGCGTAATAACTCAACCGTTTTAGCCAATGTTCGTTTCCAACAATATCATGAATTGATGCAAGAATTGATGGAAATTGTGTATTCTCCAAATTTCCAACTTATTGTTGGCACAACGGGAAAAACTACTCCTGGTAGCGTCAATGCACTTTATAAAGATGCAAATCAACAAGTATGTACTATCCAGGGTATTATTGAAGAAACCAGCTATGGCATTAATAATTGGGATGATCTTGATTGGGAAACTGGAGTGTGTAATCAGTTGCGCATTGGGGATTTACCGTTTTACTTAAAAGAAGCGTTAACCTATATTTGGATTGAATCTTATGGGACGGACTATGTTAAATCATTGGCCCCACGCCATCTATACGTCTATCCTATTGGCGGAGCCATTGAATACGATACTTGCCAACAGTATAATTCATTTGGGAAAAATCCATTGCGTCTGAACTATGCAATTTGGTTGCGAAACAAAATGGTGGACTTGTGTCGCTTGATGCAAAATCCTGAGATTTATTTGGTTATGTATAATGAATGTACATCAACTGAAAATATGATTGCATTTTTTAAAGGTATGGATCTATGAAAAAAATTGTTTATTGAGAAATACGGAGTACAACATGAAAATGCCTAATGAAAAATTAGATGACGTAATCAAGAACTTGCACAAAATTATTTTGAACTGGGGTTCTTTACAATCGGGGTTGTGCGAAGCGGCCAAAATTTATCACCTTCCAGCAGCATGGCAATATGCTTTGATTGACATGTGGCACCATACGGTCGATTCTAAGCAAGAGTCACGTATCTTCCCCATTGGAGGATGCGCCCAATATGCACGCGAAGCAATGTATGGGGAATTTAATAAAAATATGTCCCGCCTACATTATGTAATTTGGTTTCGCAACGCACTTATTAACATAAAATATATGCTGAATGATAGCCCGGCAATTGCACACCATTGGAAATCATTTCCTCGACATCAAGGAAGGGAAGCGCGGGAACGTTGGATTAGTTTTTCAATTACTCAGTACAACAAATACTTTAATAAAGGCGCCAACATTATGCGTATTTCATCAGCAATTACAAATTTAGATTCGGGTCGCTATAAAATTTTAATGAACCTATCTTGGGTACCGTTTGAAATCTGTTCTGGTACACAAGGTGTGATTGGCACTATTAAATGTCAGGACCAAGTAATTGCATTTAATAAAATCACGGGTGTAACTGGGTCACAAGGTGATCGTTCTTTAGCCAAACGAACTTTACTTGACCTTTTCTGTAATGCATCAGAAAAAACTATTGCATAATGTAATTATAATGCTTCTCACCACTATGGGCGGCGGTAGATATAGGGGCTTCGGCCCCATTTTTAATAGGTGAATGTATGTCAGTATGGGTAGAGCAAGAATTTGCAGAGCGAATACTTTGTAATTACGGACAATTCCGTAAAGTCAGTATTAATCCATTTAAATTGAACTGTCGTTGTCCAGTGTGTGGAGATTCAGCAACGGATGAATTCAAAGCACGTTTTTGGGCATACGAGTACCAGGGATCTATCATGGTCCACTGTTATAACTGTGACGTTTCAATGGGCATTCGTACATTCATCAAAGAATATGATGAACCAATGTATCGAGAAATGTTGCTTGAAATTTCTAAATCCAACGGATTTAACAGGCCGAAGGCCCAGCCTGTTATTATTAAGAAAGCGGCTCCGGTGATTGAACAGATTCCTTACTCCGTTCGACTGGATACATTGCCTAAGAACCATCCAATCATCAAATATGTACAAGGGCGTAAAATACCTGAATATCAATGGAATCGTTTATATTTTACGGGTGAATGGCCAAAACTTTGTAATCATGTTAAACCTGGTACTTATAAGAAGGAGCCTAAAGAATATCGTTTGGTTATTCCAATTTATAATGCGGACGGTAAAATGGAATCATTCCAAGGGCGCGCATTAACTCCCGATGCACCTCAGAAGTACATTACAATTAAGTCAAGCGATGATGCGACAAAGATTTACGGGGTTGACCGCATTGATCCTAGCCAGACTGTAATCACGCTGGAGGGTCCATTAGATAGCTTATTCATTAAGAATGCTATTGCAATCACTGGGGGAAGCCTGGACTTAGACTCTGTACCATTTAAAGGAAACCGAGTCTGGGCAATGGACCATGAGCCTCGCCACCCTGATACAATTAAACGTATGGAACGCTTGATTGAAGCTGGGGAAAAAGTATGTTTCTGGTTGAACTGCCCCTGGAACGAAAAAGACATCAATGAAATGATTAAAGAGGGGGCAAAGCCAGATGAACTCAGACAGTTTATTTTGGATAATTCTTATTCTGGTAATATGGCCAGACTCAAACTTAAACAATATAGGAAAGTATAATGGACATTTTAGAAAAATACAAACTATCCCGAGCCGCCTTAACCGAGGTTACTAAAAAGTTATTCTTCTTGCTAGAAGATAATGATGTATACAAAATTATTCAGCACCATGAATTGGCCAATGTTGAAATCCTGGACACCGACCAGATGGACATTGTTGAAGTGCGGCTGTATAACTTCAAAGATGTGTCACCTAAAATTGCTTTTATGTGTAGCCGGGATGCTGCTTTGAATGTAGACGATTCTATTATTCCTATCTGGTTAGAGACCAGTAAAGAAGCAATGGAGAAAATTAATGCTGCATTGGTATTGAAGTTTCTCAAGGCATTCAGTGTAAAAGATCATCCTTTACTAGCGATGACAATTCAGGCTGTACCCGAATTAATCCATCTGGAACAGGCCGATTCTGAGATTGGTAATTTAATGGCTCGATATATGTCAGAAAAACTTTTAGAACAGTCAAAAACTATTAAAAAGTAGTGTACATTTAAAATGGTTGTGATAATATAACCGTATTCCGTAACTGAAGTGAGTAACTTATGAAAACTGGATTGAAATTAATTGAACAACTCCGTGATAAAGCAAAACTTATCAAGATTGATATTCAGCGTGTAAACGCAACGTTACGCATGATTGATGCGACTTCGCAAGCTGCATATGAAGCATTACAACTAGCATTGGCAAACGCGCAAGACCCAACAAAGGACAGTTCATTGCAGTATAAAGTGGCTCGAACAATGGACAAGCACAAAGCCCGTCATGATGAACGTTGGGTTTCATTGGACAAAGTGAAATTTGGTCTTGTGATGCAACAAAAAGCATACGGCAATGCCATTCAACAGTTGATTTCTTTACATCATCAACCGGTTACTCCGCCAGATTGGTATATTATCCGCGAAGAAATGGGCATTTTGCGTAACTTACTTACGCAATTAACAACTGACCATTATTACGATATGCGCTTTTATGAATACCCGGAGATTTATTAATGAACAAATTCACTTTTCCATCATTGCAAATTAATGACCGCATTATATTAAATCGCGTCATTATAAATTTGCAATTAATTCTAGCTAATAAAGAAATTCTTATGGCTAAAAATGATCCTGATCTGGGTGAACCTATCCAAATTGAGGGGCTAAAGGGTGAACACTTTGGATTTAATTTACGCAATGGCCTTTGTTCAAACGCGAATTTATGGAAGCTATATGATGTAGGAATTCCAGAAATCCCCACACCACTAGGTTCTCTACCATTAATTTTATATATTGCGCATCGATTCATAAACACGTATTATAACAAAGAACATCCAGTTCGGAGTTCTAACTCTCCTAGATATTTGTCGTATCCAGTTTATGGTGATGTGCGTCATGAAAAGTGGCTGAACCCAATTCGTTGGGAGTATACTCAGTTCTGTTTAGATGAATTGACCCACCTCCGTGAAACAGGTGCGCTGCGTGAATAGTATTTGCATAGTAGGAATCCTGTCCTTAACCTGGATATTGACATATTTCTATGATATTAGCCCGTATGAACTGATACTTTATCATGGAATCATGGTGATTATGGCATACAGTTGGACACGCCATGTCCAGGTTAAGTATAAATCCAAAGTGCAGATTGTGTGTACTGCAATTAGTGTTTGTTTATCAATGATAATTTTTGATAACCAAATGTTAATTAGCGCTGTGCTGTCAATTATGGTCCAACAATTAATGGTGAATTATTATGAACGTGTTTGAAACACAAGAAAAAGCACAAGCTGAAATTCAGATACTTGCCCATCACTACGTGTGGTGCGCGGTTGAAGCTATTACTAGTCTAACTGGTGGAGCAGAATCATTACCGGATTTTATTCGATTCAGTAGCCGTGAAATTCACATCAATGTGTACCAGACAGAGCGCCATGAATATCCTGCAGGTGGCACATTAGTGCGAACCCCAGTAGTTAACATTCATTGTTCTGAAGACCAGGACCCATGGGATGATTGCGCAGGTGATCCAGAAACATGGGACATTATTGATGTGCCATTGGAATTATTCTTATCCGGCGACTCTGATGAAATTCGCAAAATTTATATTGAAAAATATAAACTGAAAGCCGAACAAAATGCTTATAATAATGCAGTGAATATGTTCATTCCTTTATTCCAGATTGAGCCAGAAATGCTTATTAAAGCAGCCAATGCTATTGCCAAATTTGATAACCCATATCTTAACCAAGATGCTATTTTTGATGAAATTGGAGCAATTGAATATGCCAACCAATAACGAAATGCAACAACGTATTGCAAACCTGGCCCGTACTGATGCACTGACGATGAAAGCTCGCATGATCCCGCATAACCGGGCAATTGCAACCCTTACTCAACATCGCAATTGGTTAACTGAAGTGGCCGAGGATCACCGTCTTATAGTAGACCAGGAATTAAAGTCTAAAAATTATGGTGACGCTAAAGAACACACTCGTCTACATAAAGAAGCAATATTCCAACTACGTAACACCGAAGCAGCAATTAAATTGTTGGAAGGTGTTCGTCGCCCGTTGGAGCTCGTGTGCATGCGATTACGATTTATTCAGAACAATACGGCTGAACATGGGCAAGTGGGCTCATTTATGTGGAATCGTGAGCTTGATTTGTGCCGAATTGAAATGGAAAAATTGCTATGAAAAAGATACCTCATCCCAAAGTAATTCAGGTAAAGAGTCAGATTAAAAAATTGAACCCTTTGATTGCGACACATATTAAAAAGGCTGAAGCGCTTCAGCCTTATTTGTTAATGGTAGCAAAGAATAAGAATCAATACATTATTGATGAGAAATACCTTTTTGCCAAGACGTATTCGCTCCGATATAAGCGAATGAAAGCTGAATATAATTTTGTTTGTGCTACTCGAGACGCTTTGATTGAACAGTGCAATATGCTTGCTGCGAAGTGCAAATATTTACGTAAACTACAACGTCAGATTGAGAACACTCGGAATAATGTGAACAAAGGCGTATGTCCTCAATTTGTTAAATCAAATAAGACATTACTTAAAACTCTTATGCAACGGATGGAACAAGCATGACCCACATTATTATTGAATTAGACAACTCACATCGGATTAGTTTTTATCCGGCCGCATTATCAATCCATGATGTTAAACTTGATATTACGTTAGATGGATTAAAGCATAAATCTCGCAATATTTCAATGACTGTACCTTTAAATTCATGCCATTCAACAAATGGCGATGAACCTATACATGAGCAATTATTTGATAATAAATTCCAAAAAATCATTGCTTCTGTAAACGGTCAAGTGTGGGTGTTCACTGATATCAATATGCGATATTACGAATCAAATATTGAAAATGGTTATATTAAAATAGGATGTCAAAATGACGGGCCTGAATAAAATCAAAGTCCGCTCATTGCCTCCTGGAGGGGCATATCTCGATCTTGGTACAGACTTTGAGTATTGCAATATTTCAAATATGTGCATTAAGCAAGCTGGTCATAGTGAATACCAAGTCCCTGAAAATATTGAGCCCGTAGTGTATGAAGCGATAGCAGCAGCACACGAATTGGCAGAACATCTGTATCATTCTGACTGGACGTATAATTGTTATCTGACCCTGAAACATGAGTATGTAAATCCAGGTTCAACTGGAACGCGGCCAGGTTGGCATATTGACGGGTTCATGTCAGATCAGCTGAATTTTATATGGTTCGACTGTTTGCCAACTCAAGTTGCGGTAGGGGAATTTGAATTGACCCTGGATCATAACATTTCATTACATGAAATGGAACTTGCTGCAAAGGACAAATCAGTTTACCCGCTTTTGAGCAAGACTATGTACGAGCTTAGCCAGGAAGTAGTCCATGCCCCAGTGGCAAATGAAACGGATAAGCCGATTCTGCGTACATTTTTAAAACTCACTTTCACTAAAGATGAGTTTAATTGCAGTCGAAATGCGTGGAATTACAAATTGTCCCATGTTCGCGGAAGTAAGCAATCTGGTGCATCAAGAAATCATGGTGTATTATAAATGAAAGACTCATATGAACCTAATTTAACTGCTATTATAGAATTTCTATCCCTGTCTGATGATGCGTGGTCTGAATTTACCAGTATTATTAATGCGCGATCTGTTAATGATAATGAGGAAGTATTATACTTGGCAAAGCTAGATCTGAAATTATATCCGGATTTATCTGATGTTTTAAATAGAATAATCAATATTTTAGAAGCATCACTTATTTGAAATGCTTCAAAAATAACGGTCATAATGATCAAACAAATTAATTAATCCCAAACCTTTGGAGAAACACATGGCCCATTTTAACCAATGTTCACAACTTGTTGCTGGTATTGATTCTGCTCGTCAAGAAGCCGAAAACATCCGCTGTAATGGCGAACAGTATTTGAATTCAATGCTCAACATGCAGCGTGCCTTACAAACCAAGTTGGCCAAAGAAAAACCTGAAATGAATTTGAACCCGAACGATTTGGATACCGCTGGTAAAACAGTTGATTGGATGCGTACACAATGGGATTGCATGTCTGACGAATTCCGTGAGCTGCTTACTTCATTGGGCGGTATGTCCGGCGGTGAAAAAGATGCTTCTGGCGTTTGGAAAGCTTGGAAATCAAATAACCTGGAAAAACGTGCAACTCGCATTGAAGACTTAAGCCCTGAAGATCAACTTGAAATTAAGTTTGAATTAATTGATATCTGGCATTTCTTCTTGAATATGAACGTTGCCCTAGGCATGGACGCAGAAGAAATCTTCGAGTTATATTTCTTGAAGAACAAAGAAAACTTTGATCGTCAGAATAACGGATACTAATGTAATGGGCCGCATCATAAAAGTGATGCGGCTGGAGTGAGAAAATGGTGAATTACTTAAAAGAAATGATTGAAGGCGTAGAAATTCCAGACCTTCTACCTAAGCATTGGGTGCCTAAAAATGAGTATGTTGAAATCTCACGTGGTGCCGGTATTGACTACCAGGAGCGAATTATTTTGCGATCTGATGTTAAATCAATGATCAAGTTGGGCTGGCAAGTCACTCGTCTTACAAAAGTTAGTAAATCAATGATGTATGCCAAATGGAAAAACGCAATTATTGCAATGGAATAGTGTACAACTCAGTTTTAATTATGTAAAATGATTAAAATTTTGGAGCACGCCATGAATATATTCCATTTGGATCTTGACCCTCGTATGTCTGCACAATTTCACTGTGATAAACACGTTGTTAAAATGTGTACGGAGTATTGTCAAATATTGTCATCAGTGTGCCATTTTTTTAATTTGGACACTGACGGTTTATACAAAAAGACTCATATTAATCACCCTTGTGTTGTGTGGGCTAGACAGTCAAGAAATAATTATGAATATTTGTTAAATCTAGCTATTGAGCTATTTGACGAATATTCATATCGGTATGGTAAAGTTCATGCAGCATCAAGAACAATTCCTAAATTGATAGATAACACGGCCCATATTCCAGGTGGGGAAAATAAATTAACTCCGTTTGTATCGGTTTTACCCGGTATGATATCAACGTCAACATCGGAAAATGCGGTTAAACAGTATCGCGATTTATACATGAATGAAAAACGTCATATAACTTCGTGGAAACTCCGTAATATACCTAGTTGGTTTACAAAGGAATCTCATGGCTATAATTAAAGCAATCAAAAAACCAGTGTTAATTGAGGCCGTTGTTTGGACTGGTACATTAGAATCATTCAACGAAATCCGAACGTTTATGGATCTTAGCCTCGGTGATGTATTTCCAGATTACTGGAAAGAACATGGTCCTGATGCAAAATATATGGGAGGCTATGCCATTTCTACCTTAGAAGGTCAGATGGTGGCGTCCATTGGCGATTATATTATCAAAGGCGTAAACGGTGAATTTTATCCGTGTAAGCCTGATATTTTTGAAAAAACTTACGAAATTCAATCTCTATAAAGGAAACTATCATGTCTAAAGTTAAAGCGAAAATCGAAACTGTAACTACTTCTAAAGTAGGTAAATTGCGTGATCCTAAAGCGACAATGAAATTGTCATTGGAACTAGGGTTTGCCCGTAACAAGCGTCTTAAACAAGCAGTAGGTCAGTAATGACCTACGAGGGAGCTGGAATCTCATGACAATTTCCGAAGCACGTATGAAAGAACTACTCCGGGCCGAAGCTAAACTTTCTGCTTTAGAAGCAGGCGGGGTTGATAACTGGTCAGGGTATGATCATGCATTATCCGATCTTCGCCGTGAGCAAGATCGCGAAGAACAAGTTGATAATGTCATCGATGACATTATTGAAAATTCATATGATTTCTTTGAAATCAATGAACCTGCAGGGTCTGGCTGTGGATATGCTGTTCATGTTAAAGACCATAAAGGCCTTTATGATTTACTTAAAACATTTGCTGAAAACTATGGTGCCACATAATGGATAATTTAATATTAAATCTGGAGCAAGTTGCATATTTGCGCGAATACATCTCTGATGTAAAAGATTTGCTTGATAATGTGCATTGTTACGATACGGACGAATACAAAGATGCTAATGTGGCAATGGCCATTTTAAATGGTGCTTCATTAGAGCGGGCCAAACTTGAAAACCCTGGTGATGAAGATGTTTAATTCGAAAGACTTTGCGCAAATGATTATATCAATTTTGGTAATCGGCGGGCTTACATTTGGTCTCATTGGTCTTGGCATTGGGTATCTTATTTGGGGGTAATATGGAAAATCGTAAAATTCAAACCCGTGGGTTTGTGAGTGCATTCCCTGGTTGTGGGAAAACTACAATTCATATGGATGGATATCGTTTTGGATTATATCCAATGCGGCCAACTGGGCATGCTGTGTATCGTATGGTTCGCCCTGCTGGTGTGCCTGCTGTATTTGACTCTGATTCGTCCACCTACGATAAAGAATACTTCCCTGGTAATTATATCAAGTGGATGGTTCAAACGCTCCAGAACAACATCCTGGACGGTTTCGTGGCGTTAGTATCAAGCCATGACAACGTACGTTTAGCAATGCAAGAGGCAGGGCTACCCTATACGTTAGTTTATCCAGATCGATCTTTAAAATCTGAATACATTGAACGATACAAAAAACGTGGGTCTCCTGATGCATTCATCACGATGATGGAAAACAAATGGGACGACTTTATTGATTCTTGTGAATCAGATCCCGCAGATAAAATCGTTCTACAAGCAGGGCAATATTTGGTGGATGTTTTATAAATACTCTTGGTAAAGGAGAAACTTATGAAACCAATCAAATTAAACCCTAAACAAAAATCTGTTGGCCTTTGGGCTGTAATTGCTGCAGCGGTCGGAGCTGTGATGTATACATCTGATGACCCTGCTACAATGTTAACTGACTTAATTAAAATGTTCATGCTGATGTAAGATCAGCGCCCCAATCTATTTGGAGTTGTTATGTTTACTAAATATTCTAGCCTTGAAAACCACACCAACAATAAATTCCTTGACAAAGTTTGGTATTTCCTTGATGAAAACCAATTGCGTAACGTTGAGTTTGTGGCGCGTGAAAAAATTCACGGAACCAACTTCAGCGTGATCATCACTAAAGATTCAATCCAAGCTGCGAAGCGTACTGGTCCTATCCTGGAAACTGAAAAGTTCTTCGGGTATGAAGATTTAATGGCACGTTACAAAGATAGCTTTAAGTCTATTCAAGCTAACGCCCTTATTCAGAACGGCTGGACCTATCAAGTATTTGGTGAATACGCTGGTGGTAATATTCAGAAAGAAGTTGACTATGGCGATAAAGATCTTTATGTCTTTGATGTGTTGGTGACTAGCCCTGATGGTGAACTAACCTATGCGAAAGATTCACATATGGTAGTTATTGCTGAAAACTCAGGTCTAAAGGTTGCCCCTCTTATTAAGCGTGGTACTCTGGAAGAGTTGCTTAAATTACCAGTTGAATTTGAATCTGTAATCGGTGAGTATAATGAAATGTACAAAGCCGACGGGAATTACTCTTCTATCTCGTATGAACATGAACAACGTGTCCCTGCGTCAAATGTAGCGGAAGGCCTGGTTATTAAACCCGAGCGCCCAATTACTCTTCCAGGCGGATCACGTCTTGCTATTAAGTACAAGACTGATGCGTTTAAAGAAAAAGGCAAAGGCAAAGCACCGAAGATTGTAAAAGAAATGGAGCAATCTGATATTGATTTGCTTGACAAGTTCAGTGAGTACGTAACTCCCGCCCGTGTAGGGAATGTCATCTCGCACATTGGTGAACTTACCAAGAAAGATTTTGGTAAAATCCTGGGCCTAACTATGCGAGACATTTTTGTCGAAGCTGAACGTGAAGGTCTTACTATCGATCAAGCAATTTCCCCAAGTCGCCTTAAAGGTGAGTTGCAAAAGATTGTGCAAACTCAAGTTCGTGAAGTCTGGGTTACTCTAGATATTAACTAATTTGAAAATAATAAAGGAACACTATGTACATAGTGTTCCTTTTTTCATATAATGAGATATCAAATAATTTTGGTGATAGTATGAACACTAAGCAACGTAAGATGAAATCACAGAAACGCAAGTTTCATAACCGCAAAATGCCGGCTTTATACCAAGGCCAATTGGTTGAACTCTTGACCACTGAACATATGCCAGACGGTGCTAAAATTGGCCAGGAGGCTATTGTGGTTTTTGCGTATCCAAAACAAGTGGGTCGCCGTGATATGGTTTTGGCTGTCCACCCAGAATGGGAAGGACATACCGCGCAGTCGGCAGATCATTGCTTTAGTCGGATTACGGATAGTCGTATTATGGATTTAATCAATGATAAACATGCCTGGTTTATTACTGAAGTTATGTTCAAACCACTCAAGAAAATGTATAAGTGAGAATATCATGATTAAAGAATCTCCATTAATGCTTTCTATTCGCACCAAACTGGATTGGTCCATTAATGCAGTAAACTCTGCTCAGGTTGAAATTAATCGTGCGGGTAAAGTAAAACGTCGTCTTCAACATCGCCAATTGAGCTATGGTAATTCACGAGTACGTGAGCAAGCAATCAAAGAAATGGACCGTCGCATTTTGAAATTTGCCCGTTTACAACAAAAATCATTGTTGGATCGTAACGCGTTAAGTGCGTTATATGTTCAACTGCGTGAAGTTAAGAATGGTCATTCTAAGCGTGACCAGGCCTACTATCTACATCAATACATGTTAAAATCAGGGGTTCTGTAATGAATAGTCATCAACGTCGTGTAATTAAGCGCCGAATAGCGAAATTCCTAAAAGTGGGACAAGAAGTGCAAGTGTCAACTTCTTATGTGTTAAGCCATTCTAATCTTAATGGCACTATTCAAATGAAAACTCGCAAATGTGTGATAGTTGCTGCGTTCGATCCTGAATTGCCTCACGATGGTACTGTGCTTGTCGGGAATCCGGCTTGGGCCGGTCACGATGGGCAATCCAGCTCGTTTCCGATACCAAATAAACAAATTATGTCCCTAGTGTTCAATAGAAATTGCTGGTGGGTACCAAAATCTGATATTTCTGTAAAGTAGGCCAATATGAAAATTTTTAATAAGTACCACACCCCATACGGAGATGTTGGCGCAGCAACCGGGTTAACTGACATTAATGGGCGCCAATTATATATTGGTGATGTGGTAAGCATTCAAATGCAAGGTGAAGCGAAAGGTCGTCAATCATTGATCGTAGCGGATAAAGATGAATCATTCGTGATGGGTCTTCGCACTACTAGTTCGTATAAACTGACGAACGAATACAAATTGACGTTTGTTCAATCATGTACTCTTTTGACTCCAGGACGAATTAAAATTGGTCATGACGTATGGACAATTGGAGATGATGTTTCCATCAAATCTGATGGGCTCCAAGTATTTCCAGGCATCGAACGTTTGAAATTGGATATCATTAAAGAAATTGCGGATACCAATGACATGGAAAACTTGCTCAAAATCAAGGAACTACTATGATTAAGCACATTAAACAAAACCTAAAGGGCAAGTTTGCCTGGACCGATTACCAGAAGCTAAATAATCATGGTTACTTAGGCCCAAATAAATTTGACTACCTGGCTCAGATGCCTGTAGTTGGATTAGGTGTACACCTTGCCGCAGTAGTAACCTATGGTGCAGTATGGTCATCAATTTATGGCATTCGTAAGTTTATTTCATTAGGAGAAAAAATTGAAAAAACGAAATCCAATCGCAAAAGCCGTGCGCACGCCTGCATTCAAGATGCAAGTGGTCCGTGACCGTACGAAATATACTCGCAAAGAGAAATATAAAACTTTTTAAAATAAAAGGACCTCGGGTCCTTTTTAATTCCTTTTTAAATTATCTGGGTTATAATGAGTAATCATTTGAGGATATTGATATGACTATTCAAGAATTAATGCAAATTGAAAAAGGCCTAACCACTTTAATCAAGTTCTATAAGCCAAAAGATATATGGTTTAATATGAACGCATATGATGAGTGCGCATGGGGAATTCACTTGACGGAAAATCTAGAATTGACCGCGGTTAGTAATAGACCTCACTATTTTGGCGAGTTCAACGCATTGTTTGGATTTGCGGGCCGACGCAAAGTAAGTGATTTTACTGGTATGCAGGCAACAAAGCAACCGTGTAAATTACGATGTAAATTAGTATTGCTATTCACTGTTAATTATGGCCATGAAGTTCATTCTCAGCAGTGGGTGAAACGCGCAAAGAAATTGCGTAAACAAGTCCGTAAAGAAATAAAGGAAATGTCATGATTGATTTAATTAAATTGGAAAAAGGTATCAAAGCCCGCCATCATGCGATGGAACGTTTTTATGATATTGATGCCGCAGCCGAAGATCGTGAAAAGAATCTAGCTATGCTGGAACGTATCAAAGCCGGCGAAGCTAACCAGGAAGACCAAGAAGCTGCGATGGACATCATTGCACAGCACGGGTAATTCAAAGTTTTTATTTTTATTTATGATCAGTTTTTGATCGGTGAGCAATATGTTATTCAAACAAACTAATGAAGTGTACACTTGTTATAGTGCAAAGCGGGGCAATGCAAAGCAGCGTGGAATTAAATTCGATATGAGTTTTGAAACGTTCGCTGCTCTGAAAAAGCAAACACATTGTCAATATTCAGGATTGCCCCTAAAAGGTGTACATGAATTTAGTTTTGAACGAATTGATAATAACATTGGTTACATAGATGGCAATGTTATTGTGGTATCCCGCGCAATCAATAGCGCGCGTAGTAACTATACAATTCCGCAATTGGCCGATTTAATTAATACCTTGTCGTCAAATCAAACACGTACAGAGCACAGTATTGCGAACCCTAGAGAGTTGTACCCGGTTGATTGTAAACCTCGGGTCAATCCAAATAATCCAAAATACAAGGATCTTATGCGAGCGTGGGACGCTCAGAACCGCGCAATTCAACGTCGTAATATACTTATAGAAGATCACTTGCAATTGCTCAAACACGACAAACCAGCGCGAATTAAAGGCCGTATGCGATCGCTTGAGAAGCATAGGCAACTATTGGCGGAGGAAACCGCCAAGCTTACAATTACTCAGACAAAGTTAGTGGCACTATATCGTAAATTTAAGCGAGTTCCAGTTCGCACCGATAGGCCAAACATCTTTGCGGAAACCTGGAATACTGCACGAGATGAGCAGTTAACGACAATGAATGAAACGGCCAAAAAGAATGCCCAACGTATTGAATACTTAAAATATGCTTTATTAGGTCTCATGCGCTTTGAAAATTTATCGCATCATGATGCATTGTGTGTAAAATTTGGACTGCCTTTGAATAGTTCGCCTGAACATGTCAAGGTTGTAGAGGAGTATAGAAAGTGTATGCGTTAATGTACAGAGACAAAGATGGGTTTGTTCTCCCATGTATTGATGATGGTCAAGTATTAGTATTTGATCATAAATCCATAGCAGGCCAAAAATTGGAATCATTGACTAAAAAATTATCTAGTCAACTAGGCCCAGTCGAATATCACAAAAAGGGACCCTGGTGGAAATTTTGGGATCCTTTGATTTTAGTTATTGAACCTAATCCGCTTCAAGAATTTCAGCGGCAAAATATACAACAGATACTTAATACAGTCCATGTAAAAACGGTGAAAGTGATATGAATTATGAAAATTTAACAGATGGTCAAAAATTAGCCTTTGATGCAGCGGTTGCAGCGGTTGGTAAAAAGGGCGCAGGTGATCAACCGCATTTAACAATCAATGGTCCTGCCGGTACAGGCAAAACAACATTGACCAAATGTTTGTTGGACTATTTTACGCGTAAAGGTGTGCACGGTGTATTCTTAGCTGCCCCTACACACCAGGCAAAAAAAGTCCTGTCTAAATTAGCCGGCCAGGAAGCAAGTACAATCCATTCATTGCTTAAGATTAACCCAAGCAATTACGAAGATAAAACGGTATTTGAACAGCGCGACACCCCAGAGCTTGATGATTGTCAGGTCTTATTCTGTGATGAAGCATCAATGTACGATACTGAATTGTTCCGTTTAATCTTGACTTCAGTTCCGCGCCATTGTACAATTATTGCGTTAGGTGACGTTGCTCAGATTCGTCCAGTTTCACCAGGTTCAGGTGAAAACAATGTGTCCCCGTTCTTCATTAACGATAAGTTTAAGCAAGTATCTTTGACTGAAGTTAAACGTTCAAATGCTCCAATCATTGAGGTCGCTACGCAGATCCGTACCGGCGGATGGATTGGAAATAATGTACAAAACGGTCAAGGGGTATTTGATTTATCTGGCACTGAGTCATTACGTAACTTCTTCGGGAAATACTTTGAAATTGTTCAAACCCCAGATGATTTGTTTGAAAACCGTATGCTAGCGTACACAAATAAATCAGTTGAAAATCTGAACGGTATTATCCGTAAACAATTGTACAAAACCCAAGATATGTTTATTGATGGCGAAGTTGTAGTAATGCAGGAACCATTGGTCAAGACGGTCGAATACCAGGGCAAAAAGTTCACTGAAATTGTGTTTAACAATGGTGAGCAAGTACGTATCTTGAATTGTAAATTAACTAGTGATATGTTCCAAGTTAAAGGTGCCTCGGGTTCAACAATGATTCGTTATTGGGAACTTGACTTGGAAGCGGTTGATCCTAATGTTGACGGATCAAAAAATGAAGGTACTATTAAAGTCCTGGCCAGCCAAGATGAAGTGGATAAGCTTGGATTCATGTTGGGCAAAGCTGCCGACTCATATCGTAACGGGCCGTCTGTTAAAGGTCAATGGGCTGGTTGGTGGCGTCTCAAGCGCACATTCTTGACTGTTAAAGCATTGCCATGTAGCACGGTGCATAAATCCCAGGGCATTTCAGTAGATAATTGTTTCTTGTATACCCCATGTATTCACAAGGCCGATATTGAATTAGCGCGTCAATTGCTCTACGTTGGCACCACCCGTGCACGCCATAACGTGTACTTTATCTAGGGTTAATATGCGAACTGAAAACCTTTAAATTAAATAATTGGTACTTATATGAATAAGCAAATTCTTCGTCATCTTCAAGCGATCATTGCAGGCAATAACGTAGCCCGCGATGAAATTAAAACAATGTATTTGGATGCATTACGTGAAAATGTAAGCAAGCGAGTTAATCAGTTCTTCGGGGCCAATAATATTGAGCAAACAATTCAATATACTATCCGTAAAGAAGTCTTAGAACAAGTGGCCAAATTGGCACGTAAGGCTGATTATGGCTGGTCTAAATCCGATCTTACTCGCATTGAAAAAATGGTGCATGATGAAGTGGAAAAACAAGTGAAAGAGCTTGTTCGCAATCATGTTCGCATTGAAGTTATTAATCAGGAAGTCTTGAAATGAGAATGTCAATACGCGCCGCGGGGAAACTCTTGGCTTTAGTGTCCAATGCTGCTCAAAAACACCAAGATTATACATACCAAAATATTGCTAACAATATACATCATGAGATCAACTTTACTAAAGAGGTTGGATCATTTGTAAAAGAAACCCTTGAAGTCGATATTAAGTTCAGTGATGTTGACCGACACATATTAACCCGTTTATTACACGAGCGCAAAGATGTATTACGTTTCCCTCAAATCCGCGAATGATTTTTTACAATTTGCAAAAGATGCCTTAGCTGGGCCAGACGGCACGCATAAAGGCAACTCCAATATTACAATTCATGCTGAAGCACGTTGGATTGTAAACAAGCTTAAAACAACAATTAAGTTGGTTGAAGCGGCCCAACAAGTAACAGAGGAACCCATCAAAGTCCCAGTGACTGATGGGGTATTTAAATGTATTTCATGCATCCAGGAGATTCGCAATGAAACCAACTGATTTTTTGATCGACTTTGAATCATTATCCACTGTGCCCGAAAGTGTAATCGTAGAAGTCAGTATTGTCCCGTTTAAAGACGATCCTGAAAATCCCATGTCATTTCAGGACCTGGTTGCTAAGGGTAAAAAGTTCAAGTTGGACTTAGCATCGCAAAAAGGTAAACGACATATCATGGCAAGCACGGTAAACTGGTGGAAAGAACAAGACGCTGCTGCTCGTAAAAACTTAGTTCCTGCACCAGGAGATCTTACTGTAAATGAAGCAGTAGATCAAATTCTAGATTTCTTAAAGGTCAATAATTGTGACCTGTGGAAAAGTCAATTATGGTGTCGCGGCATGTCATTTGATATTCCAATCTGGATTAATATGTTGCAAGAACGATTTGGGGTAAAAGATACCGGGAAGCTTGAACCTACTGCTTTTTGGAATGGTCGTGATGTTCGTACTGCCATTGAAGCTATTGCATTGACCCGTGGGCTCACCATGACTCCGCTGCGCAAAGGTTTGTTACCTGGCTTTGTAATGCATGACTCCATTCATGATTGTGCCAAGGATGTCCTTATGTTGCAATATATCAAGCGTTACGCAATGGGCTTAGAAACTGCGCCTACTGAAGCTGAGTCTGATCCTGTGACAGTTAAGAAAAGAATGTAAATTTTTCCGAAAGGGGCTCACGTAGTCCCTTTTTTTCGTTAGAATGGCCGTAACAAACAAAATGTGAGAACATTATGACTAGTTTAGATTTTTTGTTTACTATTGGCCCGTGTCACCCTGATGATGTATGGGAAAACATTCAACACGGGATTGAAACCATGATCGATGAGGCGGTGCCTGAAATCCGTACTTTAATGGGCGATGACCAAGTGTCATACCGCATTAAGTCAACAATTGGTGATGTAGAACGTAACGTACATGCAAATATCAGTGTTACAGGCGGCCTTGATGCGCTATTGAAAATTGTACATCATTATTGTCAAAAACACAATTGCACATTTACATTAAGGAATAACTGATGTATACTCAATGCTTCTTTCCTCTTGCAACAAAACTGGATCTTAAAGTTCGTTTTGCGGATCAAGTTACGCAGCATACTGTTGTGCTTCCGGAATGGGCCACATATATTGCTGCCGATGAAGATGGTTGTTTATTTGCGTATGAAAGCAAGCCATATCAAGTTGGTTCATCCTGGGCTTCCAAAGGCGATCGTTATTGTCGTGTTGGCATGTTAAGCAAACCATATGGTTCAACAAATCGAGTTGTGAACTGGGAAACTTTATACGAGTACGTGAGTACAAGTGAAATGACATTTATTTTGGAGTGATTATGTTTACTAAAGGCACATATAAATTGGTTGATAAACAAGGCTTTATCAATGCAAACATCGCGAATTTGAACTTAGCGAATGAAATTGAATCAACGGGTGGAATTATCATCGTTACTCGTGTGACTGATGGTGCTGCAATGGGTGTAACTTATGGTGACAATACTCACAATGAGTGGGCTTGTATTTGGCCAAATGAAGTACGTTTCTTTGAACGTGGTGACGGTGCTCCAGTAGCACCAGCCTTAACAAATCCATTGGATTTAATGGGTGCCATGATCAACCAACCTAAAGACAATTATCCAACTCGTGATATTGTAATCGGTGCGGGTTACCCTCGTGGCGAAATTATCTGTATTAAAAGTACAGACCGCCTGCCTCGATCTAACTTGAAACTTAACTCACACGCACCAACTAATCGCCAAGCCCGTCGTTTACGATTTGCAGCGTAAGGAAATACCATGAACGTTAGTCTAATTGAATTGCAATATTTCCAAGACCTGCATGATCGCCGTTATCATGCAGACATATACGGATTACCATTGATGCGTCGTATGGCCCATTTGCATAATCACATGGTGAAATATTCTGCAAATAAAGTTCGCCGCCTGGATTCGCATTGCGATGCCATTGCGTGCCTGTTGTCAATGGCCAATGCATTGAATATCAGCTTGTCTGCAGCACTTAGTAAATGGTCAGGTGAATTTGTAACCGACATGACTGAAGTCCCATTGATGTATCGTACCGATCGTCTGGAATCTCAACTGTCAAATGTATTGGGCCAAATGGCCAAAATTATTGAAGGGCATGACCACACAGAATCAATTGATTATCGGGACGATCTGCGCGAAGCCGTAATTGAATTATTCATCGTGTATTCAGGTATCCGGGTTGAGTTGGACCAACACTTCTGGGCCACTACTCAAACCGAATATATCCAACGCATGTTTGATTTAAAATCAAAACACATTTTTTACGGGTTCTTTACCGAACTGGACACCCAGGATAAAGTGTACTTGTCATTCTTCCGCATGTGGCAGGCAGCGCAACAATAAATAATATTTTAGGAGAGTATTATGACAATTACAGTTACAGCAGGACACTCAGTACGTGATCCTGGAGCGTGTGCGCATGGTCGTCGTGAAGCTGATATTGCGGTCGATGCCCGTGAAATCATCAAATACTATCTAGTGCAATGGGGCCATAAAGTTGTCTCTGATGGACTGGATCGTACTCAGAACTTGGAACTACCTGAAGCAATCAAGTTACAGAAAGGTTCTGATATCTCAGTGGAAGTTCATTGCAATGCCGGCGCTGAAACGGCAAATGGCGTAGAAGTCCTAGCTAAGAGCAAAGATGCGGCTTTAGCTAAAGCAATTGCTCGTGCTATTCATGACACCACCGGTATTAAACTGCGCCGCAATGAAGGTTGGTACTATGATGCTAATGATCATCATCGCTTTGGATTTGTGCGCGCGGGTGGGCTTATTATCGAGCTGTTCTTCATCACAAATAAAGCAGAACTTGCTATTTGGGATGCGAAGAAATGGGTGATCTGTAAAGCTATTGCTAAAGCAATTTCCGATCATCTAAAATAATAAAAGGACCTTCGGGTCCTTTTGCTTTAATAAATTACTGTAATATGTCTCTATCTTGAACTATAGGAATTGAAATGATTGAGAATAAAATCACGTCATTAGACGATCGCGAACACTGTCTAGCATTACCTGGCATGTATGTTGGCTCAACTGCACGTGAAGCACAAGAACTCTTTATTGATGGTGTGTATGGCCCTCAAGTGTTCTGTACAGGCCTGATCAAGCTAGTTGAAGAAACTTACATTAACTCATTGGATGAAGCGATTCGGACCAACTTTAAATTTGCGAATAAAATTGCCATCAATATGACTGAAACTGTTGCCACAATTCAAGATAATGGTCGTGGGTTGCCTCAGAATATTGTTGTTGACAAAGATGGTGCTGAGTTACCAGGTGCTGTTGTTGCATATACCGTAGTTAAAGCGGGCGGTAACTTTGGCCTTGATGATCGTAAAACCGCGGGCATGCATGGAATGGGCGGCTCATTGGCCAATATCTTTGCAAAGGATTTTAAAGCTGTAACGTGTAATGGTGAAAACGAAATCTCACTACATTGTACCGATAACATGTCCAATATTGACTGGACTCAAAAGAAAGCAAAATATAAAGGAACTAAAGTTGAATTTGAACCTGACTTTGAACGTTTTGACTGTACTGGGTTTACCGAAATTGATATGGCGATTATTCGTAATCAGTTACAAACTTTAGCCGTTGTATACCCACAAATTGAATTTAAATTCAATGGACAGAAAATCCAAGGCAACTTTAAAACCTATGCCAAGCAGTATGATGAATCTGTATTAACTTCAGTGACTGATAACATTCAGTTAGGTCTTGCTCGTTCTGAAGATGGGTTCCGCCATTTGTCATATGTAAACTCAATTCATACAAAAGTAGGCGGGTCACACGTTGATTATATTATGGACGAACTCTCAAATGAGTTAATCCCTAAGATCAAGCGCAAATATAAAATTACGGTTAACAAAGCTCGTATTAAAGAATGTTTGACTTTGTTATTATTCATTAAAGATATGAGCAACCTGCGTTTTGACTCTCAGACAAAAGAACGTTTGACCAGTCCAACGGGGGAAGTCAAGAAGCACGTGGATATTGATATTGGTAAACTGGCCAATTCATTCATGAAAAATGAAACTATCCTGATGCCAATTATTGAAGCTGCTCTGGCCAAACAACTGGCCGCCGAAAAGTCGGCGAAAACTAAAGCGGATAATGCAGCAAAGAAAGCAAAAGTGGCGAAGCATATCAAGGCAAACTTATATGGCAAACCTGCTGAAACTACACTGTTCTTAACGGAAGGTGATTCTGCAATTGGTTATTTACTATCTACTCGTGACCAAGAACTTCATGGGGGTTATCCACTTCGCGGCAAGGTTTTGAATACTTGGGGCAAGACTTATCCTCAGATGATGGCCAATAAAGAGTTGTTTGATATTTGTGCCATTACTGGGTTAAAGCTGGGTGATAAAGCGGAGAATCTGAATTACAAATACATTGCAATCTTTGTTGACAGTGATTTTGATGGCTTAGGTTCCATTTATCCATCATTATTGGCATTCTTCAGTAACTGGCCTGAACTGTTTGAACAAGGTCGTATTCGATTATGTAAAGCCCCTGTTACAATTGCAGTTAAAGGCAAAGAAGAATTATTCTTTTATTCAATGAGCGAATATAACAAAGTACGTGATACGCTTAAAGGTTACAAGGTATCATACATTAAGGGGTTAGGAACTCTGACTGAAGATAACTATTCTCGTGTGATCAATAACCCCGTATACGATACTATTGTGTTGCCACCTGACTACAAAGAGCAATTTGAAATGCTTTTTGGTAAAGATCCGGATCCACGTAAAGAATGGATGTTAAATCCAGTAGGAGAACCAAATGTTTAAATTAAACGCTGTATATGTGGTGCCACTTAGTGCCACAATTTACAATAACTTGGTCAAAGTATTCAATGATGCAGCGTGCAATAAATCGTTCGCGACTTGTCGAGACCAAGTTGTCGCATTACGCAAGCAGTTCCCTACATACAGCGAGCTGTTAGCAATGGATTTAGAATATACCGAACAATTTGTTGCTCCTGGACAGCAAGGTCAACACTGGTACGGTGATATTAGCGAAGCCCGTGTTGTGTATAATATCCAAGTAGTACGAGCGGCCGCTAATAATTTTAAGCCTACACTTTTAATTCAGGGTATTAAAAAGGAATAAAATGTCTAAAGTAGATATGAAATTTTTTAACTATTCGCATCTTCCTGTTCACTTACAAGAAGTATCAAAACCAATTGGCGACTTGGCCTTTCATATGAATAACACAATTCCAGCCAGCGCTGAAAAAGATGCGGGCTTGCGTAAGTTACTCGAAGCCAAAGATTGTTTAGTCCGTGCTGCATTGGAGAAGTTATGATTAAAGTTGATCGAGAAAACATTGATGCATTCGCAGCTCGCATTAAAAACTTTGAACTTAAAGCGGGTGAATCATTCACCGACTATTTTATGGACAGTGAGGTATTTGCCGGGTCATGGGGGTTCTGGCTAATCGGTAAAGGTTACGTTGAACGAGGCAATGCAATTATTAATGCATACAACAAAGCAAATAAAAAACACTGGTCTGATCAGGAACTATGTTTTGCTGTTAATGCATCGCCTTTACGCTGGGATGCAGCATCAAATGAGTTCTACCCATGGGGACTAGATCAAGGCATTAACTTGGATCTGGCTATTAATGCGGACTATAAATTATGGGCAGAGTTCTTAATTTCGAGCGATCGATACTATGAACCGTTCTTGAAATATCTTGAAAACTTTGAAGCTGGCGGAGAATACTAATGGTCAAATTAATTATTGAAGTTATTGCAACAAATATGGATACTGGTCATGTTGCAGTGTCGCAAATTAACCATGACGTCGATTTTGGAACACTTCCAAGTGGACCACGTAAACATATGATTGAGGAATTTAAAAAACACATCGCTACTCATACTGTTCCACGTAAGGTAGGTCCAATTTTAATTGTACACAATATTATTGGATACGATATTTAAAATATTTTCAATTAGGGGGCTCACATGAGTCCCTTTTTTCGTTATTATGATTCTCATACCAAACGTGAGAACAAATTATGAAACGTATACAAATTACTCGCAGCCAACTAATTGATTTAATTGGACCACTAGATGTAATATTTGACATTACACCGGCTGGAGTGGATTATAAACTACGCTCAGGCCGTTTGCTTGCTCAAAAAATTAACGATGCTTATTATGAGGTAAAACAATGATTTTTGATTCTTCCAATGAAGTAGTAATGGGTAATGCACAACAAACGGCAGAATTTAAAATTGCCGCAAACCCAAAGGCATTTAAAATTCTATCCAGTAATTTGTACAAACATAAAGTGCGTGCAATCATCCGTGAATTATCATGTAACGCTATTGATGCTCATGTGATGAATGGCCAAACTCGTCCATTTGAAATTACAATGCCTTGTACATTGGACCCGCGTTTTATCATCCGTGACTTTGGACCAGGCATTAGTCCTGAAGACATTGTGGATATTTACACAGTTTACTTTATGTCAACCAAGACTAACACTAATGACCAAATTGGTGGATTGGGCCTTGGTGCTAAAACTCCATTTAGCTATGCTCATTCGTTTAATGTGAATAGTTTCCATAATGGGAAAGTATATGGGTACTCTGCTGTACTTACAGAGCAGGGTCCGGTTCTCAGTAAAACGTTCATTGAAGATATGAAACCTGATGATTTACCAGGCCTTGAAGTTGTGGTCCCTGTAAAACCGAGTGATCTTTCTTTATGGGATAAAGAAGCTGCGTATATTTTACGTACATTTGGCGACGTAAAACCAATGATTAAAAATCAATCATTCGGAATTGATTTCTTTACCGATGAAGAAATGTCTGAACCCTGTATGGTAGTCAAACCCGATGCAATGGAAAGTAAAGGATTATACGCAATCTATGGACGTATTGTATATCCATTGACTGATGTACCTGGGCTTAAAGCAGAATGGTTAAAAAGCGTATACCCAAAAACGTTCTATAACTTTAAATTAGGTGAACTTGATATTGCACCATCTCGTGAAGAATTATCATTAGATGATCGTACTATTGCTGCGTTACTTGAACGCATTAATACTATTGATTCTGAGCTGTTTGAAGAAGCAATCCGCAGTATTCAAGATGAGCCAAACGTACGCAAAGCGGCCCGCATTTTTAATAACTTTAACTCTAGCCAGCGTGAAATTATTAAGAATCGTGGTGTTATCCTTAGTGATGGTTCAACCATTAACGATGTAATTAATAGCAAGGAAAAAGCAAAAGGTTTAAATAGTTTAATTTATGCTCGAGCTTATCAATTACGCAAACAAGCGTCGTTACGTCGCTTAAATGTGACCATGGTCGGAAACCGTAAGAATGACTGTTCAATAGAATATCTTATTGATTATCGTCAAGAACGTATCGATATTATTGTGCAAGATAAAAAGAGCAAAGTATCAAATGTCATTCGAGGTATGTCATACCTTAGTGAAGAAAAACGTGCAGAAATGAACATGCCGCCAAGTGGTGCTACTGTACTAATATGGGATGACATGGATGCGGATACCCTGGTGGAATTGAAAAAAGTAATGGGTCTTGATCCAGTTTACATTTGGCAAATGTCCGATCTTTGGGATAAATTAAAAGATCATGACCCGTTATATGCAGCGCCTTCTATTAAAAATAGTAAAGGTGTGACAATTCGTGAAACTCGACCTGCAGTACCAAATGTATACAAATATACTCATAATGGATCTATTTGGGCTTATGAGTCATTACGCTTAACCGCCAGTGAATTGGATAAATTGGAAGGTTTTGCAGTAGGCATTAATCGCGATGACATTACCAGTCTTGATGGACACTTTATCAGCAACCTGAATAGTTCATACAACCGTACTTTGTCAGCTGTTGGTATTACGGAATATTACATGCTTCGACCTAGTGTAATATCACGTTTTAAAGTTAAGCCGAACGACAAGCTTAAAAGCGTATTCGTAGAGCTCGCCATTCGCCTCCAGTCGAGTTTAGATACATTAGACGTACAAAACTACATTGTGCCAGGCGAAGATCGAATGGCAAGCTCTGTGGACGCCCTGAAGCTAGGCAAGTTTGTGTATGGCGATTCATATACGACGTCTGCATCAAAAGCGATTCGCACTTGGCACCGCAATCAAGAAAATTATCGCACCCCATTCAGTCGAAGTGCAGAATGGGAAGGCATGGCCAAAGTGGTTACTCAAATTGACACGCTATACGGAGATGGTCGAGAACGTGCTCAAAAATGTATTGAAAAATTCAAAAAAGGTCATATTGTAGCTAGCTATTATATGGAGCGTTCTTACGCATACACCCCTGAAATTAAAAAAGAGCTGTATCATTTGCTTGGAATTCAGGACGTACAATCTAACTTAACCCAAACCCTTTAA